GATGTTCCTGGCTGCATTCAGGTCAGCGTTGGCCGTGTGCCCGCAGGCGACGCACCGGAACCGAGATTGGCTCTCTCTCGACTCTCGTGCGACATGGCCGCAGGCAGCGCAACACTGACTGGTGAACGCCGGGTTGACCTTCTCGACTCGGTATGGAGCCTTGTCTTCCAGACGGGTGGCGAAGACAGCCCAGCCGGATCGCTGGATGCCTCGGTTGAGTCCCGCCTTCTGTCGGATGTTCTTGCCAGGGTCAGCGACGGAGCCCCTGGCACTGCGGGTCATGGCCGAGGTTCGCAGATCCTCAATGCGGAAGAAGTCACAACGCCGTGCGAGATCTGTGGTGGCTTTCTCAATGGCGTCTTTGCGGCAACGGGCATCCTTGACTCTCACCTTGGCAATGTGGGCTTTCGTTCGGTTGCGCCGGCCGCTGCCCTTCTTCTGCCGAGCAAGGTGGCGCTGGAGGCGGCGGAGCTTTGCGGCGTCCTCAGCGGGAAGGGCGTAGGAGGTGCCATCGGAACAGGCGAACGGGACCACGACTCCACGGTCGATGCCGAGGATGGAACCGTCGCCGGGACCGGGGATAGGCTCGGGGATGCAGGCAAAGGCGATGTGCCACTGACCTGCCTTGAGGGTGACTCTGAAGGACTTCACCTCGGCTGGTATGGGGCGGGACATGCGGAACCGTACCCGTCCAGCCTTAGGGATCTGCACCTCTGCCCAGTGGCGGTTTAGACACCACATGTTCCAATTGCCATGTTGTCCTCCCCGCCCCGAGACACGGAAACCCTCGTCCAGCCCTTTGACTCGCCAGCGTGGCTGGCGATGCGTCCCTGCGAAAAAGTTGCGTGTGGCCTGATCGAAGTCTCGGAGCGCCTGGGTTTGGACTATCCGTGATCCCTCGGCTACCCATGCCTCCGAGGCGCGCAAATCGGTCAACTGACGGCACTGCTCTGCGAGGCTAGGCGAGTGACGGTTGGATCCTGACTGCCAGCAGTTGCGCTGCTCCAGCGCCAGATTCCACATGAAGCGGGCATCGGCGCAATGGCGCTCAAGAATGAGGGTCTGGGCTGGCGTGGGGTAGAGTCTGAAACGCATGGTCCCCTCTCGTGGGATCTGCCAGCCCCCGGCCGCGTCAACGGTGCGGGGGCGTCTATTACTCCTAATTCTACCATCATTGTGCCCAGCATTGTGGACGCATAGCGGCATCCGTGATTGACTCCCGTGGTGCCCCGCGCTGTCCTGCCGGGGGCCGTCGTAGTCCTTCTGCTCCTCATGGCGGCCACCATCACAGGCTCCGGCCAGGCGACGCCCCACGGTCGTCAGGTCGCTTCGGCAAGCCCGCAGGTCGATACCGCAGTCCTTAAAGCGCCCGAACCGATGCCCTCCGCGACCGCCCCAGTTGTTCCGCCCAAGCCCGCTCCGAGCCCTGCGCGGGTGGCTGCGGTCCCTCCCCAACCAGTCTCAGCGCCAGTCGTTCGGAGCGTGACGAGCAACTCGGAGGTTGCGCCTATCCGCTCGCTGGTGAGTACCGCCTACTGCGAAACGGGACGGACCGCGTCGGGGGTCTTTACCTACTGGGGCGCCGTGGCGATGGCCGAGCCGTTCGGCTCCCTATGGCTGGTCCTCTCGGGGCCCCTCGCCGGCGGGGTGTTCACGGCGGCCGATCATTACGGGCATGGCACCCAGTTCGATGTAGCGATGCCGGGGGAGTGTGGGCGGGCCCGAGACTACGGGCTGAGGGTCATTCAGGTGCAGCGGGTGGGATAACAGCGTCACCGGATAGCTTCTTCGTTCGAGGCACAGCGACCCGTCTCGTCTCCTCTATGGCGTCCAGCACTCTGCCCTCCGAAACACCGAACGCCTTAGCCAGCGGGCGCAGGTACTTAATGGACGGGTGGGTATGGCCGAGTTCCCACCCGCTCACCTGCGCGGGTGTACACCCCACCTTGGATGCTAGGGCCATCTGAGTCAACCCGATGTGCTGCCGAAGGTCGAGGAGGGTTGCCATGCCCGTACTATAGCACTGCTCCAATATCTATTGACGGATTGCCGCCCACCCATTAGACTGATATCAGTCCACAGAGAGTCCGACCAACGAGGAGGTCACGGAATGGGCAACGATGCAGACGAGACAGCCGTTGAACTTTGGGAGGACATCCCCGGTCTGCACCTCGTCAGCTCTGACCGCGTGTGGGCGTTCATCTCCACTCCGGGCACTGCCCTCTTCGGCGTGGACTCGCTCGAGATGCAGACCGGGGATGACCGCGACTGGGTGGACGCATACGGCGATGTCTACTCCGAGGACCGCCCGACACCTGCCCAGTTCCATGCCGACCGAGAGGCTGAGGAAGGTAATCCGAACGGCATGAGGTTGGTGGCGATCCGCACGGCCGGGGGACGGATCGACCTTACCGACGCCTACCGCGGTCACAACGCCCGAACCTACCTCGGACTGGAAGGGAGCGAACAATGACTCAGGACCACGCAGGGATCGCAGGGCTTCTCGGGATCTCACGTCCCGAACCCACCACGGAGCAGCGCATGCCGCACCGGCTGCGGGCCCGGTTCCTCTGTGTCCGGGAGCGCGGTCTCGAGGCGGAGGCGATTCGGGACCGGGATGCACTCGCAGCAGGCGGGGCGGTGGCGTAGATGGGACTGTCGCCTGACGACGAGATCGTGGTGCGGGATTCAGTGGCTAGAGCCATCGAGGGCAACGCTGATCTGGTAACCCTCATCAAGATCCATGAGGAAGGACTGCGCCGAGCACGGCGGAATGCTCGGACAGCGACGGCGAACCTTGCGGGCGAGGAACGCACCATTGCCATGCGGCAACTCGCCTTGGACCTGCTGACAGCAGGCCTTAAGGGGCGCATGTCATGACCCGCCAGCGCTTCGAGGTCTTCACGTTGCGCCACGGCGACGTGGTGTTCACGACACGGTTCCGCTTCGTTGCTCGGCTCGTGACCCGGTTCGTCAGGACCCTGGAGTACGACTACCCGATCCCGCTGGTGCCGGTCGAGCAGGACAACTTCCCGGATCATTCCGAGTGCCCCGTCCAGGAGTTCTGCGAGTGCGAGGCATGCGAGCACGACTGCGTCGAGGCTGGCTGTGGGCCGGTCTGCAAGGCGAACCAATGGTGACCGGCCCCGTGGACCTCTACACGCTGGACGGGAAGTTCGTCCGGCGTTGCCTGCTCGGCCCCTGTCAGGCACGGGAGACGGTCAAGGACATGCACCCCGGGATCGGGGGGACGCGCCTCTCCCACGATGGAAGCGAACTGGAGCTGTGGTTCGGCAGGAGCAAGGTGTACACGTACCAGCTGCGGCCCGTTCTTGATGCGGTCGTGGTGGAACTTCCCGTCTGGCAGGAGCCGGCGGGGTTGGACAGAGCAAGGGAGGGCGCATGAGCAAAGAGGGAGTCGTTCCCGAGCGTATGAGGATTTTGACCGAAGCGGAAGCGACGACTCACAATCGCCTTCGCGGCAAAGATATCCAGGCCCTCTACGCCGAGGGTTACGCAGTTGTGTGCGTGCACAGCGAGGACGTCCATTCATTCTCTGGGCGAGGCCAATGGATCGACGGCGTGTGGTGGCCGTGGTTGCCGTGGCGTCTATGGCACATGGTTCCGTCTTACTGGCGGGGCGGGCGTCACTGGCCCGGAGACACAGTCTCGCAAGCCTTGGTGGAGTGTTGGTTGATCCTGCGAGCAAGACCCTAGTTCCCCGTACGGCAGTCGCCGGCGGGGTCGAACAGAGCAAGGGGGAGCGCGTGACGAAGGAAGAGGCGGTACGTGAGGAGTTGAAGCACGGGAAGGAGGCCGGGATGCTGTCGGATCTGGCTATGGCGATCTCCGGGTTCTCGGTGAGCCGGTTCGAGGCCATCGCCGATGGTGGCGAGATCAACGCCAGCGAGGCCGACCGACTCTTCGATGAGCTCTGCCTTGACGACTCCGACCTGGAGGACAAGCCGGATCCCGAGGCGCCCGCGGAGCGGGAAGGCATGCGGTCGTGGGTCATCCAGTACGTCGACGGCGTCGAGGGTCCCTCCCTCTGCCTGACGCAGACCGACAAGGACGGCGGCACCCGCTTCGCCGGCCCGAAGCCCTGGGGCGGTGGCCGCATCGTGCGGTCCTGGGCGGTGAACCCGGAGGACATCTTCGGCGCCCTGGGGTTCGGGCGTGACGCGGCGCAGGAGCTGGCGGCAGCGGTCGAGGTCAAGCGGAAGGCAGCGGAAGAGAAGGGCTGGATCCTCAAGCCGAGCGTCTAGGAGCAGCGACCGATCTGGAGGAGGAGAACCAAGATGGGTCTTCGCAACCTGCTGGAGTTTCACAACGCTTAGGCGAGTTCGCCGATGGCCGCTGGTACAAGGTCATCGTGCGCGGCTCGATTGACGATTGGCTGGACGAGGACTGCGTGATCCCCCGCACGCCTGACGGGTTCGCCACGCCATGCACGCTCTACGAGCAGGAGGGCATCATCGGCAAGCTCATCCGCCGCTGGCGAGGACTGTAGGACTCCGGGTCGTATCGGCTCGGAGACGGCAAGCACGAAACGAGGGGGAAGCGGCATGAGGATTCTGAGCAAGGAAGAGGCAACGAAGGTGGAGCGGCCAGAGGGCATGGCTCCGTGGACTTGGCCTGAGCCAGCCTTTGTCGCGGTCTCGGATTGCTTCCGGGTGCTCGGGGTCGCAGGTGCGAGGTCGGCGGAGGACCACGAGAGCCCGCTGTCGCTGGCTTTGGCCGTCAACTTCTTCGAGAGCCTGTACGAGCAGGGCTATGCCATCGTGAAGCTGGACGAGGAGCCGGTGGAAGCGGCGGTCGATCTCCGCCCTTGGTTCGTCACCATTACGGCCGTGCGGCCGATGCCCGGATCCAAGTACGACAGCACGGGTTTTATCCCAGCCATCAAGGCGCTGCGACTCGTGGGCACCGATGAGCTCGGATGGCGCCTCAGCTTGGCTGATGCCAAAGCTGCTGTTGACGCCATACGCCACGGCACACCGTTCGTCTTCACGGTTGCCGACGAGGTCGCGGCGAAGGACGCGAAGGCGCAACTGGAGTCGGCAGGCATGACGATCAGAGTGAGCCAGGAGACGTCAGCGTGAATCTCAACAACCTGAGCAGGGGACTGGCCAGAGCGCAGCGCATCACGCGGGACGCCCGGTTGTCACGACTGACCCCTGCTGGATCGTCGGTCGTGGGCGGTGGGTCAACGCCGAATGGTGGCCATGGCTCCCCTGGCGCCTCTTCCACACGGTGCCCGCTCACTACCGCAAGGGCCGGCTGTACAGCTACCCGCTCTGCTGCATCCTGGAGTTCTGCTGGGACGACATCGTGTGCCGTGTCTCTGGCGAGCTCCGGGGGAACACGGATCCGTGGATGCTGGCGGGTTGGGTTCCATGCCGGCGCTGCCTGCGGCGGGCCGAGCCCGTGACCGGGCACCCATCCGTAATAGTTTCCGTTATGTCCACTCGAGCGGTCAACCTCTGGTGGAAGTGCCCTAACGATCCCCCTTGTCCGCATGGAAGCATCCTTCACGACCGTGACGAGGACGACTCGACGCCCAGGTGCTGTGTCGAGGGATGCCTTTGCGGAAGGACGACAGAGGCAACGAATGAGACATGAGCGTCGAGTGAGCGGACACGCTCTAAGAGCCGAGGGAGCCGCTTTCAGCGAGAGCGGAGAGCGCATCTTTCCCAACGGGTCTTTCGGGATGGGGCACGGTCTTTGCGAGTGCGGTGAGATGTCTAGCTTGAAGTACACAGCCGTGGAGCGCCGAGCATGGCACCGAACGCACAAGGCGACCGTGCTTCGGAAAGCCCGACCGCTGTGACCGCGCGGCCAAGGCCCTTGGCTCGCCCTGTCGCCAAACGATCGTTTGCTGTGTGCGAACGGCACCGCGCGACGCTGTGCTCGGCAGGACGTAGGTTTCCCGTGTCGGAAATCTCTGCCAGGCGACTGACGTTTGGTGACGCCCTGATGCCCGCTAAGGCCCGAACCGAGGTTGATCTATGACCCGGAGCGGGAGTGGGGCGCATGAGCACAGTCGGGCAATAGCCGGAGGCAGGGCATCAGCGGCAACCCCCACCCGGTACGCACCGTTGCGCGCGATCCGGGGCGGCGTGGCGGGATCCGGCGGTCTGGAAACTTTGGAGTGCGGTCACACAATGCGCGCCCGTCACGACATGATCGGGACCACGTACACATCGAGCCGCCGGTGCCTCCAATGCCTGTTCGAGTCCTGCTCAACGGCTGGTCACATCCTGGACATCGTCCGGGGAACCTCGCCTTCATGCAAGTGCGGGGTAGCCGATGGTGCCGCGAGCCACCTTGCCCACCACAGCCGCTTGATGTACGGGGATGAGGTCCGGCGCCAGTGGTCGGGGCTCCCGTACGCCACCCTCGTAGCCGAGCACCTGGCGCTGCACGACAGCACCCCCACGTCCGACGTAGATCATTGGCACTGGAAGGGCGATATCTGGGGTGTGCGGACTAGGCCGGAGAAAGGCCTCCCGTGACCATGATCGGCTATGCCCGGGTCTCCACCGCCGACCAGAACCCCCAAGCGCAGGTGGACGCTCTCACGGCGTCCGGGTGCGAGAAGGTCTTCCAGGAGCATGCCAGCGGCGTCCTCAGCCAGCGCCCGCAGCTCGACGCCTGTCTCGGGTATCTGCGGGAGGGTGACACGCTCGTCATCACCCGCCTCGATCGGCTGGGGCGCTCCATGAAGCATCTCAAGGCCGTCCGTAATAGTTTTCGTTATTGAGGAGGGCTGGAAGAACGTGGGATTGCTGGTCGGGTTGCTGATCGCTGGCGCTGCGCTGACGCACTGGCGGGGTGTGCTTGTTGCGCTGGGCGTGGTGATCCTCTTCGGTCTCTTGACGGGGCACGCTCGGGCTGGCGGCGTGAACCTCTTCGTTGTCTTGGTGGTGCTGGCTGTTCTCGTGCTGGTGCGGCGGCGGCACTCCCGGCGAAATCTTCTCTGAACCTCTTGCGCCTGCTAAGGATAACTGCTAGTATCAGGGCTACCGCCTAGCGAGAGGACAGCGACATGATCGACAGGAACGCTCCCACCAGCATCAAGGAGCTGGCAGAGGTCGTCGGCCAACGGTGCATGGTCACAGTCTGGCTCTCGGACAGCATCACCTTCCCGGCCCAGATTACGGACGTGCGGAAGGTCTATGGGCGCCTTGACTACCGCATCACGCCGGTCGGCGGCGAGGGGGAGATTTGGGTGGGTTCGGACCGATGCAAGGTGAGCGAGGGGGAGGGATCGTAATGGGCAACTCTTGGGAGAACAATGAGACCGAGCGAGATGAACTCGGGCGACTCTGGGTCACAGTGGTGGACGAGACGCCTTGGGGCAAGGACATTCGTCACGTCTGCTTCGGCCGTGACGCCTACGGCGACGAGGAAACCGATGACTGAGGACTTTCGACTTGAGAGGCATGCTCTCAGAGACATCGTATGGCATCTCTTGGAGTTGTCGGATTTGAGCGATGACGCTGCCGTTGAGTTTACGGATCGTATCGTAGGGGCTGTTTTGGAGAATTTCTACCGTCCGGCACTGGCTGATGCACTTGAAGACGCTGGACTCGCACCATGATTCGACGGGGGAACCTTCATCACTTTGTAGAACTCTTGGAGGCCAATGGCAGTTGGGTACGCATCGTGTTGGGGTTGAGTCGGGGCCGGTGGGCCGTTCTCATTGTTCGTCGGGAGGGAACATGACCGGTCCTGCCCCGTTCTACGTAGTCGAAGACTCGTTAGAACTCCTGCATTACCTGGAGCAACCGGATAAGGCGGATCGTTGGCGGGGAACAAGTTTTTGCGGACAACGGGTCCGACTTGCCGAGATGTTCGAAGTAGAACTCACCGACGAGGTATGTGAACCATGTGAGCAAAGCTTCCAAGAAAAACGTCCACATGCCTTCATTCCTCCGTCGTCAGGATGAACTCAGCCAGTCCACCACCCGGCCGTCCACGGTGTGCCAGATCGGCTCCCGCGCTCCCCTGTTCTTGAGGGCCTCCAGAGTCGTCATGTAAACGATCAGATCGGTGCCTGTGCGCTCGGCGTCGAGGTGGTGGTACTCGAGGGCGCCGGCCAGCACGGTCGCCGGCTCACGCTGATCTCCGTCGATGACCACCAGGACCGCGGGAAACTCGCCGGGGAAACGGGACTCCCAGAGGTGTTTGCGAGCGGAGACGGAGGCGTAGGCCCGCAGCTTGGCGGTAAGGCGCTGGAGGCCGTAGGTGGCCCGGTGGAGCTCCACGAAGGCATCTCGGAACGTTGCGCTGCCCTCGTCCCTGACCGTGTAGTGCAGGAGCCCGTCGGCCCGCACCATCGGCTGTGAGCCGGCCTCGGAGCCCAGCCCGATTTCCGTCTCGAAGTCGGTCGGCCCGCAGATGTCGCCGTGTGCGATCGCTGCGCGGACGAAGGCGACGTGGACGTCGTTCACGCCCTCCCAGTGGGGACGGAGGGGGCCGAGGGCCTTCTCCTCGGTGACACCGGGGCGCTTACTGGCGAGCATCTTGCGACCGTCGGGGGAGAGCCACCAGACCGTCGGACGGGATTTCGTCTTGGCGAGGTAGCCCGCTTCCCGGAGGCGGTCGAGCACCTTCCAGGCGGCGCGGGCCTCGGGGGAGTTGGTCGGCCAGATGAGGGCCTGGGCCTGCTCCGTAGTGAGACAGCCGTGACGGAGGATCGTCGTGCAGACCTTCTCGTCGAGCGTGGAGAAACGGATCGTGCGGGTGGTCATGGAGTCTCGTCCTGGGACTTCGGAACGATTGCCAGGCGAGGCCGTGGGGGTGTCGGGCTCTCCCAGCCCGGTGGCGGTTCCCACTCGGCGTGCCGGTTCCCGTTCTCAGCCCAGCCGTAGAGATACGTCCAGTCCATCGCGAAGTGCTCCGCCAGCCGGCCTCCGGTGTTCATGGGGGGCTTCGGGAGCGTAAGCCGATCCGGGTTGGCTGCCTCGATGGCCTTCCCAAGATGACGGTGGCGAGCACAGAAGTGGTGCCCGACGCGTGTCCCATCGGGACGCAACTCAACGTGCGGCCCGCAGGTGCTGCTCTGGTTGCATCGGCCATCTGCTGTCTTAGCGGGCCCTTGGCACCTCCCGCCGATGTTGGAGATACCGGAGACGTAGCGCGGCACGTCGTACTGGAGGTTGCTCTGGAAGTGCCTGATGGTCTCGCGGTCGTCTACCGTTCCGTCATAGAGGTAGCGGAACAGCCATTCCCAGTAATTGCCTCCCAGCAGCTTCCTGTCGTGCCAGTCCCGGCAGACCCGGGCCATGCCGAGTGCCAGCAGAAGAACGGGCTGCATTCCCGGTTGCTTCAACTCGACATCATCGAAAATCTGCGCCTCGATGGCGTCGTGCTGGACAAGGAGATCCCAGGCCGAGGGCGGATCGAACCGAGGCCCGCTCACTCGTCCACCACGACTCTGACCGGCCCCCGGCGCTTCGGGCGACCATTGGCGGTGACGGCGGCGAGAATGCGCTCGTCCAGATCCTTGAGGCCCGCCACGACATCGGCTCCCGAGAGGTAGCGGTCGCTTGCCAGGACCCGCTCCTCGGTGATGGAGGGATCGGCGTCGTAGAGATCGGAGGGCTGGAGGCCGGTCAGGCGGAAGGGCTTCGTGCGGACCCCGTTGACGGTGACGGAGCCATAGAAGTGGAAGCGGGGCAGGCGGATCAGGTCGTCGGGCTCGACACCCTCCCCCCAGCGTGACGTGATCGCTTTGGCTGACGCTGCGCCGTCCAGGGCGTGGCTGGTAAGGATGGAGGCGTTCACCCCCAGCGCGGCCAGGGTCGAGGGCGAGAGGGCTGAGGGGTCCTGGTTCATGAGCACTGCCCGGAGCCCGAACTTGCCGGACTCCTGGAGGATGCGGGGGAGGTCCGGGCCGTCCCAGGTCTGCACCTCGTCGCCCCAGAGCCACAGGTCGGGGCACTCCTTGGCGCGGCGCTCGGCGGGGACGTCGGCCCGGGAGAGGATGGCCTGCATGAGCCCTCGGACGAAAATCTTCGTGGCGAGTTGGTCCTGCTGGTCCTCGCCGGTACGGGGAGGGACGAAAAACAGGATGGGAGCCGAGTCGATGACTGCTCGTAGATCCAGGGTTGAGGTCTGGGCACCGAGCATGGCAGCCACGGGAACGACCCGCTGGAGGGCCCGGAAGAACCGGACGACGGGCTGTTCCTCTCCCTTGGACTTCTGGGAGTAGTCGTTGCGCCAGAACTTCTGAATTCCTGGGGGAAGGTAGGGCAGTAGCTCCTTGCGCCAGTCCTCGTCCCCTAGAACGGTGGGGATCTGGAAGATAGTGGGGACGGGCCCGCCGGCGGGCATGAGGCGGGAGAGCTCGATCAGGAAGGCGGAGGCATCGGCGGCGAAGGCCATCGAGCGGGCGGTGCTCTGGACGTTCCAGCCGGTCCCGGCCTGAAAGGCGGCCATGACGGCGGAAAGGCGACGGTGCGCCTGCTCGTCGTTGAGGCCCCGGGCGTCGATGACGTTGTAGCCGGGGACCCGGCAGGTGTCCCAGGGCTGGGTGAGGTCGATGAGCCATAGCCGCTCGAGGTCGGTCTTGGCGACGTAGGGCAGCCCCATCGCCATAGCGTCGTGGTGGGGGTCCATAAAGGCCACCCCGTGACCGTGGCGGGCCATATGGACCATCTGGGCCAGAGCGTTTGAGGTCTTGCCGGCCCGGGTCTTTCCGGCGCTGTAGCCGAAGAACATCTGCGCCATCGGCACGCCCATTTTCTGGTTCGTTCCCTCAGGGATCCCGACAGGGAAGACGGACGGTGAGAGCGGCTTGAGACCCTTCGGCACACCGAGGTCCCGGACGATGTTGTCCCCCGGACAGTTGACCGTGGGAGGCACGAGGAGGCCCCCGAGCTCGTCTGCCGACACCCGGGGCCGGTGTTTCCAGCCGTGGAACACGCCAGTCGAGTAAGAGCGGTCGAAGCTGGAGCGCAGGATGGGGAGGTCCATGCCGAGAAACCAGGGACCGAGCGTAACGCCGCGGGCTCGCCAGTGATTACCGCGCCCATCGCCCGACGTCGCCCCCCAGGCGGAGAGCGGGGCCATGAGGGCGTGGACGAGATGAGCTGCGCGGTCGGGGCCGGCGGTGGTGGAGGCACGAACGAGGATACGGATGTGGAACATGGGGCCGAGGGACTTCCGGACACCCTCCTTGGCGCCGGGCCCTGGCTTTGGGACAGGAGGACGAGGTGCGCTCCCCTGCCGAACAGGCTTGCCGAGAGAAAGTCCCCCAGCAGCCATACCGACCTTGATGCTCGACATGGACACTTGAGCCTTACCGGTCAGCTCAGACAGGCGGGCCGACCCTCCACTTTGGACCCCCGAGGGCTGGCGGGCAAGGCGGCGAGCCCAAGTGCGGGTTGAGGCCGGCGAAACGGGCATGAGGTCGAGGATGAGCTCGGCTGACTCGTCCCCCCCACACCCCCCCATCACCGAAGACCACGGACCCTTCGGATCAAAATCGCGCAGCGAGATGACAGCAAGGGGATTGCTGTCCGGCTGGCTGAGGGTGAGGTCTGCACGGGCCACGTATCGCGATCGGTCGGTCGCGGGTTCAACCAGACCATCGGATGGGACCGCGATTACACCGTCGGGGAGAGCCTGCTCGACGAGAGCCATGACCCTGTCGGGGGCGCTGAGGAACATCCCGAGTCTGCCCGGAGGGACGTGGCGCAGGATCAATCGGACGGCTGACGCCGACCGTCCTAATTGGAACCCATGCTGTCGCGTGGGGAGCAGACCGGAGGCCCAAGCCATGAGTTCCGACGAAGAGGGCTCGAAGTCCTTGGAGGGGAGGAGGGCTACTTCTCGTCTCGATTCGGAGACGTGACGCGTGGCGATTCGCAGCGTCTTGAGGGTTGCCGCGCCGAGGGCGCTCGGGACGGCACCAGAGGCCACTGCGGGCCCGGTAGTAACTACGGCCCTGAGGGCCGTAGTTACGGGGGATGTTGCCTCAAGCATTCTGTACCCCTACCTGCCGCGATGTGCAATCAGAGGGTTGCGTCGATCGCGGGAGGCGGTAGGAATTCGGTAGCGGGCTAACCATTCGTAGCCTACGCACATACGTTCGGTCCATGTCAGCCCACGCAGTCCGTGCGCTCGAGTTGCGTAGGAGCAAGGGGGATGCCCTTGAGCCACAGGGCGAAGATCGGACCGGGGCAGTAGAGACCGGTCATGGGGTCCACTATCTGGATGTGTAGATGGGGGCCGGTGACACCTTCGCCCGAGGATCCCGAGAGCATGACCTGCTGGCCGGTGGAAACCCAGTCTCCCTGCTTCACGTCCAACTCGGAGGCGTGGCAGTAGGTCCACAGGTCACCTGAGTCAGCCATGAGGCGGAATCCCTGACCACAGGCTGGGTCCGTTGTGAGGTCAATCAGGCCCCCTTCGACGGCGAACACGGGGGTGCCGGAGGGGACGGGGAGATCAAGGGAGGGGTGGTCGTGGTGAGGCTCCGCGAGCATCTTGTCTGTCAGGAGGGAGGGGTCCACGGGGAGGGCGTAGAGGCCTGCCGTGAACACATTGCCAGTCGAGTCGGTCTCGAAGTGGGCGTAGTAGCGGACCCAGGAGGCAACCTCGACGGCGTAGTCGGCGGAGGCCGTCATGCACGCGGGTGACGTCGAGCCGCAGTTGTAGGTGACGGCGACGGGGGTGAGATCGGCGTTCGGATCGCTCATGTCCAGAGCGCCAGCATCCCGGCAGAGCTTCGCCACTGCGCTCAGAGTGGCGTCGTAGAGATTCTGAGAATCGGGGGCGTTGCCGTCGGAGGCCGCTCGGATGCCCTCCAGCGCCCATGTGCTGGCCAGAAACTGCATCAGTCCCTCAGCCCGATCAAGAGTACCGTCGGCCAGCACGACGGGGACTCCAAAGATCGGCGGGATCATGGTGCCGTCGGGGGCGACCTGCGATGTGCCGCCGTGGGAGGACTCCACCTTACCGAAGGCGGCTGGTACCCACCAACCAATCTTGCAGCCGGGGACGATGCTCGGGGCCCGGGTCGCTGCCGCTTTGTAGGCATTGAGGACCACGGGGCGGATGCCGAGGGCACCTGCGGAGGCAGCTGTGCTGGCAGCGACGGGGTCTGAGGCGGAGAGAGTCACGAGGAGAGGGATGAAGGCTGCCATAAGTGTGAGGCCGACTCCGGTGGGGCCGATGAGCAGGAGCGCCCACCTTCCCCACCGGATGCCATCGCTAGGCACCGTTGCTTTCCGAGGTCCAGCGCCGCTGGAGGCGGGAACGGAGCCGGGCGCCTTCTGTCTCGATGGTCAGGCCGATTCCCCAAACGAAGACATACACGCCGGGCCAGACCGCGATGGCCTGACGGGCATGGTTGCCATAGCCGGGGAGGATCAGCATGAGCAGGGAGGCGAGGGTGGCCGCGCCGAGGGCCGACCAGCTGGTGATCCTGCGGAGCCTCGTCATTGGCTGCCTCATCATTTTCCTCCGATCTAATCCGCTGCCTGCGAGAATAGCACAGTGTTCCCTTGTAGCGGTAGTCTTTCGGTACTAGTTTCCCCAGACTCCCGGCGGCATCTCCGGGTTGTTCAGGGCCTCCCACACATCCTTAGCCGAGGCGGGCGTAATATTCAGCGCCTTCTGGATGTCCGCCACCCCTACTGCCGGTAGACCGCGGGTGGCACGCCAAGCCGCTAGATCCCTAGCCCGGTGCAGCAGCGCCCGATCAACTGCTGGGCGGCGGGACGAAAGAGGCGGAGGCGTCGAAGCGGGTGGCGGAGAGGGACGAGTCCTACTCCTGGACAACACCAACTCGGCTTCCTGGATTGCCCGGTCCACCGACGAGGTGTGCCCTGAGCGGTCCCCTGCCCACGCAGCGTTGCTCATGGCGCTGACATGGGCATCCCATACACTCGGCTGCTGCTCGGCTGCCACGGAGGCTTGGAGGGCTGCGACACCCTCTGAGTGGTCGATGCGGTCGCCCTGCTCCCGGCCTCCGTTGGCATAGGCGTGACGGTCGCTGGCGAGTCCGAGCCGTCCCGCTGCCTGTGAGACTTCCGTTTCGAAAACATCGTGCGAGGCAGCCTTGCCCTCGGCGGCAATCTGGGCGGGGTCCATCGGCGGGAGGATCGGGCCCCCGGAGATGAAACGGCGCAGCCCGTTCCAGCCTCCACCGTTTCCACCCGGCCCGCTGGAAGCGCCATCGGAATCTCCGTCACTCCCTCCCTCCCCACCGAAACGGTTCCAGAGTCCGGAGGCTCCGCGCCCGCCGCCCCGGAAGGCGTTGCGCATCCTGCTGAGCTCGTAGACGCCAGCAGCGGCGAGGCCGAGGTCCAGCCCGGTGGCTTTCGGCCGACGATGCGGAAGCCAGCCGCCCTCGCCTCCGATGCCCTTCGCCATGCCGTATGCCAGCGAGGCGCTTCCGTGAATAGCCCGACGGAGGATGACGATCATGGCGATGGCCACGATGAGGGAGTCCACGGCTTGGGCGATGAGGGGGGCGGAGGCCTCCACCTTGAGGACGGACTGGATGGCGATCGACCAGTAGGCGAGGAGGAACGAGACGGTCAGCGTCACGAAGATGGTCTTGAGGATCCCCTCCCACCACTTCGCCGCTGCGACCCGGACCTTGGGGATCAGCGCCACGAGGACGGCGAGACGCGTGATGCTCGTCAAGAAGATCAGGAGCCATTGCGCGGAGCCCACCACCAGGGACATGAGGGCCAGCAGGAAGAGGGAGACGATGGTAACGCACAGGTAGCCCGCGGCACCAAGGAAGCGCCAGATGGTGGGCGCCTCGTTGAAGTCTGCGAAGGCGCGGCACTCGGGGGCCTGGCGCATAACGTTGCGGGGCGTGTCCGAGTCGTTCCACGGGCCGCTCGCCACGAGTTCGTCACGGATGGCGGCGCAGCGGCCGGTGAGGTGCTGGGACCAGTCCAGACGCTCGTGGGGCGATTTGACCAGCGTGTCGATAACCACCCGCTTGAGGGGGGTCAGAGCGTCGGTAGAGGTAACTGTCGAGGTGGGGGCGGGGTCGGCCAGGCCGAGGAGCATGGAGTTGGCTCCCTGCTCGGCCTTGAGGGTGGAGCGAACGAGATGGGCAGGGTCGGCCAGCAGGAAAGACCCGAGGACGAGGACGAGGACGGTTACGGCTACCTCGCTCATAGCCTTGTGGGCACGGCGGAAGATGAGATTGAACGCCACCACGAAGCCGACGATGGTTATCGCCAGCTGTCCCAGCCCGAGGGCGCCCAAGATGCGGGTCTGCAGGAGGGAGTCGATCTGGCTGACGATCAGGGAGCCGCTGTGGGCGAAGTTGAAGCTGTAGGCCCAGGAGATCAGCCAGAGGCCGGCGGAGGCGATGATGGTCGAGAGTCCGAACAGACCTGCCATGAGCAAGCCCCAGAAGAGGGCGGCGCCGTGCTGGAGGGAGCCGCTCGAGCCGAGGTCGTAGTTCGTGACCGGTACCGCTCCCCCGCTGACATCAGGCACCATCCCATTCAGGAAGTCCCGGGTGGCCTGGTTCGGGTTGCCCTCTGCGGGGTCATGCTGGTGGACGATGCGACACTCCCGGGCGACGACATCCGAGAGGCCGGTGCAGGGATCAGACGGGCCCGGGATCTTCGGGATGTCATTCGGGCCGAGGGTGGTCGTCGGAGCGGGCGTGGGGGTGCTGGCCGCGGCTCCGGGAGGGGTGAAGCATCCGACGACGGTGGCGGGGCAAGTAGCTGAGGTGGTAGGGGTCGGAACGGTCTGGGCGCTGGCGGTAGTCGGGAGCACCACGTAGGCGAGCGTTGCCAAGCCGAGGGCGAGACGCTTCACTGGGACTTCGCTTGGCGCAGGAGTTCCACAAGATCCGGGTCGGCCTTTGCCACCCGCGCCGACGCCCCACACCAGCACAGCACCTTGTACGTCTCCCCTGCTCCGTCATCTTCGATTGCAAAGTGCTGGCCTAGGCAGTAGGGACACGGAGGGGCCGAGTCGATGTGCTGGAACCCTAGAAGGACGCTCACAGCCCTGCCACCTTGCCCACGAGAAGGTCAGGCCGGAAGTACAGCCATGCTCCCCCGACCAGCCAGAGCCACCACAGGCGTCTGGCGAGGATCCACAGGAGCGTCACGGGGAGGATAGGGAGACGGCGGCGGGAGACGAACCCGACCAGCGCAGCTGCCACGGCGTAGTCGGTGCGGTGAAGGAAGACCCACGCCAGCACTCCTAAAAGGACTCCCACGCCGTGGCGCACCAGGAACGTGACGATCTCGTGGCAGTCCCTAGAGAGCGGCACCATGCTCAGGACTCCCTCGTGGCCTAGCCGGTGGTAGCCGAGGTGGTGGGCCTCAATCCGCCGCCGGGAGCCGCACGCAAGGCACTTCCCGCCCCAGAACTTCATGGATCGGTCACGGCGGCGGTAGTAAGCTGGCGAGTGCATAGTGGCGTTGTAACGCGCGGACATGCGGCTCACGATGATCCCTGCGCCTTCTTGGCGAGCAAGTCTGGGATGGTGCACCCGTTGATGCGAATCTTCGGCCCGTGCTCCTTGGCGAGAGTTAGCGCGGTATCAAAATCGAAGTAGTGACGCCGACGCCATGCGTCGGTGCGGTCGCTCGGGTTGGGTTCACGGTCCCACTTCCCGGCCTTGCTCAGAACGTAGTGTCGGTGGTGACACGCTACCCAGAAGTCGTCTCCTCGCCACTCGACGGACACAGACCATACAAAACAGTCTGGGTCGTCATAGGGGAGCCATGTAAGTAGGTACTCCATCGGCTGCACCGTCGCTACGGGCTCGGGGAGGTCGCTCATGGTGTCACCGTTTCGGCTATCACGGCGTCGGCGTGGCCCTTGCCGTTGGTTGCAGCGCGGCGCTGGCGGATTGCCTCCAGGCGGTGAGGGTTGGTCTCGAAGGCGTCCCGGAGCGCTTGGGTGGGGGCTTCGGCTACGGCCAGCTTGCCGACACGTCCCGAGAAGTCCTGCATGAAGCAGAGGCCGTGGCGGGGCTTGTCGCCGGGGTGGTCGTTGCGCTGCATCGGTCGGAGCAGCATCTCGATCAGATCGTCGGTCGGTTCGATGCTCACGAACTCCAGGGCACGGCGGGCAGCTTGGCGGGTGCCCTGGGCGAAGACGAATCGTGTCGTCATGTGGGCCAGCACGCTCTCGTCGCTGAGATCCCCGGGGTCCTGGTAGTCCAGCCAGACGGCGGCATTGCGCTTGCGGCCGTCGCGCGAGGTGGTGTCGATGAAGGCGGCACCCTGGGGGGTGTCGGTGAGAGCCCATGCCTCCGAGGCAGCGAAGAAGGCGAAGCGGTCGTGATCGGCCAAGGTCACGGCACGGCCGACGGCGGCGACGACGTAGAACATGACCATCGCCCCGACCTGCTCCGTGAGGAGGTGGCGCCGGCCCTGCTCGGAGCGCATCTGCTCCCGGTCGGGCAGCGTCAGATCGCTGGCGAGGAAGGCGATGAAGTCGGCGTCGAGGTTCACCGCCGGGAGGGAGTCATCGAAGACTAAGCGGCCAAGGCGGGAGCGGGCGAAGCTGGCCAGCTTGCGGGAGACCGTGTCGGCCCCCTTCGCCCCCTGCTCGGCCATCGCCTCGAGACGGGCGAGCACCTTGCCCATCGACGGCTCGGGCTGTCCCAGGACGTGGGCGACGGCTTCCTGGATTGAGATTGCCTCCATGCTCCCCGTCTCGGTCTGCGCTGCGAGCTCGCAGACGCCGGTCGCATAGGTCTCGGCGTCGTCCTTGGCGGCTTGGATCACCGCGGGGTCCGTAGAGTCGGTCCGGAAGATCCCGATGGGCGAGAAGGACACGTCGGCGCCGGGGCCCACCCGGAGGACGCTCGTGCTGTAGCCCATCTCCCGCATGGCGTCAGCGAAGAGGCCCCACTCCCCCAGGTCGGTGCGGTCCAGCACGCACCCGCGCCCCGCGCGCTCCAGAACACCAGCGGCGTTGAGCTTCATGGTGTAAGTTTTCCCGCTTCCGACATTGCCGATAAGTGCGATAGAACCGGATCTGTCCGCGCCTACCGCCAGAGCAGGGTCGAACAGGACCGGGCGGGGCACTCCCCCGTCGAGGCAGGCGCCGAGAAGAGGGCCGGATTCGGTGCCGAGGTCGGTGCCTGCGAAAGGAACGAGGCTGGCGACGACCTCCAGGCGTTCACGCTGCGCGTAGCCCTTTGCGACCATGTTGCGGGGGGCACCGACCAGGCCGGTTTTCAGGAGAGGAATCTGGCCCCCGATCGGCCGGTAGATTCCGTAGGCGACGGATGCGAGACCGGACTCCAGCGCCTTGGCCCGTTCCTGGCAGACGGCGAGGTCGGGGGACCAGACGGTGAAGACGATGGTCGTGTCCATCTCCCCGCCGCCCTGGGGGTCGAGACGGAGGAGGTGAACCTGCACGGCGCGCTTGGCCTTGGCGAGCCGCCCTGACTCCCCTCCGGTGGCAAAGGTGGTAGCCATCTGCTCGTCGCTCTGCCCCGTCAGGCCCTTGGCCTTCTTCGTCGCCTTGGCGATGGCCGTGTCCACGCCCCGGCGGTGGATCCGGACGGCGTAGTCCACAGGGAAGCCGACGGTGTCGATCTTGGCGAGCAGCCCGGACTTGTCGTCGGGGAAGTCGTGCTCGGGGATCTCGACGACGACAAGATGGGCCTGGTAGCCGATGCCTTCGCCCTCCTGAACCTCCAAGTAGCGGTGCAGGAGGCCAGCGCGGCCCTTCCCGCCCCCATCCTTCGTGACAACATCGGCTGCTGAGGCGTAGGCGGGAGAGGTCACGCGGCTGGCTTGCCACCCAGCGAGCTCCAGGTCCGTGATCCCCCGGTGCAGTGCCCGGCCGAGGAGCCAGCGCACCTCACCGGCGTCGGGCTCGGAGAGAGACCACGCTCGCCCGAGGGCTTGGCTGAGGTCCGCTGCTTCCCGGTGCCGCTTGAGGCGTTCCTTCTCCGTCGGGTGGAAGGGACCGCGGGAGAAGCCTGCGACGGTCTGAGAGGCGAAGGTGGAGGCCTGCGAGCCGATGCCAGCGCCGAGCTTGAGGGCGATGTAGTCCCGGCGCTCGTAGGAGCCCCAGCGGTCGATCCACTCCAGTTGCGAGCGAGCGGTCTCGAAGGACCCGAGGCTTGTCCCGGTCAGCATCCCCGTAGCGAGGGACGTTTTGTTGAGCGGGGCGCAGACGGAGAGGATCAGGGAGTCTTCAGGGAGCGCCATGAGACCGCGGCGGATGTCCTCGTGGAGTCGGAGGCGCTGCTCCGTGCTGCGCCAGTGCCAGGACCACGGGGCGACGCGCCACACAGCCCAGACGCCGTCAAGGGTCCACACGAGGTTGCCGCTGCCGAAGCGCTGGGGAGCCTTCACGGCAGGAGCCGCTTCGACCGACAGCGTTGGCGCAGCACCACATGGATGACCACGCCCACAAGCCCCACGCCCATGCTTACCCCTGCAGCGAGGAGCGCCGTCTCGGCCGCGTCCACCGGCATTCTCGGCTCAGTGAGCCAGAGCAGACCGAACGCCGCCACGAACATGACAACAGCGTCGGTAGCGGCCAGCCTCCAAAATCGCCGACCCTTCACCGGGACCACCTCAGCGCGTGGTGGGCCCGCGGGCGCTTGCGGTAGTCGGCGGGGATCATGAGGATGCGGGCCCCCTTGAACGTCTCGACATAGGAGCGGTGAAATCCCCTGCCGGCCCGGAACCTCTTGCCCTGCAGCCGGTAGGAGGCGCAGAGGTAGGCCAGGAGGCCGAGGACACACTCAAGCGGGGTGCGACCCTCGGGGCGGGCGGCACGGGCGGCGAAGTAGGCGCCGAACACGAAGCCGGGGAAGAGGATGAGCCGGAACATGCCGAAGTGCGCCCATGCGCCCTTTGTGACGTAGAGCACGAGAACGGCGAGGATGGCCGCTCCGACCTGCGTGACGGTGCCGGGGAGAGGCGGGCCATGGTATCCCCCGATGTCGCCCACCATGTTCGGGTAGCGCTTGGCGGGCGTGTAGGGAACGACGGGGATGGAGCGGGTGTCGTCGTCCACTAGCACGCTCCGTCGGTGTTGGCAGCGGGAGAGGTGGCCGACTGGACCAGTGCCGAGGTCGACGTGGAGCCCGTTTCGCCCACGGCTTGCTTGGCACCCCAGATCGCTCCACCACCGGCAACGAGCCAGATAGCGATTGCGGCCACGGCACCGGCCGAGAAAAGGGCGACGAGAGGCTGGCCCTTCGTCATGCCCCGGAAGAACCCGATCACGAGACCGAGCAGGGCGACGACGACCACAGCCGTGATGGCAAGCGTCCTGATATCGGTGAGCTTGCTTGACGCCCACGGGATGAAGCCGCACGCGGGGATGGCTACAGCGGGTAGGTGCATCATCCGGATCCTCCTTGGCCTCTATGGCAGAGGCCAAGTCTAGACCATCTGGGACGAAAATTCGACTTTGGACGTAGCCAAACCGTATGCTATGGGGCAACATGACGCCCCTAAACCCCCAGAGCGGACAACCATTGCGGGATCAGTTGGCTGGCGAGCTACGGGGCCAGATCCGGAGAGGCGAGCTCAAGCCGGGCGATCGGCTTCCCCCGGAACGTGCCCTCGTGGAGACGTACGGCACGTCAAGGACGACCGTGAGTGCCGCTCTGGCCGTCCTCAAGGCGGAGGCCCTCGTCTCCTCAGGGCCGGGCCGGGGGACGTTCGTACGCCAATCCCCCCCCGTCCGGCTTGAGTTCAGCCGGTTCAGCCGGCGTAGGCGGGAGCCCGGGCTGGGACCGTGGGAGGCCGCCACACAGCGCGCAGGCGTTGTGGGTGAGACACGCATGCTGGCCGTGGAACATCAGACCGCGGACGCTGAGCTGGCCTACCGGCTCGGGATCCCGGACGGCGCCGCCGTGGTCCTGCGGAGCCGTCTCATGCTGGCGAACGGGCACCCGACCCAGATCCAGAGCGCCTGGTACCCCCTGGATCTGGTGCAGGACACAGAACTGGTCGGGTCGGAGAGGATCCTTGACGGCGTCTACGCCGCTCTCGAGAGGGCTGGCCATCGGCCGATGTCGGCAACCGAAGAGGTGGCTACCCGGGCCCCCACCCCCGAGGAGGCGATTATGCTGCGCCTCGGGCCGGGCGTGCCGGTGTTCGTCATCACCCGGACCACTCAGGGCGATACGGATCGGATGCTGGAGGTCCTGGAGGTCATCGCCAGCGGCGAGGCGACGATACTTGTCTACGAGGACTTACCGCTCGCCTGACACCTGGTGAAGTGTGAGCAGCGCCGTGGGGGTGTCCCGGGGAAGTGCGCTCCGGCGGCGCTGCTCAGGCCGCACCCTCTACCGGAACCGTCCGACCAGGACTGCGCCTCGCTGGCCATCCGGTCACGCTTCGCTCTCCGGCGTCAGCGCCTGCAGCTGCTTCACCCACGCGGCTGCCGCATACCCGATGGTGCCCTGGGCGGTCTCCAGCGCTTTGGGCTCCCCGATGACGGCCCGGGCGAAGATGTCGAACAGCAGGATGGTGGCACCGAAGTCTGACCCGGGCGTGAACCGGATCTCAGCGCCGGCCACCTCAACCGTATCGACGCTCGGGATGTCGTCGGGATCCAGGGTCCCCGAGTCGATGAGCGCCTTCTCCTGGGCCTCGGCGGTGTGCCAGGCAAGTTCGAGTTCTGGCAGCACCTCCAGGACGACGGGAGCGATCCCGAGAGCGCCATGCTCAGGCAGGAGTCGCTCCGGGTGATGGACGGCCGTCACCAGCACCGCCAGAGAGTCTGCGAGCCAAGCTGCATCCTCGACGGAGATCAGTACGTCGCCCTGGACGGCCCGCCAGGAGACCTGGACAGTCATGGTCGCTCACCTTCGTTGACAAGCACTACCCTGCGTGCCCGGATCTTAGCTGCCAACTCCTCCGTGGGCTCGGCAGGAATGCACTCCGTGAGCGCCAACTCGACCAACTCCGTCTTGCTGACGCTCTTGAGCCCGAACCGCCGGAGCCCGAAAGCGCATGTCTCCAAGGCCTCGTCCAGAGAGTACCGAAGACGCACGGTGAGGTGGGCCTTTACTGGCCGCTCCGCTACGCCGTTGTTGAGGAGATTGCACCCGCTCTCCTTGTAGTAGGTAATCCAGTGCCACTCAGCAGCCGCTTCGTCCTTGGGGGCCACAAGCGCAACGCTCTGGATGACCGGCTGGAGACCCTCATCAAGCAGCTCCTTGACCCACTTCTGCTTCTTTTCCTGCCCGGGTCGGCCCAGTTCGCAATGCTGAGCAAGCCTGATGCTCAAACCCATAGCCGTTCGACCCACATAGCGAACCTCATCCGTCCGAGGGTCGATCAGCACGTAAACCTGACTCATTACACCATTCCCCTTAGCCGTGGTTATGGGTTTCCCCCGTTCCCCCATTGTATCATGGTGGCCTTATGGGGTACCGGCATTGTGTAATGCCATCACTCCCCCTTGCCCGTCTTACGGGCTTCCGCCGTTATGGTTTTCCACTCTTCCTCAGCCCTACGCTGGACCTTGGCCCTCAGTTTGGAATCAGCCAGCATCTCCATTAGCGCTGCCCTAACGATCCCTGCCGTCGAGAGTTCCATCCCCTTCCCCCGTCGGCCACGGACACGTGCGTCAGATTCTCGTGCCACCTCTTTGATCGCGTCTCGCGTCTCGGCGTCAAGCATGAAGTCGAACCGGCGCAGTACGGGTTTGGGTGAAACCTCCGGCGGGATCTCAGTCAGAGACGGAACCGGCGCCGGGGCCGGGGACTCAGGGCGAACCTCCGGAACCTCATCCGGAAGCCGCGTACTGGTGGCCCTGGCGATCAAGTCCCCCACCGGACGAGCCCCGCTCATGAGCGCATCTCGTCAGCCACTGCTGAGAAGAACGGAGTCGCTGCCCCATTGCCGAACGCCCCCCGAATGGCCTCCCGCTCGGGCACTTCGGCGGCGAGAACGGGGAGCCCCATCTTGGCGAGGTGGTCTCGAACGCCAGCGGCGAGAAGCGTCCCGGCCTTGACCTTGCCCATGAGAATTGAGACTGGTAGGTCGGGCCGGATGCTGGCGATAAGCTCCAGAGTCGGCTGGAGCTCCGTTACTTCGATGATCGACGCACCAACCGGGATCAGCACCTCGTCAGCCACCTGGAAGGCATCGGCCAGGACCTGCTTGTTTTCCCGACCCGGCGGTGTATCCACCACCACGTACTCCACCTCGCGGGCCCGGAGTAGTTCGGCCAGCGGCAGGGACGACGGGCCGATCACATCGAACGGCAGAGTTCCTTCCGCCGCGGTATGCCATTTGGTCGATGATCCCTGCCGGTCACGGTCCACGAGTAGGGTTGAACCGTATCTTGCGAGTGCGGCCGCCAGGCCTACCGAAGTAGTCGTTTTGCCTGGGCCGCCCTTCTGATTTGCCACCACGATCACTCTCGCCATTTGCGGGACTCCGTTGTTGTGGGGTTCCGGAACACCCTAACCCTATCATGGCGGGGTAGCGGCATGCCGGAATTCGGTAAGTGCGGAATGCTCCCGACCTGGGTAGAATTACTGCCATGAGCGCTACCGCACTGGCGGAAGTGGAGCGGCCCGAGCCGGCCGGTGCGATGCTGCGCGTCTACGTGCCCGGCATCGACCCCACCCCGCGCCTAGGACGCGACCCGTGCAGCTTTTGCGGCTGCGTGCTCCGGGTTACCCGTCTCGAGCCCGTGGGGCCACGGACTATTTACTGGGTTGGCACCTGTGACGGCCATCGGCTCAATGACGAGCCGGAACGTTAGCGGGGGAGCAGCAACCTACTCAGTAGCGCCACACCCACAGCGTCTTCTGACCGTGGTGCGCTTCACCCGCGTACCGCTTCCTCGACCAAGCCCCCCCCCCACTGCTTCCGCAGTCCTCGCGGACCTTCGCCCAGCCGTCCGTCCGGTAGATGCTGCCCTTGTGCTTGGCGTTCTGGGAGTAGGAGACGGCCACCTTCGGCGTCCAGGGTCCCCAGCGCGGAGCGCAGACCTCCCGCCACATTCTGAGCATGATCCGGGTCGCCCAGGCGCAGCCCGGCGCCGAGCACAGCCGGGCGAGCTCCACGACCTCGGTGCGGTCGTAGCGGACCGGTGTGACATTGACCGAAATATTATTAGCGCCTTTGTCACACTCCACAGTGGACGTCTCCGTCCAGGCGACGTGGCCCGAGACGATGGTGGACGTGATGGCCACGCTGATCGGCCGGCCGTCGAGCTGGATGGCGAAGGCGTCGTTGCGCATCGGGCGCTTGCAGGGTCCGAGGCTGTGCTCCCACTCCACCAGGAGTTCGTTGGCTGCCCACATGGGGATCGGGTAGAGACCAGCTATGGGAAGATCCAGCAGGGGAGCGGGAATCACGAGGCCTCGAACAGCCGCTTCGGCTCTCCAGCCGCCGACTTCGTCCGGTGCCGTGAGATCGCCACTGCCTCGGCCGACACGTCCATCCCGATCCAGCGGCGCCCTAGGCGCTCCGCTGCTACCAGCGTTGTCCCGCTGCCGCAGAAGGGATCCAGGACGACATCGCCAGGGTTCGAGCTCGCCGAGATGATCCGCTCCAGCAGGGCAAAGGGTTTCTGAGTTGGGTAGCCGGTGCGCTCCTTGCTCTGGTTGTTGAGGACGCCGATGTCGGTCCACACATCGCCGACGGGAACCAGCTCGTGACCGAACAGCAGTGCCCATCCGTCGTCGCCTCGGTCAGTTGCCGGTGATCCGGCTCGCGCTAACGGTGCGTGCCACGTGTGGGTCGGACCCTTGGCGTAGAAGAAGATCGTGTCCGTGACCTTGCCGTAGCCCCGCTGGTTCGCTGAGGAGTGGGCGCTTGTCCGCTTCCAGGCGATGACGTTCTGGAGGCCCGACCACGACTCGTCATCGCCCTCGGGCATGCCGAAGATGTCGTCGAGCACGACGCGCAGGTAGGCGGCGGCCGAGTCGTCGCAGTGCAGGTACAGGGAGCCCATCGGCTTGAGGACGTGGTGGAGTTGGACCAGGCGCTCCCGCATGAAGGCGAGGTACTCCGACATGCCACCTTTCCAGCGGTCGTCGAATGCTCCGAAGTCCCGACCGGAGAAGAACGGGGGATCCAAATAGACGAGATCCACCGACTCCAACGGGAGATCCATCAGCAAGGCGAGGCAGTCGCCCTGGAGGACCCGGCCGGCGGGAAGCGCCATCATGCCCCGGATCCCGCGACGAGTCGCTCGGTCGGGATCACAGAGCCAGCGACCCCTGCGCTTCGCCCCATGTCCGGGCCTTGGCCTTGGCGGCTTGGGAGGGCTGCGAGCAGCGCCACTTCGCGAGACGAACATAATCGGCCGACAGATCCACACCGAGCGCATCCCGGCCGAGAGCCTGCGCCACGAGCGCGGTGGTGCCGGTGCCACAGAAGGGGTCGAGGATCAGGGCGGGGCGGTCTGGTGGGGGAGTCCAGCCGGCGAGGTCGTAGATGGTGACGTGCTTCGTGGTCTCCGTCATGTGGGCGGGGTCCGTGCAGGGGCGCTCCTCGAGCCGGTCGTCGCCCCAGATGTCCACCACGCCCGTTGGCACCAGGATCGTTCCGTCGCACTCTTTGGACTCGTGGGTGAGCGTCGTCTCGGTCTCTATGTGGGTCGGGGTGCAGGCGCAGGCGTAGCCGAGGATGGTGGCGCTGGGGCCGCGGCTGCCCAAGGTGGTTCCTTGCGCCCCGTGGCGTGCCGTACCGGCGGGCCCCTCGATGTACCGCGGGACCTGCCGCTCCTTAACCCCAAGATCGCTGTGCACCACCGGCCAGCGACCTTCGCCACAGGTCAGGCAGATGGCGGATGGGCTCCAGCCGAGGATGAGGCGCCTCGGGATCTCAGAAGGGAAGGCAGCGAAGTGGGAGGGGAGGTTGTACTTGGTCTTCGCCCAGTCCGGGATGGTCAGCGGCTCGGTTGCGATGCGCCACACGGAGCCGGGGAGGCGGCCGAGGGGATTCGGTGGTGACTTGATATCACACGTTTGGCCCGTCTCCCGGTACTTACTCCCCGCGCTGCGCTGCCACCGCTGGTCGTCTGGGGCTTGTTGCGGCTCCCGGAGCTCATCTACCGCTGAGTAGTACCGCTCGCTCTTGGTGAGATGGTAGATGACCTCCCAGTTATCCCTTGTTCGATCTGTAACGCTCTCCGGGAGTCCGTTGGCCTTTTCCCAAGTAAGCGGAACGACGCCATCAAGAAACGTCTGCCGCACGATCCAGCCGATGCCCTCTGGGTCGGCCAGCCCGTCCTCACAGCCGATAGCGAAGCGTTCGGGGATCATCTGGCGGGACTTGGGGCGACCGAAGTGTGAGCGGCTGTAGCCCGAGTCGATCCCGGTGCGCTTGCCCTGCGGCTTGCTCCCGAGTCCCGACGTCGTTCCCGGCGCCCCGCTCGCTGCGCGCTTATCGCCCAAGTTCACGAACAGGGAGCCGCGGTCGTCCAGCACGCGCCACCATTCCTTGCAGCACGCCCACAGGTTCTCGAGGTATTCCTGCGGGTGCGGCTCGGCACCGATCTGCCCGGCGATGGGCTTGCCGTCGTCCTCGTACAAGCGCTGCCCAAAATAGCCCGGCGAGGTAACGATGGCTGCCACAGAGCCGTCGGCTACACCGTCCAGCTTGCGGGCGTCGCCCTGGACGATCTGGACGGTCACAGCGCCAACTTCCTCTGCCGGTTCGGCCCCTTGTCGGCCACGACCCTGCGCCCGCCCTGGAGGCGCCGGCCCATCTCGGCCCACACCGCTCGGCTTGTGGCCATGACGATCATCTCCTCGCCGCAGTTCGTGCAGTGGTGCTTCGCGCCCGTGGCACTTACCACGGTGAGATGGAGGCACTGGACAGGTGGGGGAGTGGCCTTCACGAGATCCCCAGGTCTGCGGCCCGAGCCAGAAACAACGCCTTCGCTCGGGCAGGGCGTAGAGGGCGGATGGTGCGCCGCAAGACCGACAGGTCAGGCCGGGCAACCTCCCGGCCGTACTTCATGGGCTTGCCGACCATCAGGTCCCGCATCTCCAGGAACACGGCGAGGCGGTCTGCTAACTCCACGCTCGGCGTCTCCAAGCTCGGCAGCCCGAAGCGGATGGCGACAGCGTCGGCCATCTTCGCCTCGATGTCCCGGTAGGTCTCCATACCCGGCTGACGCTTGAGAGGGGAGATCACATCGCCCAGGTAGGCCTCGGTGGCGTCATGGAACAGTCCGATCCTGGCGTCTGCGGTGTCGCACAGCTCCGAGACCAAGACCGAATGCTGAGCCACGCTGTAGAAGGATTTCGTCTGGCCTCCGAAGCGGCAGATGTTCGACAGGCCGTGGGCGATGTCGTGCAGATCAATGGCGGCCGGGTCGAATGCGAGGATGTCGAAGACCTGACCCGAGGCGGTCCACATGCAGGACCCGATGAGCGAGCCGCCATTGCCGCCAGTGCTCCCTGGCCGCAGGACCTTTCCGGCCTCGGTCTCGCTCATCGCCCGATCACCGCGGCCATGACTGCCAACGTGGCTACGTGGAGAGCCTGATCGGCTGCCAGGATGCCCAGGGTGGTCTGAGCGAACTCCGGGGAGCCCGTCACCCGCACCAGCCAGCGCACGGGCCAGCGCCGGTCAATCAGCGAGTGCAGCGCCCAAGAGAGAGCGAAGGCGATGAGCAGGCGCAGCGTCGGGGGACAGGGCCACAGCGGGTAGGCGAGGGCAGCTAGCAGCGTCAGATGGTAGGTGTAGACGTGGGCCTGGTTGGCTCGCCACGAGGTCGTCTTGTTGGCAGCCTGCCAATCGGTCTGCACGACCCAATCGCCCAGCATGTGGCCGGCGAGCAGGAAGAGGGAGAGGTCGCTCACCAGCGCACGCCCTTCTCGATGCGGTCCGCCTCGTCCCGGAGCTGGCGAACGACGCTTTCCACACGGGTGCGGGCCTGCTCCACCCTCTCGTCACCGGAGAGCACCGTCCGGAGCCCGTCCGCGACCTCCTTCACCCTCTCTTCGTAGTGACGGGTCCAGCCGGGACGTAGGTCGATCCCCAGAATGGTGCCGAACTCGGCCAGAGCATCCAAGGCTTGCCGCTCCCGGCGCTTGGCATCCCGGCGTTGTTCCTCAGACACTTTGTAACCCTCGTCATGGCCCTTGCGCTCTGCCGCCCGTAGCTCACCGTCGGCGGTGACACGGGGGACGGCAGCGGGAATCGAGCGGAGGATGCCCACCAGGAAGTCACGGCTGATGGTGCTGAGGCGGGCCGGTACTGGGGGCCTGAGCGGTGGTGCCGCCTTCGTGGTCACCAGGCGCTTGCCGACCACCTCCAGGAGTCCCCAGGTCGCCGGTAGTTCTCCGTCCAGGACAACGCCACGAGGCGCCACGATGCTGAACCGGTCCACGAGCTTGCAGGCGTCCTCGGCCTTGTCCGGTTGCGCCAGCTCCCGTTGCCAGTCGGAGCGTGAGACCTTGACCTCGAAGCCGTCGATCGTGAGTCCTCGGGACGGCCACAGAGAGATTGCTACGGCGTCCAGTGTGCGGGTGGCGTTGAAGGATGCCGCGTTGCGGACCTTCTCAAGGAAGCAGAACTCTCCGTTGCCCCCGTTCCCGCCCTTGGTGAAGCGGGCGCGGAGCAGGGCGAGGACGTTGGCCTCGGTCATCTTCTCCGGAGGAATCGGGAGCCGGGCGGCGGTCATCCTGCCTCCAAGCACTGGCCTGGTCCGGAGCAAGCCGTGGAGCCCGGGTGGCAGGTACAGCCCGGGAACGACGGCCCGCCGTCGTGGTGACGGGCCTTGAGATCGGCTAGGAGGATGTGCATAGCAGCCGTGACGTTCTCGTGCCACGTGTCGTGGACATCCTGGTCCCCGATGACCGCTCCGCAAATCCTGCAGGTCTCGCTCACAGCATCGCCTCCGGCTGAGGCTCCACGGCTTGCTCCGGGAGGCGCACGAGGACCTGGACGGCCCAGCGGATGGCGGCGGGACCCTTGCCGCACTTCTCGAAGATGAGGGAGTAGAGACGGACCCACTCAAGCTCGTTGGCGGAGACCATGCGCTTCGCTGCGCTCAGAGCCTCGACAGGCTCAAGAGCGCCAGCCACGTAGACCCAGAGTTTCCTCTCGTGCCCCGGCTTGAGCCACTCGCCGGTAACGAGGACTGCCGGGTCGCCTTGGATGGGGGAGTGCACCACCGGTCTGCCGAGCACGTTCCAGCGGCGAGGAGTCACGGCCGACTCGGGTGGTGATCGTGATACGCCCGGTGGTGCCAGCCTCGACACGCTTCGCATCGCACAACGTTGCGGATCCCAACGACACGGCCCACGTAGCGAACGTGAGCAAGATAGCGCCAGAACCGCCGGAACTCGGCGACGTACGCCCTCATACCCCTTCCCGTTCCATGAGGGCTTGCTTGAGGTAGCACGCCAGGTCTAGCGATTCCTGGTAGGCGTCCAGCAGGGCATCCCTCCCGTTTCCCGGCTGGAGCACGGTCCCGTAGCGCTGGATGCCCAGTTGCTTGCGGGCTTCGATGTCTGCGATCACGGCGTCCTGCACGCACGGGCGGTCGTTTGGAACCGGGAGCGGCTGGTCACCCTCACGTTGGCGCATCACGTCGACCTCGCCTTCATCCGCAACTCGGCCTCGGTGTAGTGGCGGTGCTGGATGCAGGAGAAGCCGCCGTGGACCTCGGTCGTGCAGCCGGGGAAGGAGCAATCCCGGACGGGGAGATTGGGCACCACGTAGTGGCCGTCCTTGAGGATGACGCTCATGGCCGGAACCTCGGGACAAACCGGGTCGGGTCGTGCTCCAGGTAGCCCATCTCCACGAGGGTGAGGAGGGTGGCGTGAACGCGCTCGGCGTCGTCTGATCCCGTTGCCAGCGCCACCTCACGGACGGTGCAGGCTCGACCTTTGCTGGCGTAGACGGACCGGAGGGCGGCCAGGATCAGGCGCTGCCCGGCTCCGAGGGGCTGGAGCATCTCCAGCTCCTGGCCGGGAGTCCAGGGGGCGTCGCCTGAGACGACCACAAGGCGCTGGGCCTTCACGCTAGCACCGCCTCGATCTCGGGCCAGTCGGTCGGCCGCCACACGAAGCACCGCATGTAATCGCCCTGCAGGGCTTGTAGGCGGGCGATCCAGATCCGCTGCTCTGGCGAGGGGTAGGCACCGACCTTTTTCAATTCGATAAACAGGACGGACTCCCGAACGAGGACAAGATCGGGGAAGCCTTTGTGCCCCTGCAGGGGAGTCGAGATGCGGCCGCTCTTGTTGTAGGCGGGCCGGGAGTGCTGGACCAGCCAGCCCCGGCGCTTGGCGAAGTCGATCACATCGCGCTGGAAGTCGGCCTCGCTCACCTGGCTGGCCAGCAGCTGGCGGGTGACTTTGACGGAAGCTGAGGTCACCGCTGCACGCCCTCTCGCAGCCGCACGCGCACGTTGAAAGCCTCAGGGGCCGATGTCACCGGAAGGGTGTCCTCGACGCGGCCTGATGTCGGCCCCAGCCGGAGCCTCACGAGGTAGTCCCGGAGCGCCCGCTCGAACAGGAGGTTCACGCCCACGTCGCGTAGCTCCGCTGCCTCCTGGGCTTGCGCAAGCAGTTGCCTCGGCAGCCGGATCCTCGCCTCGGCGCGTTCACCAGGACCGTACTGCCGGGGCCTACCCATTTGTGCGGCTTCCTGCGGGAATATTTTGTGGCATATTTTCCGCCCCGTTTGCCACGAAGTCAGCCACGAACGCCCGCACCTGTTCTACGTGGGCAGGGGTAATGCCCTCCTCCCAGTTCGGAGCGATGGCGAGGTAGCGAGTGTCACCGGGGAGGGACGCAAGCCAGTCATCCGCCTCGGGCGCGTAGATCAGATCGTCGTCGATCCACACGAAGGGCTTGCCGTCCTTCTCCCACAGCGCCTTCGCTAGAGGAAGCTTCCACCACTCCGGATCGGCATCTTGCGGCACCTCACCGGCAACCGCCCAATCCAGGGGCAGACCAAGCAGGGGAGCGATGATCTCCACAGCGTCCTTGCCCCAGGTGGTCAGCCAGATAACCTCCACCCCTTGGTCATGCATTTCATGCAGGAAAGCGACAACTTCGGCTGCCCACGTGACCGCGAAGCCTCGCTGCTCAGCGCTGTAGAACGCTCGGTCGCTGCGCCAATCCTTCCAGTGGGGCCCGGGCTCGCTCGTGACAGCGTTGAGCACACCGTCCACATCTAGGAGAAGCCGAACGCCGGTCACAGGAGGGTCCCCTGCGCTGCGCCCAGCGGGTCAGGCCACTGGCGGATCTGGAGGTCCACGGGCCACTCCGCCATGTCCTCGCCCTTGGCGTCCAGCAATTTCCACTCTCGAGCGAGGACGGCGCCGGTCTGCTTGAAGAGGAACGGCACGCCATCGAATCGGTAGGGCAGATCGCGGGGGCGGCACTGGTCCCGGAGCGACCGCGCCCACTCGGGAGCCATGCGCCTTGCGTGGCCTCCGGACTCCCCCCCGGCGATGACCCAGTCCACGGAGGGCGTCTCCGTCCAGTCCCCGCCTTGCGTCTCGTAGCCCGGCTCCAGGAAGTGCCCGAGGTCTACGGGGCCGATCAGGGGCTCACACGAGAGGAACCGGACGGTGGCGGGAAGGTCCAGCAGGATCGGGATGCGGCGGTCGGCCCACTCCTGGTTCTCGACGGAGGTCCCCATCCACACGTTCTCGGGCCAGTTGTCGCCCCACGGCACCATGCCCGAGACGTTCTCGATTCGCTTCGTCAAGAGCAGCCAGTCGAGCCAGGGTGTGGCCTCGATCAGCGGCCAGAGCTTGGCGCGCTCGGGAGGCAGGGCAGGATGGTCCTCGAAGACGTCGGCCATGCTGGCGCAGAACACCCGGCGCCTCTCGCCGGCCCGTTGCGCGGCGGCGTTCCAGGCCAGCGGCTCCCGCCAGTGCTTCTCGGAGAAGGTACGGCGGTCGCCCTTGGCTCCCCAGAGGTCGAAACCGGTGCGCTTCGACCATGTGTGTGCATAGCAGTTGACACAGCCCAGGGAGACGTTTGTACAGCCCCACCAGGGGTTGAAGGTGTGGTCACACCAGGCAATGGTCGTTCCCTCACCCACGGGCTGCCTCCAAGTCGATCCTCACGACGCCTGTCTCTCTGCGGCCTCGGCCCGGTCCTCGGCCCGCTCGGCTCGGTCCTTCGCCCGGCGGGTGTGGGCCGACTCGAACTCGCAGGGACGGCGTGGGGAAGTCAGGGCGAGCAGGATGCGGCGTGCCGTGGCCTTGCCGATCCAGGGCGCCTCGGTGGTCCCCAGGACGGCAGCCATCTCGGCGTCGGTCATGCCCCAGTAGGCCTGGCGCTCACGGACGAGGGTCCAGAGTTTGCCTGCCTCCACCCAGCCGCCCTCGTCGGCGTAGAGATGGTCGAGAGTCTTGTGGAGGGTGGAGCGCATGATGTTGGGCTTGAACTTGTAGCGGTGCAGGTTGTTGCGGCCCTTCCAGCCGAGGAGGGCGTGCATCTCCACTGAGGACAGACCGAGCTCCTGGCGGCGTCGGTGGATCAGGGCGTCGAGCTCCAGCCCAACCGACAGGATCAGGGCCTTGCGGGCCTCGTAGACCGGGTAGTTGTCGAGGCCGTGACGGTCCTGGTGGTTCACCCGGAGGCTGTGGTTGCGGGCGTAGCGGGGACGGATGCTGGAAGAGACGGAGCCGGTGGGGCGCAGCCAGATGCGCTCGTAGAGGTCCGTGCCGCAGCCGCACCGGCAGGTGCCCAGGTACTCGCCGTTGACCCGCTGGAGGCTCACAGGGCCACCCCGGAGTCGAGGCACTCGTTGCCCCATGTATCCCAGCCGAGGCGGTTACGGCGGGCGAAGAGTTCAAGGTAAGGGCCAGGGGAGACCTGTTCCACGAGGTCTAGGAACACTTCCGGCTTGGCTGAGTGCTCGCCGCGCTTGCAGACGATCCAAGTCGATGTCGGGACTGTTTGGCGAGTCAGCGGTCGACCACGGGTACAGAACAGAAGGTGTTCAGTGTTGTTGCGAAACCATTGGCCGACACCCGGCTGGGTCTTGCACCACGTCACCATCGTCTGAGGCTGGAAACCCCACGCCTGCGCCACCTTCCACCCGTCTGGCACGTTGCTGTTCATCACCCAAAGCCAGAGGTGGGCATCGGCTTCGGCCATATCGGAGACGGGCAGCGCCTCAATCTCAGCCTGCGTCATCGTTCCGTAGTGAGCGTGGGGGTTTGCCCGGTGCGTGGCTCCCGGTTTGCTGAACGAAAATCCCCACGGCGGATCGGCCACGATGGTTCGGTACTTGGTAGTCACTGACTGCGCCCGCCTCTCACGCTTGCCACCAGCGGGGACTGGATGGTCTTGGGCTTGGGGGGGCGTAGCGCGGCGAGACGACCGGCTAGACGCTGCTCGTAGGTTCCGCTGGTGAGGTCGTACCAGGCCCGCTCAAGGGCCTCGTCGGCTACGGCCCGCCACATCTCGGGATCGCCAAGCTGCTCGGCCTGACGGTCCTCATACGATCCCAGCCGCACCAGTCGGCGCACCCGATGAGGGTGGCGTTCCAGGACGTCCTCCCAAGCCTGCTCCCCTCGTTCCGCCACAGGCGTCGGTTCGCGGCCGGAGCGGGGGACGTAGGCGGCGCCTCGTGCCTTCTCGGTGTGGATGCGGTCGGTCAGATCCGCTCCCCTGCGGTACCGCTTGTAGCAGGTGGAGCAGAGACACAGGTTGGAGACATGCCGGGAACGGCCGCAGCCCTTGACGGCGCAGATGGCGCGGCGGGGGAGAGAGGTCAGGTCGGCCGGGTCGAAGTAGAAGCCACCATTGGCGTCACGCCAGACCGGCAGGACACCGTCCACCGCTTGAGCGAGCAACTCGGGCTCGGGACGACCCGACAGGTTGGAGGCGAGAGCCAGGCCGGCAAGGGTCATCCGACCCTCCCGTTCACGGTCGTTCCCTCGCCGTCGGCCCAGACGACGGTCAGACCAAACTCGTCCGTGGCCCCGTTGAAGCTCAGGCAGATCTCGTAGTCCCGGCCATCGAACTGGCTCATGGCCTTCTCGGAGGACATGCCCGCCGCCATGAGCGCCCGACAGGTCAGGAGTACGGCGGCATCCTCCACAGCGTCGGTGAGTGCCTCCGAGAAGGCTTCGCCTCGGGCTTCACAGAGCAACGCCATTCTCACGACCCGCCACGGATCGCTCAGCGGGTCCGGGATCGCCTCGCCTGCGACGGCTGTCATGCTTTCCCCCGCGCGTAGCCGTTGCCAGGGAGCCCGTTGAACGGATCTGGCTCGTCCTCGATCGGGACTGCCGTGACCACCCACTGGATTGCGGCTCGGCCACCCTGCTCGTGGTAGGAGCGCATGGCGGCACCTATGCCGTGTTGCTCGGCTACGGTGCGGCGCTCGGATTCCTCGGTCTCAGCCAGGGATGCCATGCGGGCTTTCCGCTCCTGCACTTCTCGTTGGGCGGCACGGCGCGTTATGTCGGCTCGGTCGGGGATCTCGTAGGGCTGGCCCTCGGGGATCGCGATGCCCTGACCGACGTGAGTGGTGGTCATGAGACTGCCCCCAAGCGGATCTGGCCCGGGATGAACACTGGGCGATCTTCCAAGCGCAGGGGGCCATCCGACTCCGCTAGGAGCCTCTCGGCTTCCCTCTGATCGATCCACGCTTCCTCGGCAACCGACCAGACCGACTCGTTTTCTGTCGCCACGCGCTCCATCGTGGATTCGCCTTGGGGGTTAACCTCATCCTCTGGTTCGCATTGGCCGAGGTACTCGTGCAGTTGGTCCTGAGCCGCCTCCAATGCCTCTTCCTCGGTCTCGGCAAGCACGAAGATGCTTCCGACGCTACGGCGCTCCGCTTCGAACTCCCAGAGCTTCACAGCCGCTTCCCCGAGATGAGGTCGATCGGGTTGCCGAGGAGGGACGGCTTGGGGGAGGGACGTGATGGGGGAGCGAAGACACGGGGGGCCTTGGCTGCGGCTTTGACGCCCTCGGCGTAGGCCTGCCAGTCGGCGGGGGGGATGTCCTCCAGCCGTTTCAGGCCGCGGGCTTTCAGGAAGTCGTCGGAGAAGCCCGTGACGGCGCTGGGGGCGCTGGTCCACCACTGGGCGAACACGGCGGGAGCGGGGAGCACAGGGGCGCTCATAGGGCCCTTGGGCGGGGAAAGTCCCGAGCCTTGATCTTCGCCATGCGGCCATCGGGGTGATGCCAGACGATGCCTTCGTATCCCGGCCACTGGGGGCCTTGAAACCACGTCCGAAGTCCTTCCAAACTCAGGTCGTCGGGGACGGGCCCGCCGGCGGGCATGAGGCGGGAGAGCTCGATCAGCGTATGAACCGGGAAGTGCTCGGGGTTACCGTTGACCTTTGGGCCGCAGAGTTCGTAAGTCCCGAGCAGCAGACCCTCATGGTCCGTGGTACGAAACGCCTTGGCGAACGAGGATTGCTCTATCGGTTCCCAGCCCACGCTCTTACCCGTCGCCGGATCGTGATCCTCCTGCACCCATCCGGCAGGCGCTTTGGCGTCGGCTCGCACTTCTCGACGCGCCCACCATGAGGTCCCATCGAACATGACACAGGTACCGTCGAACTTGCGGGTTGGGATACCTTCCCCGGCGAGCACCCACTCGCAATCGGGGTGAACCTCGGCTAGCAACTCCCGAGGGTTCTCCGGATTCCTCCGGTAGAGAGTTGGGATCTTTTTCATTCTGCTCGCCTTCCGAGCTCGGCCAGGATGGCGCTGTAGAGATCCTCCACGGGTACCGAGTTGGCCGAGGCGATACGGTCAACAAGGAAGCGGACAACCCCGGTGAAGGCGGCTATCAGCGGCGGCGGGGGAGTGGAGGCACTCACGAGGCCAGCTTCTTGAGTTTGCGGCGCTCACGCTCGCTTGTGCCGCCCCAGATGCCGAACTGCTCCCGGTTGGTCAGCGCGTACCGCAGGCACAGTGTGCGGACGGGACACTGATTGCAGACGGCACGGGCAGCCCGGGAAGAACCTCCCCGCTCTGGGAAGAAAATCTCGGGATCGACCTCAAGGCAGCGGGCCAGCGCCTGCCATCTGAGGGCACCTGACGGCTGCTCCATGACCCTGCTCATGGCAGGAGGCCCTCTCGCTCAAGTTGCCTCACGGGATAGTCCCAGAAGATCGGCTCGGGCTCAGCGGCAAGGAGCTCGATAAGCGCTGCCTCGCGGTTGGCCTCTCGTGCCTCATGGCACACCGCTCGACGCATGGCGTCGCGCTTGGCGGCACGGTTCGTGGCGTCCCGTTGCTCTCGGTCTGCTTGGAGGTGCGACGAGCCGATGCTGGCTGCCTCCCAGACGAGGATGGCCAAGGGGATGCAGATGGTGATGAACAGCCAGAGCGGGGCGAGGCGCAGGATGGGATCCATCTACGATCCCCCTTCCTCTACTAGCTCCAAGGGTGGGGGGTGTTCCAAGTACCTGCGGGCTGCCTTCTCGTATAGGTAGTTAACCGAGACTTCACGCTCAGTTGCCAGCGCAACCATGCGCTCGTGGAGGCTCGCTGGGATTCGCAACTTCGTCCCGAGTCGGGGCTCCAGATAAACCCTTGGCCGACCCATCTACGCCACCGTCCTTGCCTTGGCGACGGCCGCTCGGAGCGCAGTAACCGTTTCCTCCCAGTCCGGCCACGGCGCCAAGGACTCGGGATCTGGATCTATGTGGCGGTCAGCCATCTCACAGGCCGCCAGCAGGTCCAGGACGGAGGCGAAGAGGATCGCGTCGTCGGCGGAGAACGTGAAAGCCACCGCTACGGGCTCGCCCTGTTCCTCGGGAATCTGGCAGGGACCGCAGATCATGTGGGTCAGGCCGAGGGCACGCTCGGCGGTGTCGGGAAGTTCCTCCACGGTGAAGGGGCCGGGGCTGTGGGGCATCACGCTGCCACCTTGATTCCGAGAAGTACGGTTCGCACTCCGGTATCCGAAGCTTTGAATGCTTCGCCCTCAACCTTCACCCAAGCGCCCGATGCCTCGACGCGCTCCCGTAGTTCCCGCACTCGTCGGTCCTGCCGAGAGGCGAATCCACCGGGGGCCACAGACAGAAGCACTCCACCCGGCGCTAGGCAGTCCAAGGCGTGCTCAATGTGTGTCACGTAGGCCAGAGCGTCTCCCTCGACGGCAAACGGAGGGTTCATCACCACGCCGTCATAAACGGGCCCTGGACGGTAGGCGAGGAAGTTGGGCTCGGGGATGAGGTTCGCTTCACGCTCCGTGAGAAGGTCCCGGAACCGGGGGAGGATTTCGCAGCACTCCACCCTTGCCCCTGTCCCGCTCAGTGCGTCCAGTAGGGCTCCACGGCCAGCCGACGGCTCCAGGATCCGCTTGGCCCCTGCTGGGAGGCTCGGGAGCGCAGGATCGGTGAGAAGCCGCTCTGCCACATCTACGGGAGTAGCAAAGAACGCCGTGGGGTTCTTCGGTGGCATCTCGGCCGTGGTCAGCACGAGGTCGATCAGCGGGGCTGGCTCCACGTCATCGAAGACGTGGCCCTTGACCTTGCGATTCCACTTGCCGCCCAAGCGCGCCAGCACCTCGTTGACGGACAGGTACAGCGCCCGATCAAGCTGCTCGCCGGGGAGGCGGAAGACCGATCCCTCGGCGGTTCCTGCACGTAGCACGCTGAGAACAGGGCTGGGAATAGTCACCATCACGCAGCCGCCTTGTCTGCTGCCCACGCCTGCGCTTCGGCGGAGTCATCGAACTCGGCTCGCTGCACGTCGTTGCCCTTCCAGCGGATCGCCCACGCCGTGGGGGTGAAGTCCGCTTGGAGCGACTCCCAGGGGACGTAGCGGTCCTCTGCGGTCCACACCGCTGACCCTCCGAGGGCGATGAGTTCCCGGCAGGAGCGCAGGCTGTGGCAGCGCGTGAGCTCGACGTTCCAGCCTTGGACGCTCAACGCCCATTTGCAGTAGTGGTCGTCCTCGATGCGGTCCATGACCCATACGCCGTCGGTGGTCATCGCCTGCCAGCACTCCATGCGGGTGTCGGCACCGGGGCGGGAGACGGGGGCCCGGAAGGTCGGGCGCATCACGGTCTTGCGGATCTCGGGGAGGGTCACTCGGCACTCCCTTCGGCCTCAGGATCTTTGTCCCACCGCTCGCCGTCCTCGCCGTTTAGGCCCCACGAGATACGGCACTCGACGCACCAGAAACTGTCTCCATCGCACTCGGTGGAAAGCCCACACACGGGACAATCGGGCGTCAGGAACTCCAGGGCCGGGATGGCGGGGTCGTGCTGCGCTGCGAAGTCTGCCCGCTTGTCGTCCCGGAGTCGTCGCTGGCTTGCCTCCATCTTCGCCAGCATCTGGGCCAAGTCTGGAGACAGTGGGGGGAGTGCTGATCGCTGGGCGCTCGTTTCGCTCATGAGGCATTCCGCCCTTCGGCCTCAGTCTCCACCCTGCGCCAAGTGGAAGGCGTGGATCCCCACGTCTCCTCCCAGATCTCCAGGTGATCGTCCCGGCCGTACCCACGCATCGTTTCCAGCCAATGCTGGGCCCTCGTGATGCCCCACCGGCCGTCGTCCCGACTGTTGGCGCTGTACGAGATCCCACCCTGGGGGCTGACAACTCTCCACTCCGTGACCGATGCCGGTTCCAGACGAACCCACTCGCCCGCTACCTTCGCCCAGCCATCGGGAACGGCTTCGACGGCACGCTGAGCGGTCAGCTGAGCATTGGTGATATCGCTGGCACCCCACAGAGCCGCGGTGACCGCCTGAGTGAGCTCCTGCGGGGTCTCGGGCATCTAGGCCACCGCCTCGGTGAGCGTTTCGGCCACGGGATGGGCAGCGAGGCGGGTGCAGTCGTGGAGCCTGTAAGTGCCGTGCTTCGGGTCCCAGGTGAGGGAGCCGTCGCCACCCATGAACCAGCGGCCCGCCTCGGAAAGCTCCGGGTCGAAGTCCTTCGTGCGGGAGCCGACGGGGCCGTTCGGGTCGGATGCCCAAGCTCGGAGCGTGGGGGCTCCGCAGGACTCGCAGGTTGCGGGCTGGGGCTCGACGTCGTGGGGTTTGCGCTGTAGGAGATCCGAGTGGTATCTCGGGCTGGGAGCCGTGGAGTCCACGTCAACCGGAGAGCCGAAGAATCGTGGTACGGATGCGTTACGGTTTGCCATGCGGGTTACCTCCTGGGGTGACTCGCCGGCCCCGGGAGAGTGACTGCTCGCCTGGGGCCTTGTCGTTGATGACGCTAAGCGTCGTGTAGATGATAAGCCGCTTAGGGCGAGGATGTCCAGAGGCAATTTCTTAGGATTCCTTTACCGAGGGTCCCGGTGGGGGAGAGTCGCCGCCAGCGGGCGTACGGTTCGCCTTGAGTTCGGCTTCCAGCCGGTTCGCCCGCTCCGCCTGGCCGTTGCGCTCACGGCGCAGACGGTTCGCTCCCCGCAGCGCCTCGCGCTGGTTCTCGAGGCGGGCGATGGTGGCTACGTGCTTGGCGTCTTTGCCGATCAGGTGCTCCGCGAGCCACTCGACATCCCCAGCGGCGGCGCGCTCTCGGACCGCGGCGATGAACGCCTCGTGCAGCTCGGTGGCCCGGGCGGCTTCCTCTGGCGTGGGTTCGGCCGGCGCCGAGTCCCTGAGGCGATTCAGCGTCCTCTGGAGCGCTGCCAACTCGCGGCGCTGGGCGGTGAGGCGCTCCCTGAGGTGATCGCGTTCCTCTGCTCCCGATGCTTGCGCCCTGAGAGCGCTTCTGCCCAGCTCGGCCAGCTGCGCCCGCAGATCCGCTACCAGCGTGCTTCCCGGCCTGCCCTCCCGGCGATCCGCCTCGCCTCGAAGGACGGCCGCCACGACGGCGTAGGGACAGGGGTTGCCGAAGTGGAACTCCTCGTGCGTCTCGGCGCTCTCTAGGGTCCAGTGGCAGAGGGCCTCCACGATGGGCGCTGCCGCGGTCAGGGCCTCCCGGGCGAGCGCCATCGGGCGCAGTCCCTGCCACGGCGCACCGGGTAGGAAGCGCACCATCGCGTCGGCCGCGTTCTCCAGGATCCGGCGCGGGAGTTCGGCACCCACCTACGACACCACCCGCATCTGCGGCCGGTTGGCGGCTCGGAGGTTCTTGAGGATGCGGGCCTTGACCTCGTCGCGGGACAGCGCCCGGAACTCGTCGACCTTGGCCTCGACATCCTCCTTGCGGACGTAGGGAAGCAGACCCGGCGGCGGAGAGGTCGGCAGCCCGAGGCTCTTAAGCTTGCCGTGGAGGCCTGAGCGATCCCGTCCGAGCTCGTCGGCGATATCCCCTAGCCGGCGTGGATTCTGCTTGTCCGTGAGGCAGAGCACGGCGTAGGCGAGCTCGTCGGCGGTGTAGGACGCGGTGCCGGGGCGCTTCATGGATTGACCTTCCCGTGATGGTTGCCGTGGCACTTGGCGCAGACGACAACGAGATCGTCCAGGTGCTTGTACTCCAGGCCCTTGTGCTTGTACGTCTTGTGGTGGGTATGAAGGTTCCTATCCGAGTCACACATCTGGCAGCGGCCGCCACGGAGCCATTTCACGTAGGCCGCCACGATCTGCCAGTACTCCGAGCGGAGAAACTCCTGATACGTGTAGGCACGGACAACTCCGTCCTCTTCCACGTCTTCGTAGAAGAAGTTGCAATCCTCGCCCTCGAACGAACCTCCAGCAGCTTCCCGGAGGAGTGCCGCGAACCGTTCCTCGATCGGGGCCGGCTCCGAGCCGTACACGAGGAGCAGGTCTCTTTCTGTGGCCAAGAGATCGATTACTGATTCAATGTCGGCAAGGTTCCTGGACCCCTCGCGAAGTCCCAGGACACTCACGATCACCGCTCGTAAGGTGCCTCGGTTCACGAATTCCCCGACCGGGGTCAGGGCGCGTCCCTCGCGACGGACAGCGACCTCCTGCTCCTGTGGTGTCACTTCTGGCCTCCTACGAGTCGCCGGGGATTCACCCCGGGCGGACTGACGGACTGCGCTTGCTCCCGGCGCTTGCGGTCGGCGGCCCGGGCGGAAGTGTTGGAGTCGTGTGCCAGCCTCACTCGCTCGAGCCGAGTAGCCAGATCCAGTGGAGACGGTTCTTCCTTGCTAGCAACGGATGGACTAGCTGCGATGGGGTGGGGTGGGGGTGCCTCGGTTTTGGCCGAAGGCAAAGAAGATCTTGATTTCTTGGGTTCAAAAGCTTTCTTGGGTTCCTCTTGGGTTATATGCCTGTGGCCTGGGACCACAGTTTTCCCGGGCCCACCCGACAGTTTGCCGGGGGTTTCTGTGGTCTCATCCGACACTTCCTTAGAAACTGTCGGTCTACCCGACACTTTAGAAACTGTGGTCTCATCCGACACTTTCCTGCTGTCGTAGATCACAGGAACATCCGGGAACAAGAACCTGTAGAGCGACGGCCTTCCTCTGCCGCCGCCTTGCTGTAGCAGCTCGATGAACCCATCGGTCACCAGAGTCGCGAGGGCCTCGTTGGCAGCTTCGCGACCGCACCTGGCCTTCCGCGCCAGTGGGCCTTGCCGCATCCAAAACTTGTTGTCGTTCTGGTCGTTGACGGAGTCGGCCACGGCGTGATGGACCTGAAACGTCGTGCCTCGGTAGGGGCAGAAGCGGTAGACGTACCCGGTAGCCTCGGCGCTCATAGCTCGAGAGCGCCCTCACGGGTGACATCGGCGCTGTTGGGGGATGCTGGGGTCTGCCGGCCGCCAAATGGTTGCAGCGACCTAGACCGTGGTGTACGCTCCACGTGTCCTCCTTGGGTGTGACGCTCTCTCGCTGCCAGGCCATCGAGCGGCACTCAGTTTGGGAAACAGTCTCTGGGCCACCCTCTCGGTGGCCCTGTTGCTTTTCTGGGCTATTCCGCCCCGTCGCCCGATCCTAGCCCAGCTCGAGTTACACGTGTGTGATTTTGAGCACACATCCGCGCGCGCCACCACCGCGGGCCCCCCGCCTGCACGCGGGCCCGATGCTCCGGGCGCGTCTGCGCGCGCCATCACGCTGCCCAGTCCACTCGCGGCCCCGGAGGTCGACGTATCCGGCCATCTGGGCAGCGGAAGCCCTGCTCCTGCCGCCTGGCCATGAGCCGCTCGTACTCAGGGTGCTTCCAGAGGTGGTGGTAGACCGTCCTACGGTTCACCCCGAGCTCCTTGCACAGCGCCGGCATCGAGGGATGGTCGACGTCGAACCAGAAGCGCTTCCAGTAGTGCTCCGGAGGCCACTTGGGACGGCGGCCACCGGAGGCGACGTGACTGCGAGCGGGGACATGACGCATAGCGGCGCTTACCCTACCTCACCCGACGCTTAGTGTCCAACACCGCGTCGCCTGGCGAGGGGAGGTTTTTACAGATTGTGCTGACTCGTTGCACGTCAGGACCGCATCGGGTACGGTTCGCCCCGGAGTTTTAGGACACTATTTGGTAGGTGCGCCACCGAACTAAATGGAGTATCTTTCTTGCCGACAAATCAGGGGGGGCAGGACCGGGGGGAAAGGTGTGCCTGAGAGGCCGTGGGCCGAAGGTGACGAGGATCTGGCAGAGCGGCAGCAGGAGTACAACCGGAAACTGGGACAGCTCATCACGACGCACAGGGAGATGGCTGGGATACTCCAGAAGGACCTGGCCGAGCGGATGGGCATGTCGGTGCGCCAGTGGCAGCGGTTGGAGGCGGGGGAGATCAAGCACAGCCCGCCGATCTTCTTCGTCAAGCTGATCGGAGACGCGATCGGGGTTTCCCTCGAGCAGTTGAACCCCGACAACATCAGGAACGTGGACCTGGACGTCCTGGAGCCGCCGTCGGCCGGGTGACCCGCCCAACGACATAAGGAAACTCTCACCCCCGGCAGGGGCGTAACTCGTTGCAGCCCTATCCGTAAGGTTCTAAACTTCCTTCCGGTCGGTAACGTTTGTCTCCATCGGCCGTCGAGAAGGGTGGGAGTCGTGGACGGGCCGGCCGACCTTCGTCATGTCGCGGACCTGGAACCGGCGGCACTCCGCGACGAGTTCCTCGCCTGGGGCGCCGAGCAGGGTCTGGCCCCGGACGTCCTTGCCGAGCAGTGGCTGGTGGTCACCACTGCCGAGCAGTGGCTGGCAAGGCATCGCCTCCCCATGGTGGCAGCGCAGCGGTCGGACATCGACGCCTGGAGCGCATCGGCTGATGGGCGGGTTCTGGGTGAAAAGGGCATGGAGGCGATCCGCACCTTCATCCGGTTCCTGGAGGCGATGGGCTACCGGGCTCGGAAAGCCCTTCAGGCCCCCGAGGATGACGCCCAGGTGCTCGACATGGAGACGCACCGCACTCAACGCGTGGGCTGAATAACCCCCAAAACAAGAGAGCCCCGAAGGGCTTCCCAGCATCGGCAGCGTGAGGGTTTTAGCCGTAGTCCAGGTACTCCCGCAGCACTTCTCGCTCCTCGGCATCTCGTGCCTCCCATGCCGTGTGCGGGCACTTGCACGGTGGCCGCCCGGTGCAGCGGTGGCAGGCCCCGACGAAGCATGGATCGCACTCCCACGCCTCCGCAACCTGTTCCTCAGTCATGTCCTCGTAGGCCATTACAGTCCTCCCTTTCGCTGGCTTACCATTGTCGCGACGATCATCGCAGCGGCACCCCGGCGTTGACGGCCCGCTGGATCGCTATCTGTAGCCGATCAGTCTCAGGCTGGCGAGCAGCGAACAGCGCCCTGACCGCAACGGCCCGCTCGAAGCGCCGGACAGTCTCGGCGTGCTCCTCCATCTCGGGTGTCCACGGGCGCACAGCCATACGAGCGTGCTCAAGATCCCTCAGAGCCACGGAGAGTTTGTCGAGGTCCGTCACGCCGACTTCTCCGCAGGCAGCATGGCAGCGTATTCCTGCCAGATCCCCGCTTCTTTGAGCAGGTCCCGAACTAGTTCACCGGCTCGCGTCAGACCGTACACCTCAGCCCATCCCTTGAAAGCGCCGTGCTCTTCAACTGTCTTGGCGAACTCCTCGTTTGAAGTCGGGCGGTGCCAGATTAGGCCGCGCTCTAAAAGCCCGACTGTCGCGGCCATGTTCAAACCGAAGGTCCGCCTCATCCCGAGGTCAGGAATCTTGTGCGTGTCGATGTAGCTGTCGGTCCGGTTCACGTACTCCACCCAGACAAGGCAGGCAATATGCGTCTTCCCCAACGAGAGGTCGAACTGAATCCGTGTGAGATGTGCCCGTAGGGCCTCGTTGATCGGAGGTGGGCTGGGCTTAGCGGGAAGCTTCCTCACCTCACCTGCGCCTCCACCCGACGTTGCCTCAGTGTCAGCCGCAGCCCCGCGGGTGCTCCCGTGGCCGGATGCAGCACCACCGCCAAGATGCTCGCAGACCACTCCCGCGCGTTCATAACAGCCGCGTAGTCGGCCGGCAGATAGCCCAGCGTCTCGCCCGTCACGGCATCCACGCGGATGGCACGAGGGTCAAATTCATTGTTCGGCTCCGGGACGAGCTCCACCCGGTCCCCGTCGAGGCAGTGGGAGATGTCGTAGCTCCCAGCTTGGATCCCTCGCACTGTGAGCGTGAGCGTGCTCTGTGCATCGACCCACGCCCGGAACGTGGAAGAGGCCGGCTGGCGCTGCGGTGCTGGGCGAGGCTCGAGGACGCGGCGGAGGCTCACGATGACGATCCGAGATCCGCCAACCGGGCCAGCACGTCACCGTGGCACGCGAGCGGCTTGCAGTGGCACCCCAGCCGCTTCCCGCGGAGCGCGGGGAGATCGGCTAGCAGGTCCAGCCGAGTGAGGATCCATTCCTCATATTTGGCGATGACCGTAGCCCGGTCCCCGTCCTTGCCGATCTTGAACGGGTTGCCCCAACAGGTGATCCGGTCGATGCGAATGTCGTAGGCCTCGGCCCGCAGATTGACGACTGTGGTCTTCACAGTTTCGGACCGTTGGCATAGCCGAACGTGAACGATACGACGGACTGCTCAGGCACCCCGGCAACCATCCGCGGCCAGCGGAACAGCACCCCGCCATCGAACGTCCACGGCCGGTCCCCGTCGTAGCCGCCCCTGTAGGGCTGGATCAGGATCCCCTCGTCCGTCAGGCGGAACGGGCCCTCAAATTGTTTGACGTCGCCCCACTCGTCCGACGAGGCCATCTCAGCGAGGCACGTAACGCCCTCAAGCGCCTTGAGGTTGTCCCCTGCGAGGATCACGACGGCACCTTGCCGAAGGACTCGTTTATGGCGTACGCCTCTAGCAGTTCGTCCACACTCGGAGGCACCGTGAACGGCCGCCCCAAACTGGCGACGCATTTCTTGCAGGCGTCGGGGATGCCGGCGCGGAACGGGTACGGATTGAACGCCGTGACCCCGGCGCCGCAGAAAGTGCTGGCTGTCAGAACCTCGCGGTTCCACCACACCCATGTAACGACAGCACGATGACGCTTGTGGCTAGGGTGAGACGATGCCCATCCCTCTTGTCCCACATAGACCTTCGGGTCCTCGCTCACGACGCCCCCAGCCCGACTGGCTCGTACATCCAATCCCACGCGTCGAGCGGCGTGTGGTTGGTCCAAGCGGCACCCGGTGCCTCCCCGGCGTCATCGGTGAGGACGCTGCTGACCACGGGGCCGACGTTTCCCTCAGAGCCCACCACCTGGACGGTGCGCCTCGGGGCGTAGCGGTCCCGCCAGACGGTGCCCACGCCGGGCAGGTCAGTCCTCACAGCTCCTCCTCTCGGACCTTCTCCATGAACTCAGGCACGGCGAAGAACGCCTCCGCGATGACCCTGTCCGTGTAGTCGTCCTGCAATCCCGGCTGGTAGATCCACACGGTGTACGCCCTGTCCGTTGCCCGCGCTTCCCGTCGGCGCAGCCAGCCGAAAAGGAGGGCAGCCAAGGCAATCACGGCATTGCCCCCGAGCCAGACCAGGATCAGGATGGGGAGGCTCACGACGCCGCCACCGTCGGGCTCCACTCCCATAGGCGTTGAAAGCCTTTGGCGGGGATTGGCTCAGGCAGGGGTGTGATGTCTTCCAAGATCCAGCCGAACCGGCCGGGGGTGAAGTCTCCGAAGGGGATCTGATCGGTCAGGTCTTCGGCGTAGGGGTCCCCGGTGGGCACCCGGGGGACATCCAGATGGTCTCGCACCAGGATCTCAGGGGTGTCGCCGGTCAGCAGGCGCGCCGCCCATACCGGGCGGGTCTCACCTAACCGCATCGACACCGGGGCCCACGCCACCATCGGCAGGCAGTCCACCAAGCGGCAGGTCGCCACCACCACTCCCCGCGGCAAGGTATACGTGTGATCCAGCGGTGCATGCGTCCTGTTATCGCTCTCGGGAGGCCCGCACGCCAAGCACGTCCCGCCGTCCGGGGACCGGTTGAGCCAGAGGTAACGCCTGCTTCGAGACCGTCGTTCCAGGGCCGGGACCCAGCCCACTCCCTCCGCAGACCAAGCCGGGGGAATGCTAGCCGCGGCATGGATCGCCAACTCGCCCCGGTAGTTTGTGGACCAAGACCGGGTTTCGATGCGCTTCTCCCCGAGGGCCACAAGACTTGCCCAAGGCTGGGTCAGCGTCAGCGCCTTCACGACGCCGCCTGCTTGCGCTGCACCTGGATCTCATTCCAGGCGTTCTGGAGGGCGACGATGACCTTGGCGGCATCCGCGGCGCTGCGGAGCTCCGGGACGATGAGAGCGCTCACGTCGTAGCCCACGGCAGCCGAGGCACGGTCCCGAGCATCCGCGCGCCCGATGTGCTGCGCCAGCTCCAGGATCTTGTTGCGCTGTTCCGTGGGGCTCCCCGTCGGCGCCACGGTCTCGTCCCGCTTCCAATCCTCCCCGACGGGCTCCGCCGGCTCAGGCGATCCCATCGCAGCATCCGCGGCGGCCTGGGCCTGCCGGTCCTCCTCCCGCATCGGCGTGGGCTTGACCCGGGGGGCGGTGAGCGTCTCCACCTTCGGTGCCGGGTCGTAGGGCTTCTCGTGCGCGACCCGCGCGGTTGGTTCGTCAACCCTCTCAGGCACCGCCCCGTCCTGTTCGCCTTGGTCGATGAAGTAGACGATGACCTTGGATTTGCGAATCTGCCCTGCCAGGCTGTTGCCGTCGGCGTCCCTCAACTTCGTGTCCTCGGGGAATACACCAGCGTCCTCCACCTGCTTGAACACCATGCCGCCGTGGCCAATGGAAGCCTTCATGCGGTCGAACATCTGCCGACCCTCTTCGGTCCAAAGTGGATCGGTCCGAAGCTCGTCCCATCCCTTCTTGCTCTTGGCCGTCACGGGTGAGACGAAGCGCACGATGCCGCGCTTGGTGTGCTCTTCCAGCCGCACAGACTCAACGCGCTCAACGTAGAAGCGTTGAGCCGTGAGGATGCGAACGGCATGCGACATGGCCTTGGAGTTAGGGTCAGTCGCCAAGGCCAGGCGAACAGCACGCTCGGCGGTCTGGATATCGGTGTCCTCTGGGTTGCCCGCCAAGACGGCCCGCTCGATCAACGGCTTGATCTGCTCCCGCAGCGCCTCTTCTGCGATATCGCTCATCAATCGCCGCCCCGCCGCAACCGCTGCTCGGCACTGTGGCCTTTGCTACCCCAGGGGGGTGGTAGCGGCGAGCCTAGAAGTGCGTCGAGGTCGTCTGCGATCTGCTCTAGCCGCACGATGGTGCTCACCGCCGACTCCAACGGGCCGTCTGCCATTGCCTCAACGCAGTCCCGCAGGTACTCTGCTGCCGATTCCATCTTCGTTCCCCCTTGTCCCTCTCTAATCGTAACGGTGGGTGCCGACACTAAGCGGCACCTTTTGGCCGCGTCGGAAAATCAGTTCCGGCTGACCTGCACTACTCCCAGGTGAGCCCCGCCCGCCAGGTTCGGGATGGAGACGAGTACCTCCTGACGGCTGGGACGCACCGACACGTCGCGCAGCCGTGCCCAAAGGGCGTTGGGCGCGGTGGCGGGTTCTGGGGCAGGAACGGGCTGCGAAGCAGTAGGCTCTGGCACCTCGGACCTCCAATCAGGTTCGGGCAGCTCCCGGGCCCGTTACAGCGGGTGCCGGGAGCAACGTTTTCTGGATTCATCCTACCAAATACGGGACGAGGATGTCCATAGGCAGTTATGATACGCGGGAAACCGACAGAGAGGGGAGCCCAAGTGCCAGAGATGGAAGAGGACGAGATGATCTGTGACTGCGGACACCCCAGCTCTGATCACGCCTCAGGACCGGACGACGACACCACCGAGTGCATGCATGAGGGCTGTGAGTGTCAGTGCCTGTGCGTCGGGAATGAGGTGGACGGTCCCAAGGAACTTTACCTCGGGCATGCACGCTGTCATACACCAGTGCCGAGGTACGGCGGTGGTTATCACCCGCCAATAGGGCTGTAGCTAGCGTCTAGCCCTGGAAAGGAGCCCGCATGACGATCCCCGAAACGCTCCGAGTTGAGATCGAAGCCGCCGCCTGCGAAGCGGTCCATGACGCCTGGATGGGAGCGAAGTTCTCCCAAGGCGTCACCAGCCGCAAGAGCGAGACAGGCGAGGAACTGATGGTGCCCTACAGCGACCTGAGCGACGCCGCCAAAGCTCTGGACGCCGCGTCCGTCCAGGCCACCCTAGACGCCGCTCTGCCTATCCTGGAGGCGTACTACGAGCCCAGCATGAAGCGCCTGGAGTTCGCAGAGACTCTGCTTGACGGTGGACATATCGGGATCAACGGTATCCCGTGGCGAGAAGCGTGGGAGCGCATGCAACACCTCACCGACCCCCCCACTGACGACTATAAGAAAGCCCGAGGCATAGCGCCAGCGCCCCCAGGTTCGCCCAGCCCCGAGGAAGCCATCCGCCGTATACGTGGTGGCGCATGACCCGCCGCTACCGGGAGCCACGCGACGAGCTAGACAAGCTCTACCGGGCGCTGGACGAAGAGGGGATCATCAGCACCGCCAAGTTGCGGGACACCTACGACCTGCCGGTGGGGGAGCAGCCGGATATGACGACGCTGCGCCTCACCGACCGCGCCGCCGACGTGCTGGCCCGGTTCACGCCAGAGCTCCGCGGTTCGGGTCCCTATCCGTTTCGGTGGGGAGACGAGATCGGCCACGTCCTGGCGCTTCTGGAGGTCTATGAGATTCCGGACCTGGAGCCTGGGGCGCTGAGCGACCGGCCCAGGGTGCCCCAGGGGGGCAGGAGGATGGTCGTGCCGAGGGGCGACCGGCAAGCCCTCGAGAAGTACCGGGAAGCAGCGCAGGCAGCCTTCGCTCGGGAGCGCCGGGGCCCGCGGGCAGTGTCGCCCTCCGATATCGCTGAGTATCTGGCCGAGCGCGTTCTGGCCGGAAGGCTCCAGCATGAGCAGACAGCGTCCAAACGGGTCCGGAAGCGGAAGGGAGCGACGACCAAATGAACCCCTCCTCCCCGCTGGACGGCTATCGTCAGCGCCCGGACTGCGGCCACGAGTTTCTCCGTGAGTGCCCGCTAACCGCTCGGGACTGGGAGGAAGTCTTTAATGCCTACTGCGCCTTCCGACTGATCTGCCGTGCTGTCAGCGAGCGAGCCCATGAGCAGGCCGAGAAGAAGCAGGCGACAAAGGTCAAACCGACAAGGACTCACCGGACCACCGCCCGCAGGACATAGGCCATCCCGGACCCACGACCCGCCGACGATCAGCGCCCCCACGACCATCAGGGCTAGATCCCTGCGTGTCAGCCGCACAGCGCCCTAGCTGAAAACGGGTCCGTAGCGTGCCCCCTTGTCATCGACCACGATGTAGCAGTCGGTGAGCCCCCAGCCCCTCGCCTGCGCCTGCTGTTTCTCGGCGGCGCTTGTCGGCCAGTCAAGGTGATGGGCGGTGTGCCCTGCCCAGTAGGGCTGGCCGACGGGGGAGCCGCGCAGAGGGGCGTTGCCGACGTTCTCGACACCACCGTCGGCGAGGAGGTTCCATCCGCCTCCCCCGGCGCTCGGCTGGAGAAGGGCGACGACCTGCAGGGGAGGGCTGAACATGGCGGCTCCTTTCGGGAGTGGGGGAGGAACGGGCTGGCCGGCTGCCAGCGCCAGGATATGGACGCGCTGAGCCTTGATCGGGTTGCCGGGACACGCGGTGTGCCCCCCGTAACTGGCCCCACCCATCCCGTGCCAGCCGAGCCCCTTGGCGCCCGGGGCATCCGAGAGTTGGAGAGCCATCCCCTCGGCCTCGTGGAGCCAGCGGATGAGCTTGCCGTTCGTAGCGATCTGCGCGTCCGTCAGTGCGTCCGGAGCGGGGTGCTGCGCCCACACGGAGGCTACGGCCTCGTTCTCGATGCTCACGTAGTAGGGATTGCCCGCTTCCTGCGCCCATGCTGCGTCGTCGGTGTCGACCCATTGGAAGAGGGTTCCATCCCGGGCGGTGCCAAAGTTGGAGCTCGACTGGGAGGCAGGATTGCGGAACCAGCCGTCGGTGCCGAGCAGCGTCCCGGCGTAGAACACCCCGCCGTGCCAGGAGCCGTCCATGGCGTGTTCGATGGCTCCCAGGATCGGCTTCACCATCCCACCGGGGTATCGGTTGGAGATGGGTCCTCGCCACTCAGCGAATGGGCATCTCATGCTCTCCCCCCTTCTATGAGCCTGCTGTTGAGTCCAGCGCCCCGATGGCGAGCCGGATCAGTCCTGTGACCTGCTGGGTAAGCCGAACGGTCTGAGCGACCGCTTGGACCTGCTGCTGAGCGGCCGGAAGGGCAAGAAAGGCAGCGTTGGCCGCTAGAGCCCCTTGTGCCCGCTGGCGGAGCGTGACGCCGTTCGACCGCTGCGTCTGGGCAGCGGCCTCGACATTGGGTGCATCGGCCAGGCGGGCGTCGTAGTCGGCCTGCTCCGCTGCGCTGAGCGGCATCACCACCTGACCCTGCCCGGTGAACACGATCCGATTCGTCATCCCTGACTCCCTTCGCTCATACGATTCCCCACATCGTCAATTCGCTGTCGGTGATGAGCCCCCCGGCGCTGGGGAAGACGAGGACGGACGTGATGGCCGCGGCGTTGGCCCAGAAGCCTCCGCTGAGTTCGAGCTGCTGGCCGGTTCCCAGTAGCGTCGTGGAGGCGTTCGATGACGCCAGACCGAGCTTGTAGTGAGCGTCGGCGTGGAAGGGGAATGTGACCATCCCGCCGCCGAAGATGTTGGCCGTGGCATTGGCCCCCGGGATGATCCCCACGCGGAGGGCGTTGACACCGCCAGAGCCGGAAGCGGCCACGGTCGTGTTCGTGGCATCCAGCGGCTCCCAGTAGTAGTTGTTGCCCGAGTCCCCGTTGAACTGCGCCACCAAGGCCTGGTTCGTCACCGCGGCGTCCGAGCGGCCCTTCCAGAACATGACGAGGTGGTGGAAGCCGAGCGGGATGGGGAAGTTCACGGAGGCGACCGGCGAGAGCCCAGGCGTCACAAGGGCGCTCTTGATCGGCAGCCACGGCGAGATGCCCGTGGAACTTGATCCCGCGGGCCCGGTCGGTCCCTGCGGGCCGGCGACAAGGAACCGCGCCTCCAGCGCCCGGAGCCGCTCGTCCAGGTCCGCGACGATTCCCGGCAGTTCCTGGGGCTGCCCGGAGTAGGTCATCAGACCACCAGCGGCACGAGGGTCAGCCCGACGATCTCGCCAGCGGCCCCGCTCGTCACATCAACGGCCTGGAGCCGGAACGTCCCCTGCGCGGTCGTCAGCCCGAGGGAAAAGGCGGTGTCGATGCGGATGCCAGGGATGAGCTCATCGAATCGGATCGGTGCCTGCGGGGTCAACTGGAGGTTGAGGTAGAGCGGCGCTGGGTTGAGGAACGCCAGCCGGTCGGCGGCGGCGTGGGTGGCCGAGAGCCGGTCGAGGATCAGCGGCTCGGAGACCACCTGAGAGATGAGCCCGTGCGCGTCGTCGGGGAATCCCACGGTGCTGACGATCTGGTTCAGGGCGGCGTCCTGCGCTGCTTTCACGACCACGCGCGTCGCCATGTTGAGCCCCTGCTTGGTGAGCTTCGGCGTGCTGCCCCCAGGGTCCTGGTGGACGGCAGGCTCGTAGAGGATGGTGCTGGCAGTCTTCGCCGCCTTGCCCCCGTAGCGCAGCGTGCGCCCGATACAGGTGAAGTCCACTCCCGACCGGCTGAGCTCCCGCAGGGCGTCCCCGGCGATGGTGTTCGACGCCGCCGTGACCGTCCGCGCGCCGGTAATACCGATCTCCCCCAGGAAGAACGCCGTGATGTTGGGAGAGGCGTCCTGCACGAGCGCATCGGCGAGGTAGCCGCCGAAGATGTCCGCGAGGTCCGTAGCGTTGAAGATCCGGGTGAATGGCAGCGTGCGGCGCTCAATCCATGTGAAGAGGTCCCGGGCTCCGATGTTGAGGTTGAGCGGGTCCCAGGAGGGCACCGTGACCGGGCCGGCCCACGAGGGAGCATCCCCGGGCCGGTAGTTGCGGAACGCCACGATCTCGTGCTGGAACGGCTCGAGATCCCCGAGGACCGGTATGCAGTCCTCGTTCTTGGCAGCCAGCACGGTCACGGAGCACGTAGACACATCATTAAGCTTACGGCTGAGGGTGAGGGTTTCGTAGTCAAGTTCGGCCAGCAGCTGCCCCCCGCCCCGGGTGGCGACGAACACCCGCCAAACCCCGCAGTCGAGGATGTTGGGCCGCGCTGCCGACATCACGGCGCCGAACGGGTCCACCCCATGCCCAACGGAGATGCCAAACGAGCCCGACGTGGCGGCGAGCCCGGTAGCCGCCAGGGGACTCGTTACCACCAGGGCCATCGCTCCTGTGGTGGACGCAAGCCCGGTGGCAGCGAGAACCTGGGGAATGCCCATGAGGAACGAGCCCGTGGTAGCCGCGAGTCCGGTAGCGGCCAAGGGCTGCGGGATGCCCATCAGGAACGAGCCTGACGTCGCGGCCAGCCCTGTCGAGGCGAGGGGCCTGAGCACAGCAAGGGCGAACGACCCGCTCGTGGATGCCAGTCCCGCTGCCGCCAGCACGAGGGCGGTGTAGGTGAACTGGTCGGCCGCCACGGTGGCGCTCGTACCGCAGGGCGTGACGACCGTGACGTCCACCACTCCACTGCCCGATGGTGAGACGCACGTCACCCGAGAGGCCATCGCCCGTAGGAGCACGCCGCCGGCGGACGACACCTGGGAGGCGCTGGAGGCGACCGGTGACACCGTGCCCGAGACGTTCAGGTTGTAGGCAACCTGGTTGCCGTTCGCATCGGTCTGATAGGTGAACCCGGTAGTCCCCCCGGCGCTGCCGGACCCTGGCCATTGGATGAAGCCGAAATAGAACTCTCCGGTAGAGGTCGGGGTCAGGGACGGGTAGGGGGGGGATGTCGAAGCGCCGCTGGAGATGCCGCCCACGACATCGATCACCCATGCCGTGTTGGCTCCCGTCGAGGGTGAGAACTCCTGGCAGGCCATCTCCGTAGAGACCGTCCCGGCGTTGCTGTAGGTGGCCGTGATGGTGGCCGCTCCCGGCGTTGTGACGATGCCGAACCAGATGGAGATCTCGTGGATCCCCTGGGCATCGGGGAGCAGCTGCATGGCGCGGGTCCACGCCCCGAAGTTCCCGGCCGCAGGCACACCGCCTCCCGAGACTCCCGTGCAGGAATAGTTCTGGCCCGCTGTGAACTTGGTCTCCACCGCCAGGCAGAGCACGTTCCCAGCCGCCGCAGGGGAGACAGAGAGGGTGGTCTGCTGCGCCGCCACCGCAGAGATGAGCGTCCCGACGGCCGTAATGGTGGCAATAGTCCCGGCCACAACCGACGTGGCGCTGGCCGCGGCGAACTTGACAGCCGTGGCGTTCCAGAGGTTCCGTCCCGAGATGGTGACAGCGGTCCCGCCCGATCCCGTCCCAGTGGCGGGTGAGATCGCGGTGACCACCGGAGGCAGGCACATATCGAATGAGCCCGTGGTGGAGGCAAGCCCGGTAGCAGCCAGCACGTGGGTGGTCGCCGCCGAGGCGATGAGCAGGACACCGATGGCGTGAGAGACGCTTGCCGTGGTGCTCTGTGTCGGCGCCACGGTCCCCGAACCGGCTGACACCGAGTAGATGTACGGGTTCCCGTTGGCGTCGGTCGCGGTGACCCACGTAAAGCCCCCACCCGTCGGCGTGCCGTAGGAGCCTCCACTCGGTACGCGCGCTCCGTAGACGGCAAGTTCGCCCGAGCCTGCTGCGGTGAGGCTTGGGTAGGTGATGGTAGCCGCCGAGGCGTTGTTGTTGAATCCGGACTGCGAACCATCGCGCGCCCATGTCGTCGCCGTGTTGCCGTTGGAGAACGTCCGGCAGTCGAGGTCGGTTGCCAGCCCCGCCGTCGAGGAAGCCCAGGTGATGGTGATCGTCTCGTGGCCCGACGTGTTCCCGTTTGCCACCGTCCCGATCCACATCTCGTGGCGCTTGACGGTCCCGTTCGTATCGTTGGTGGGCCCGGCCACTTTCGTCCACGTTGTGGCGTTCCCGCCGCTGATGGATGAGACATTGATCGTGCTCGTCGCGAGCTTGGTGACAAGCACCCGCACGTCCCCGACGGCAGCGACTGCGGTCAGGGTCAGGGTGGTAAGGGCGGTCCCGGTGGCAGAGTCGAGGCTCCCGACAACGGTGATTGCCATCTAGGCCGGATCCGTGAGCGCCGAGGTGCTGAGAGCGATGTTCGTGATGGCGGCCACGTCGATTGCCATAGCCCCGCTCTTGTATGCCAGCGCGACCTGGGTGGCCCCTGTGCCGGAGTGCTTGGCGACGACGTTCAGAGAGCGCGCGTCGGTGCCCATGAAGGTGACCTGATACGTACGCCCGGCGACCATCGCCGCCAGCGGCAGGCTTCCCTTAACGAGCGCCATATGGGCGTTATGTCTTCATCATGAACGCCCACGTACGGTACGGAGGCAGCGTGTTGTGCGCGGCTCCGCCACCCGTGGCGTTGATGAGAGCCCCCGTGCCGACGTTGGGTGCACCCTCCGCTATGTTCGGCCCACCACCGACGCCACCTGTATTCGGGTAGGTGTGGGTATGCGACGGCATCTCGGCTGTGGTGAGCGTGTGGTTTTTCTCACCCCCGGTGGCTCCGATGGTAAACGACGCGTCCGACCCCGACACACCGGCTGGGAACATCCCCTGCATGTTGGGAACGTTGAATGTGGTGACACCGTCCCCCGGTCCCCACAGCCCCGCATAAGAAGCCGCCGAGGCGAGCGCGTTGAGTGCCGCGTAGGTCACTCGGGATACCGCTTGCCCGAGCAACGCTAGGTAACCTGCCGGGGGAGTGTTGGATGGATAGAGGATTGTGGCACCCGGAACCATCGCAGAGGCGACGAACAGTCCGGCAGCACCGCATGTCAGGGCATTGCTGCCACTCGGGTCGATGATTGGTGCGATGACGTAGGGGTTGCCCGTGGAGCCATCCCCGGTGATGGAGATGCAGTTCCCGCCGCTCAGGTGGCAGCCGCAGCCCGACGAGTTGTCAATACATGCCATCGCTCCCGCCTCCTCTCATAGTTCTCGGTCGATCTGCTCCAGTAGCACCTTCGAATTTCCATTGACCGCCGTCGCCCGGACACAGATGCACGCCCGCGCGCACGGCCCGATGTCCATCCAGTCCAGCGGAGCGCCACCCGTGGAGATCACGTCGAGCCCCCCGATGAGCAGCCCCGAAGCCGCCTCAATGACCTGCACCGTCCGGGTGGTCCCGTCGATGACGAGGGTGCAACCGGGCGGGATCTGGGCGACGGTGAAGCTGACCGTGGGAGTGGAGGGCGAGGGACAGGTCTCGTTGCTCCGCAGCGGCGCCAGCGAAAACGACAGCCCCGTCACGTAGCCCGGCCCCCCGCTCGTGACGGTGATCCGGGTGGTGGAGTCCCCGATCCATTGGGTAGTCGAGGCCGTGCCACAGACGGTTGTGTTCGCCAGGAGGGGCTGGTTGACGAGCGTCGCCGGGTCGGCGAACAGGTAGGCGATCTCGCTGCCGAGTTGGAACGCCACGGTCCGCACGATGCACCCGTTGAGCCCCGAGATGGGCGAGATGGTCGGCCCGTCGATGAGCCCCGCCCCGTAGAGGTGCCGCCACCGCGCTGGCTGGCCGACGTCGGGACAGGCGGGCAGCAGGCAGGCCGACGACAGGTTGCAGGGGTCCTCGCAGTTGCCCCGCAGCGCCGCCGTGAGCCAGCGCGTACCCCACTCCATGCTCATCTCGCTCCCGCCGTACATGGCCCCGCTGACCTGCACCGTGCGCCCCTTGGGGATGAGCCGCCCGAGGGACTGCCCACCGTTCGCCCGGGGCTTGGCGGGACGCGTGAGCACAGGAGGCACGACGACGGAGTCCAGCAGGAGCCCATAGAAGAACTGGGATTCGGGTCGGCTGGCCTCGTACCACGGGGCGGGATCGGAATAGGGCGATCCCCACGTTCCGTCGATGGCGGAGCACGAGCAGTTCGGGTCCGATCGGGCCTGCACCTGGAGCGGCAGGAAACGCTTGAGGTAGGCCAGCGTCCGCGCCGCGTTGGCGATCTCCCTGTTCGCCAAGACGAGGTAGCCAACCATCAGCGGGTCGCCTGCTGGCCGAGGCGGGAAGCTACAGCGAATGCCGTAGCCTGCGGATCCTGCGCCACCTCGTTGACGGTGACGTGCTGCACCACAGCCCCCGGTGCCGACGCCGCCTGAGCCGTGGTGGTCGTCGTGGAGCCCGTAGACAGTGCTGGGGCGTTCGGGTTGACCACGAGAGCGCTCGCCAGTTGTGAGGCCGCGGAGGCGACGAGGGGTATCCCTCCGGTCATGCCGAGAGCAAGCCCCTCCGCCCACTGGCTCCCGAGTTCCATCGCCACCCTTGACGGAGATCCGGGCTTGATAGCCGCGGCCGTTCCCGACTGGGCAGAGGTTCCCAATGCCTGCGCCGCGGCAAAGACCCGCGCGTTGGCTCCGTTGATCCCAGCGAACAACCCGTCACCGAAACTTTTACCGACATCCGTACCTGCTGTGGCCTCAGCCGTTTTGAGTTGCTCCGCTTGAACCTCCAGGGCGTGCTGGACGAGGGGCGTCGCATTGGCGACAGCGCCGGCGAGCGCACCTCCCTGGATTGGCCCCTGTGCCAGCAGGGCGTTCGCCAGTACCGTGTTCCCTGCCTCAAAGATCTTCTGGACGTTGGCGTAAAAGTTGACCTCGTTCGTCAACTGGGTCGAGAACGCTTTCAGTAGGTTCGCGTTCAGGCTGGCCCCGAAGATGGTCGCTATCTCCTGCGCATGCTTGTCCTCATCCGTCTTGAGGGTCTCCGCTTTCGTCTCCAGTGCAGCCACGACGGTGACGGTCGCTCCGGCCACTGCTGATGCTTCGGCTGCCCCCGTCTTCGGACCCTGGGCGAGCAGCTCCGCCACGATCTCCGTGCCGCCCTCGGCCTGGATCTTCTCCAGGTCGGTGAAGAACTTGTTCTCAGCGGCGATCTGCTCGTCAAGCCCCTGTTGCAGCGAGGCGAGGGCGTCCACATGCGTCTTGGCTGCGGCAGCCGTGGACGATCCCTGCTTGGCGTTCCCCGACTCCACGACGGTGGTGAGATGGTCCTCAGCATCCGAGACCTTCTGGATAGCAGCCACCATCGCCGCGGATCCCGGTAAGGAATCGACGAATAGCTTGTTTTGGGCGTCCTGAGTTGTTTCCTGGGTCTGCTGGGCTTGAGCGAGGGATAGTTCCGCATCGGCCTGATTGTTCCGTGCTGTCGTCATGGCCGCCGAACCGGGCAGCGAGTCGGCGATGGTCTGGGCTTGCTTGTCCTGGGTAGCCTCTTGAGACTGCTGGGCCGATTGGAGAGCTAGTTCCGAGCTAGCCAGTTTGTCCTTGGCCGCCTGCATCGCCGCCGACCCAGGAAGCGAATCCGTCGTGAGTTTGGCCTGAGCAGCGAGGGCGTCATTCAGGGTCCGGACGGCATCGGTCCAGGCGAAGTCCGCCTCAGTGACCTTGATCTGCGCATCCTCTTTCTGCCGGTCAGTGGCGGTCCCCGCCGCGAGCAAAAGCGTTTGGGCAGCCACGGCATCCGAGAGAGCAAGAGTCGTCTTCTCTTGGTTCGTTTGCGCCTTGGCTACGTTCTCGGCTGCTAGCGCCTTGGTATCCCCAGAGGGACCGCCCGCCAAGGCTTTCAGGGCTACCTCGTCAGCGATAACGGTCTGCTCGGCAGAATGGGTGGTCTGCGCCGCCTGTGCGATGGATAGCAGCCCGGCAGCTAACTCCTCGGCGGTCTGTCCCGCTGCCAAGGTATCGAAAGCGGTCTGGGTATCGTTGACCTTTTGGAGAGCATCCCGGACGGTCTTTAACGCTGCTTCCTCGGAGAGCAGTCCGGCTGTTCTCTGGTCCTGTGTAGGCCCGGCGGCCAAGGTGTCTCTGGCTGCCTCCGCCGCAGTAAGCGCCGCTGTGGCGTCCCGTAGATCCTTGGCGTGGGTCGCCTGAGTGGCAAGCGCCGATGCCCCGCTGTTGCTCGATGTCGCCTGCTTGTCGGCAGCCTTCGCAGCGGCATCGATGGCCGTGGAGACGTCCCCGAATACCGTGGAGACCCCTGTCAGCTTTCCGGTGGCCCCCGTGACGAGAGAGTTGTTGGCCGACTCCACGGACGCGATGGCGACATTGACTCCATCGAGCTTGGCGGCCGAGGCTGCGATGGCATCCCCAAAAGCTTGCGCCGTCTGGGCACCGTTGGCCTGGGAACCGGAGAGTGAATCCGTAGAGGTCTTCGTGGTGTCGAGGGCGGTTTTGAGAGTCGCGGCTTCCCCCGTGAGCGCCTTCATGCCGGAGGCGTAGTCACCGATCTGCTTCTGCCCATCCACGGTGTTGAGGGTCGGAACAAGGCTGCTGCCGGCAGGGTTTTGCTTCTTGAGGTCCGCAATCTTGGTGTTCACCGCGTCCAACTGCGTCTGGAGTTCCGAGACGGACTCCTTGGCAACATCGGTATTCGACTTGAGCCCTGCCACGGCGAGTGCCAGCTTGTTGGCATTGTCGGTGTTCGAGGAAGCCGCCGCGTTGCTGATGAGCGCGACGGCTCCGATCGCTGCGACGGCAACCGCTACCGGTCCGAGGGATGCGACAAGGCCGTCCACGGCCCCGGTGAGTAGCCCAACGGCTCCCACATCAGCCGTAGCGTTCGCTCCGAGGGTGAACAGGCCAGCGGCGAAGGTGGAGACCTTGTCGATGACGATGGCCGCTGTGAACGCCTCGACGGCAGTCGTCAGGATCGGCAGGGGGATCGCATTGATGATCCCGGCCAGCACGCTGAGTGCCCCAGCGAGAAGCCCCAGGACACCGAGGAGAGGCGTGGCGGCCTCCAGGAGACGCCCGATGGTGGTGGCCAGCCCTGCGAGCAACGGGCCGATGTCGGTGAACAGTTGGGTTATCGGGCCGATGAGCGGAGCGCCGACCGTGGCAATGGTCTCCTTGAGGCTCTCCGTCAGCTTGGGCAGAGCGAGGGCAGCGGAGTTGGAGCCCTTCGCCACCGCGTCCCCAAGCGAGGTCCCCAGCTTGTCGGTCGTGATGGCGGCGCCGGCCGCGATCTTGTCGAACTGGGAGACGGTGTCCCGCCCGTCGGCGGTGGCCAGAGCGTGCGCCTTGGCGGCGATCTCGGTGGACGTGAGGGATAGCCCGAGGCTTGCAGCGGCTCGCCCACCTCGGGCTAGGGAGCCCGTCAGGGAGTTCATGATCGTGTCGGCCGAACCGAGCGCCGGGTTGGTCACGGCCAGGTAAGTGGCGAGGGCAGTGATCTGGTTCGCGGTCTGTGTGATGGCCGGCGCGGTGGCTCCCGCCGAGAAACCGATAGACCCGATCTTGGAGTTGGCCTGCTCCAAACCGGGGAGAGATGCGCCGGTCGATGTGGCAATCTGCTGGAGGGACTGGCTGAAGTTGTTGTTGGCAAGCGTGACCTGCTGTACGGCGGTGACCGAAGCCCCGTAGACGAAGTTCAGCCGGTTGAGCGCCGTTTCCTCGTTGACGGCCGCGGTGAAGAAGATCCCCATCGCCCCGGCCCCGGCGGCCACTGCCGCCCCGAAGGGACCGAGCGCCGAGGCGACTCCTCCAGCGTTGCCCTCCAGCCCCGCGGTGGCTACCTCAGCGCCTCGGGTGGCACTCGAAAGGGCGTTGATCCCCTCCGCGGCCGTAGCCGCCTCTGCTCCGCTGGCAATGATCCCCTGGGCGTTGCCGGTTCCCGTGGCGACGTTGGAGACCTGTGCCTCGAAGACGGATTGCATCGCCGCGTCACCCTGGGCGACCAGATCCGCGGTATCGGCCTGGAGGACTACCGTGGGATCGATGGCCTGGACGGCGGAGTCTCCCTCAGATGTGATCGCCGACACGTCAGGGCTCAGCGTCAGCGAGTTGTCAACGCCCTGCACGGCCGTCGAGAGCGACTCCGAAAGCGTGGCGGAGAAGTCCAGCGCCGCCTTGGTCAGTTCGCTTGCGAGGTCCCCAACCGCGGATAAGGCAGGTTGGATATTTAGCTCTAACTCCTCAGTTAGCCCGGCCACTTAGGGCATTCCCTCGGACGGGTCAGGCAGGGCCGTGGGGACAAGCGAGATCGAGGGGGGAGGACGCCCCTCCTGCGCGGCCTTGACCCGCGCGGCGAGCAGCGCCCGACCGGTGAGCATCCCCGTAGGCTGATCCGCCTTGCCGACGCCGAGCATCACGGCGAGCTGCCATATCTCGCACGCGTCGACCTGGCGGGGCTCCCAGCCCTTGAGCTCGAAGAACACGCGGTACAGCGACTCGGCCTCTCCGAGTCCGAGACCTGCCAGAGCCGAAGGCGTGGCACCAGGGCCTAGCGGCTCGAAGCAGCCAAAGGGACCGTGGTCCAGTGGTCCTTGAGCATCTGGTGAAACGAGGTGTTCGCCATCCACGGCGCGCAGTCGTCGGTGGCCGGTGGTTCCTTGTCGCAGAGCACCCGCCACACGTCCAGCACCCACGCGAGGACGCTGTCGCGGAGTTCCGTCTCGAAGGTGGTGCGCCACGCAACGGTGCGCTCCGCCTCGGGAACCGCGTTGGCCCGATCGACGATGACCTTCTCCTGAGCGGCCACCTCCGCCCACAGCTCCTCGAACTTGCGGAACTGCCCGAAGGTGGGCCGGCGCCACCGGAAGTGCGTCCCGGTCAGCGTGAGACGGATGGTGCCGTTCGGCTCCAGCGATATCTCGTCACCGACAGTCGCATCGGCCATGCGTAACTCCCTTCTCTCTCGGTATCCCGCCAGATCGACGGGCTGATCGGTCAACTGTCTGCGGGCGTGCAGGACATCTGCACGGTGATCGGGATCCGGACCGCTCCGATGGCGCCCGAAGGCCCGTAGGGCGTGGCGGGGCCGAGCGTGTAGAGACGGCACGCTCCGAAGAGGGTCCCGGCCTGCGCCTGGGCGAGCAGCCCGCACATCAGGATCTCGGCGTCGGCCATGACCTCCTCGTGGGCGTTCGTGATAGCCGCGGGATCCGGGAAGGTGTCGCCCTGGATGACGGGCATGCATCTCGTGCTCTCGAGGATGAAATCTGCTGCCAGCACCGCCGCGCAACGCACGGGCTTACGGGACTGAGCCGGGAATGGATCCACGATGTAAAGCCCCGGTGGCTGCCAAGCCACGGTGGTTTGCTCGCAGCCGTCATATGAAATGAGACCGGTGGCGATGTACTGGCGAGCCGGGACGCGGGCCCCGAGAGCGATGACCGCGGCAGCTAGGATCGCCTCGGCGGTCTCCGAGAGGTTTGAGGGCTGGCTCATTGCACCGATGCCAAGATGTCGGGCCAGCGTTCAAGGGTCTTCGTCCACCAACCCGTGCCAGTCGTGCCGGGGTGCTGGACATGCGGCATAAAGGCCGGATGAAGTCCTGCGCGCGGCCACTCGAATCGAAGAACCCTCGTGTTCACGGCCACGATGGGATGAGGCGGGGTGTCGGTGTTCGTGAACGAGGCGTGAGGCGCCGATGCCACGGCGTGGAAGGTGAAGGTGGTCTGGTCAAACCTGACATTGACCGCGATGGAATTCCTGAGCATTCCCGGCTCGTGGTCCTGGTAGGGATTCGGCGTTCCGACCGGCGCTGCCCGCTGGAGCTCCCGCTCAAGCGTCTCCCTCGCTTTTCCGGCGATGACGGCCGCTTCGTACCTCACCCGCGCCTCAAGATCGGTCTGGAAGGTCAAGGGGTCATCCGCCTGTGCGGCTCAACGTCGATGCTGATGACCCGGGCACGCCGAGTCAGGTGGTTCGGATTGAATGCAGCGATGACCTGATCCACCAGAGGCAGCCCGGTGAAGCCCTTGGCGAGGAACACTGACGTGTCCGTTACGAACGTCGCAGTTACACCTTGTCTCGTCATTGTCTGAATATGAGAGGGCAGCTTGCACTGCCCCGACCCGTTCGATGCAAGCCAGAATTGGCCCGCTAGGACGTTCACCGCCATCACAACCGAGGCCGGTGGATCTTGCCCGTAGAGGTAGCGGATCTCGAAGGTCCCCACGGATCCGCTTGACGGGCCCACTCGAGAACAGCACGGCCAGACGAGTTGGTTGCCGTTAGCGTCAGGCTGACGTACCAGCTTTCCGAGCGGATCAAGGCGCCACGTGGTCGGGTCGATCTCAGCCCCATCGATCTTGATGGACTCCACCACCCGCGCATCGTGCCCCAGGTCGATCTCCGAAGCGCAGATCAGCGTGTTCCGTGGCCCCTCCTGCGTCCCACCGAGCCAAGCGCCGAACCCTACCGGCCAGCCCGAGCCGTAGAGCCCGAAGCCCCCCGAGAGCGGCCAGCCGAAGGCATGGGCAGCACAGAGCCCTCCGCACGAGCACGACTCGTGGCCGGGGCGGATGGTGGCCCGGCAGAGCCCCTTGAACTGTCGCCCCGTCAGGGCATAGAGAACCTCGCCCGCGGCCTCTATCCACTCCGTGAGGTCCGCCAGAGGGTCGATACCCGCCACCGCCCCCCGGACCGCATCGGCAGTTGTCCAGGGGAAGCACGGCCCTGCACCGGGCCCCGTGATAGCACCGACGACGGGGTAGATGGCCACCGTGATCCCGTCGGCCGGGTAGGCAACCGGCGCGGCACCGGGAGTCGTCACCATGAAATAGCCGGTGAACTGACCGGCCAGCGCTGTGTCCGTGGCCGTCCCCGTGTAGGTGACCGTTCCGCCTGCGGGGTTCGTGACTGCGGCGACCCCATTGACGATCAGCGTCCCTCCCGCCTTCGGGTACATCTGGAACGCAACCGTCTTCCCAGTGAGGTTCACCACGGATCCATCGGGGTTGGCGAGGACAGCGGGGATCACGAGGATGTCCCCGGAGCGGACGGAGACCGTGGATGCGATGGCGGGAGTTGTCATATCCCTGCCTTCGTCGGCCAGCCCGAAACGCCGAGAGCAATCTTGGTCGGGCCCGGAGTGAATGGAGTCGCTGAGGCGAACGCAAAGGATCCCGTGGTGGCAGCGAGTCCTGCCGCGGCCATCGGGACCGGTAACCCTACGTTCATGCCGCCACTGGTCGAGGCCAGCCCGGCAGCGGCCAATGACCACTTCATGGTCATGCTCGCGGACCCTGTGGTGGCAGCCAGCGCATCGGAGGACAGCCCCCGTCGGACCACCAGATCCATCGTCCCGGCCGTGGCAGCGAGTCCCGTGGCAGAGAGTGTGATGTTCACGCTGAGGGCGGCGGAGCCCGTGGTGGCAGCCAAGCCGGTTGCCGCAAGGACGATGGTCACGTTGAGCGCTGCCGAGCCCGACGTGGCAGCGAGGCCAATGGCAGCGAGGACGTGAACGGTGCCCGCCACAGCCTTGAATGTGGCAATGGCAGCCCCTGCATCGCTCGAGGCCGGGGACCAAGTGCCGGTTGCCGAGTAGGTGCCTGTTGCCCCGACGATCTGATCGCCGATGTGGCAGGCCGAGGATGCGGAGCCGACGGTTGCCAGTCCGTTCGGCTCCTCGATCTGCGAGGTGTAGCCCGCGGACCATGACGAGAGCACCCACGGGTGGTTGTTGCCGGCGTGGGGACCCACGACCACGATAACGAGCTCGCTGGCCTGAGTGGTCGTGGGCGTGGTTCCCGTGGCGAGGCTTGAAGCTGACGAGTTGATCGTATTGGAGGCGGTCTGGTCGAGCGGTGTGGCGGTGAGGCCCGAGTATTCGATTACTCCACCCGCGCACGAGTCTGCCACGCTGGGCGCGAAGGTCACGCTGGACCCGTCGCCAGCCTGCACCACTCGGTAGAAGATGTAGAGCCCCTGTCCGCTGACAGCCGACACGGCGAGGGTGAACCCGGCCGGCGTGGAGACCGTGGCATCCGAGTTGCAAGCTGCCACGAGGAGGTTTCCGGGTGTGGGTGGGGCGTCAAGCGTGACCACGAGGCCGCTGGTGTTCCCGGCGCTCTGAGCCCCCTTTTTCTGGACGAGAGTGACCGCCACAGGCGCTCACCCCCTTCGTGCTGCGAGGTAGTCGAGGATCGTCACCTCGTAGTCTCTGATATGCCCACACTGCACGGTGGGGTCTAAGAAGGCTGGCACAGCCATCTCCTGGAGACGCATGGCAAAGTGGACGTCCTCACCGATGTCGGGCTGTATGGAGACCTGATACCAGCGCTCGTCCTCGTACTGCATCTTCATGAGCCGGTAGACATCGGCCTTGACGAGCGTCGCGCCCATCCCGAGGCCACCCACGAGATGCAGGCTCTCTGTGGGCGGGATCTCCTGGTACATTTCGAAGGGGTCCAGCCCGAACGCCACCGGCCCATATGGCTTGTCTTTGGAGTGGTACATCCCCCCCACAACAGGAAGGTTGTGAGTTAGGAGTTTTGCTACAGCGTCAGGTCGGCAGGTCACATCGTGATCAACCCAAAAAATATGCGTGGCGTCGTACGCCAACGCCTGTCGCACCAGATCATTCCTCGCCTGATCGATATAGGGGATGGTGGTGAACTTCCATTCAGCCTCAACGCCAGAAGCCACGACACCGACCCGGAGGCGCTCAAAGGCCACCATGAACCACGGCGAGGGATGCCCGTAGAGCGGCGTGGCGATGACGACCCGCGGCTTCTCGCTCACGTTTCCAACCCGGCGTAGTTTGCCAGTGCAACCCATGCGCAGTCGTCAGCGTGTCGCCACGCGCTCTGGCAGTACCGGCAAACGTTCACTCCCTCGCCGGTATCCCACGGGTCGCCGAGCCCTTTGACGAACTCCAACAAAGTGGCTAGGTCGTTGCCATGAGGCTCAGGCCGGGGGCCAGTGAGAGACGGAAGACTCTCCCACGCGTGAGGCCCGGCATGACCGGCCTTGAACCCGCAGGAGATCGGAAGGTGAGCGTCGCCATAGAAGGTCTCCGCCCCGCAGAGAGGGAGATCTGTCCTCACGATGGGGACGGGCTCGCTCATGCCCATCTCCGAAGCCAGCCACCCGGATTCTGTGTCGCTGCGAACATGCCCTCCAGATCCCGGTCAACTTGCCAGTCACGATGAGCGGTCAGGAAGTCCTCGACGGCCTCCATCGGCGTCCCGCGGTAGCGTGCCCGGGCCGGCGCGTTCGGTGGCATCCAGTCGAGGACCGAGTCCTCCACCACCATGTAGGAGCCCGGTGTCACGAGACCGCTATAGGCCTCCATCTCGGCCCTGACGTGCGAAGCGGAGTGGTCCGAGTCCAGCGACACCACGACAGGGCTTGCATCCCCTACGGCCTCTCTGACCGCCTCCACGATCCCGGGGTCAATGCTGTTCCCTACGACCTGGATGACATTGTCCCGCCACCCCATGACCGTGTCGTAGCTCGGCCAAGGGTCGATGTCCACCGTGACGACCCCGCAGCCGAGAAGCGACAGGAAGAGGGCGAAGTGCCCCGACCCGGTGCCGCTCTCAACCACAACGGCAGGCTGGACGCTCGCCACGATGGTGCGGTAACGGGCGATGTCCTCCGCGATCTTCTGAGTGCCCTCGGCCCCCTGCCGGAACCACGCCAGCACGGATGCCCGCTTGTCAACCACGTCGGCCTCGCTCACGTTTGGGCAGGTTCCTTCTCGGGCTCGGGTTCCTTAGGCGCGTAGAGGTCAACGTACTGGCGCAGCATGAAGGCGACCCGTGCCGCCACCTCGGGCACGGCCTGCATCGGGAAGCCCCGAGGGATGGGCGTCACGAGAGCCTCGCCGTCCTCCAAGGTATGGGCGAACATATCCAGCTTGACCTGGGCGTTCTCCACCTCACCGGCGACAGCCACGGAGTACGTAGCCATCAGACCGTATAGCTCAAGGTGATCGCTCCCACGGCAACGGTTGCCGAGTCCCCGTTCGCGGGCGTCTTGGGCGTTGTCAAGGTCCACCAGGCATACATATTGGCCGTCGCGGTGCCACCCGAGACGCCGTCCATGAGCGAGGCGTAGCTGAGCGTGGCCCCCGTGTTCGCGGTGAACGGGCCGAAGGTCAACCCGCCAGAGTTCGATGTGACGGGCGGGTCGGCCGCGGTGGGTGCCGAGAAGGCCACGGACTGCCGTGCGTAACCGGTTGCCGTGTACTCGCCTCCGAGGGTGCTGTCGGTCGGAGCCGTGGAGTTGAGAGCGATGAACGGCGTGTAGGTGGAGACGCTCACCCGCCCGTCGGCGGCGTCGAGACCTCTGGACTTGCCGAGCCTGCTGAATTCGCCTGCCATTACGTCGTCACCTCCTCAGCCACGGGCTCGTAGTGGGTCGGATCGTTGAGTTCCGCCGCCGTGACGGGGTAGTTGCGGGAGACCTGCCCCATGAACGGCTGGCCGTCCTCCCCGTAGGCGATGGCCGGAACCGGGAAGGCCAGCACCCAGCAGTCCCCGTCATGGTGCGAGGCCCCCAGTTCGTCGGCCGGCGAGAAGCCGATAACGGTTCCCACCCAGCCGGGATGCAGCGGATCGCCCGTGGAGCCGTCCTCGTTGACGTCGTTGCCGATCCTGCGGAGCAGCTTGTATCTCTGCCCTAGTGCGATATCTGCCATGTGGTGACCTTTCGGTTCCGACCTGTCAGTTGGTCAAGGGATCAGGAGTGGGGAAGTGTTTGCAATCCGCACAGCGGCGCCGGGAGGGAGGTCTCAAGTTGCCAAGCCCTGATTGACGTAATCCCCCCAGGAACGTTCCATTCCTCGAAGGGGCCGTCTTCGAAGTTCGGGTTCTCGTAGCAGACTCCGGTGTAAGGGACGTTGAGAATTCCCTCGTTAAACGTGTCGTCGCCGGCCCTCCACGTCACCCTTGGATACACCCAATGGATGTAGGGATAGTTCGGGTCCTGAGAGCCACCTTTCTGATTCTGGGTCCACACATCCATGCTCACGCCATTCGCCTGCTGCTGGCCGAGTGGCGGCACCATGTGGCCGAGCGAATTCCCGCCGACTTGGATCAGAGTGCCGGTGGAGAGAATCCACATCAACTCAGCGTCGAGCTGGCAGAGTTGCAGTGTGAGCGTGAGGCCCTGGATGTCGTCCTGCTGCTGGACGACCGTGCAGACCCCGCCGCAGGCGTTGCGCTGCTCGAAGCGGTTTCCTGCCTTGACCTGCCACGTCGCCTTGACCTCGATCGGAGCGCCCGTGATGTACAGGTTGTTCGGTCCCGGAGTCGGGATACCAGTTGGGCCAAGCGCACACACGCGGATGCCACAGGCACCGAACGAGGCCGTTTGGCACGTTAGGTTCGCCATGTTCTTCTCCCTTCCTTTCTCGTTCGGTTAAGCGGGCAGAGACACCTGAATTCCCAGCAGGCAGCACGGATCCACTACGACAGCAGCAAGTGATTCAGCACGGAACGTCACGTCATTTCGATCCCGGGCCACGGCCTGCCACATCGGGTCCCCGTCGTTCGGAAAGACCTTGGGCTGGCTGCGGTAGACCTTGGCCGGGGCGGTGGCGTACATCCATTCGATGGTCGATGACTCCACCCCGCCATTCGGATCCGTCCCCGGGAAGCCGGCGTCGGGAACGATGAGGTTGTCCATGTGGGTGAAGGTCTGGCGGGAGCCGGGGGGTCGGTAGAGCCCGACGCTCAGGAAGAGGTTGAGGAAGCACCGGGCCGTGCAGAAGATCATTCCACGGGCGCCGTGCAGACATTCCCCGAGCTCCTGGTCGAGCAGCGCCAGCGCCTCAGGAGCGATAACCGTCTGCCCGGGGTTGATGTCGGTGACCGCTCCGCCCGCGGCAAGATGGAACGAGGCGGGGGCGACGGCGCCTGCCCAGAACTCGTGGGCGATGACGTATGACTCCTGCGCCTTGTGCTTGCGGAGCACGCGCCCCACATAGTCGTTGTACTTGAACCCGAAGGTGGAGCAGGTGTCCGTGATGACCACGGCGAAGGGGTCCACATCCTGGAGCACGGAGCGCGTCCCCTCGGGCTTGCTGGCCGGGGCGCAGATGTCATAGGCGGTCGGGTTGCCCGTACAGAGGATGGACCGGAACTCCATGCCCAGCCCCCAGTGGTTGCCCATCTCGGCCATCTCCTGCGCGGACGGGCTGAATGCAGCTGCCACGAGGCTCTGGGTGGGGGGCAGGATCTCCGGAGGTTCGATGGGGACCCGGGGCCCGTGGACGGTCAAGGCGTCACCCCCGCAAGAGGTCTCATGGCTCCAGCCTCCGTTTCGTCAAGGGCGAGGATGGCCGCTACGGCATGCTCGGCGGAGTGGCCGTCGAGGTGCGTGTAGACGCCGGAGAGATCGGCCGTGGGCGGATGGTCGAGAGCGTCGGCCACGGCCCCCAGCAGGTCGTCGGAACTCTCAACCTGTACCTGAGCCTCATCCCAGAAGCGCAACCCGTGCATTGCGTCTCGCCGGTACCAGGGTGGGGTCATCCAGACCACCGGCCGTTCCGTGGCGGCGAACTCGAAGCCGATGCTGGAGTTGTCCACCACCAAGACCGAAGCCATCGTCATGACGGTGTCGTAGTCCACCCAGGGGATCCCGAGCGGCTCGTAGACGCTCTGGGCGAGATCGCGCGCCCGGGGATGGCCGTGGCCGATGACGAGGTAGCGGCTTGTTAGGTCCGGCAGCGCCGATCGGAAGTGGGGGAGCGCCGAGCGGGTCTCCGGGCAGAGTTGGTTCTCCCAGTGCCAGGCGAGAGCCACGACGGGAGGATCGGCGCCACCGTCATAGGGCGAGTCCATGAGCCAGCGGTCGAGGGCGGGGCAGCCGATCTCCGCCACAGGGATGTGGGGATATCGGGCCTTGCAGCGTTGCGCGGGATGCGGGCCGGGAACGAGGAACAGGTCCGTGCGGTCCTGGTTGTCGCCCCCCGCATACGAGGATGCCTGCGAGACAGCCGGATCGCTGTCGCCGCTGTAGGATTGACCGCTGCCGTGGTTCATATAGACCACTCGGCGGTGCGTCGTGACCGTCTGGTAGTCCAGCTGCGAGGCCACGAGGACGCGGGGCCCGCGGGAGAGCAGCGTCATGTTCTTCGGCACCGCCCCGGCCGCGGTGGCCTGCGGGTTGCCCACAAGCCGACCACCGACGTACAGCGTCCCGCGACGCTCAGGCGGTAGGGCACGCCACACAGGCAGGAGGTGAGCCAAATAGTGACTCCGGCCCGCGTAGGCATCAATCATGGCACCACCGCCAAGCTCGCCACGCGCTCGAGAAGGTCAAGCCACCGGGGGAGAAGCACCGGCCAGGCGATGCTCTCTGCGTATCGATTTGATGCCTCGGAGAGTCGTGCGACCGCGCCGGGATCCTCCACGAGCCAGTCGATGCCCGCCGCCAAGTCCTGCGGTCGGACATCCTCCAGCCGGAACATCCCGCCCTGGAAGCTCGTCTCCCGGCCGTTCACCACAGGCATCAGCGCCTCGGGCGGAAGGATGGACGATTCCGGTTCCCGGTCGCCAGCGAGGATCGCCAAGCCGCAGGAAGCAGCCTCATTGAGCGGCAACGAGAGGCCCCCGTAGCGCCGGGGAGCCAAGAGGACATCGAAGCCCTCGTACAACTCCCGGGGGTCCTCGATATCGGCCCGCATGACGTTCGGGATCTGGTGGCGCCGCAGGCCCCGCAGCAGCAGTTCCTGGGGAGCGGAGAGCGGGCCCTGGCAGCGGATGGTGAGGTTCACCCGGTGCCGCAGGAAGCGCAGGCAGTCAAGCACGATGTCCGTGCCGGCGCGGTCCCGGGTGGCCCGGTTCCCCACCACATGGAGGAAGCGTGGCGGGTCGTTGAGCGGCCGAGGCGAGAAGGCGAACACGTCCCGGTCCACGGGCTGTGGAAGGTGGGCGGCACCGGGGATCGTTCCGACCCGCCAAGGGGACGGCAGCACGATCTGGTCGGGGCCCCCCGTGCCGACCTTGTCGGGGCCCAGGAACTCCGGGTTGCCAACCAGTACCGTCCGGACGCCCATCTCGCGCGCCCAGCCCCATGCCCGGTGGTCGTAGGCGGTCTCGGCGGTCAGCAGGACATCCGTGTCGGTCAGGAGCCAGCGGTAGGCATCCTCATCGACTGTCCCTGAGTGCCCGTTGAAGTCGGCGCTACGGACGCCGGGGTACCACTCGGGATGCTCCTGGTAGGGCGTCCACGAGCCAACGGAGGATGCCATGCGGATGTGGAGCGTCTTGGCTGGCTGGAGATGCTTCCAGTAGTCGAAGGTCTGCCGGCCCAATCCCCGGTTGTCGGAGCGCACGAGAAGCGCGGTACGGACGGTCATCTTGGGCCCCGGAGTTCCTGCAAGCGTTGCTCAAGTTCGTCGGCAAGAGCGCCACGGTCCTCAGGGCGTAGATGGCGACACATCACAGACAGCCAGCCCATCGCCTGGGTGCAGGATGTCAGAGCGTCGTGCCAGTCAGGAGGTGGGTTGCAAACGTGAACGGCCAGCACATCCCGCACCCTTGCCTGAGACTGTTCCAGCCAGATCACGATCTGTCGGCAATGGGGACACACCGCCATCCAAGTGCCATCAATGCAGGGGAGGACGCCGGATCGTTCTCCTAGTTGCTCGTAGGTCCTCACGCCGACACCTCCGCGGACACGTTCGGCCACTTCGGCTCAGCGCCTCGGCTATCGAGGTGCGTGGACCGCTTCATGTTCCCCGGCGGCGAGTAGATTGCCAGTCTCCAACGGCTCCAAGCAGGCGGGCCGTTGTCGAACCAGTCGTTTTCAGCGGCCTGGTAGAGCCGGTCCTCGATCATCGTCCGCTCTCGGGGATCGAAGTAATCCTCCAGGAAAATCCGGTAGACGACGGTGCGGATGACGTGGGGATGTTGCCACCAGGCCATCGTGCGGCGGTACGGCACGCCATCGACCTGCAGCGCGTTGGCATCGACCATAAGGTGCATGTGGTCGTGATGGATCTCACTTTCCGCGTGCAGGCGGAGCGCGTTGACCTGGCCCGAGCGCACAAGCTGGCAGATCCCCGGCCAGTCGATGACTCCCATCGGAGGTCTGTCGTGCTCCACGAAGAGAACCAGGGGAGTGCGGACCAGCGCCAGCGCCTGCCGGGTGAGCTCGGCCTGGGCGAGCCACTCGGAGGCGAGGAAGGGGACGACGTTGCGCCACTCGAAGTTGGCCAGCCAGCAGACACGGCGCAGGTACTCGTCATAGGCGGCTCGGGAGTCCTCCTGCTCGGGCCGGACGCCGTCGGCGGCAAGGATGATCTCGGCGCGGGGCAGCTGCTCCCGGATGCCAGCGATCGTCGTCTCCAGATCCGCCGTCGAGGGATGACCGGGCACCGGGGAAGTCGTGACGATGACCGTCAGGAGGTCGTCGGGTCCCACCGGCTCGAGAGTCGTCCCGCTCACGGCCCGGATATCGTCGTGGAGCCGGTGGACGATGGAGCGCTTCCAGCCCTGCCACCACGCGCTCAGGCGGTTCGCGTTGGCGGGCCAGTCAGCCAGTTCCCGCCGCAGGATCGCCGGGAAGTCCTCCCAGTTGCGGATGCGGGGCAGCGGGCAGTCCTCCCCGAAGCACAGCGCCCAGTAGTCATAGTCCTCGCCGCGCGGCGTCACCATGTCCACCACGGGAACACAGGCCGCCTCCAGCGCCTCCAAGGGGCGTGCGGTGTCCACGGTGCAGGGACCGGACGGGCAGGGGACGACCTTGGCCGACGAGAGGAAGGCCATGTACTCGGGCATCGGAACGCCCTGGAGGTAGCCAGCCGTCTCGACCAGGCGGCACGGAAAGTCGGGCATGAGCCGGCGCAGGACGTGAGCGGCCTCCTGCCGGCGTGAGTGCGTGACCTGGCCCCCGAAGAACCAGTCGAGCGGCCTGCCCCCCATGACGCCGTGTGGGGCGATGCCCTCGCGCGTTCCCGGGTACCAGCCTCCGGGGAGTAGCCCGTCCATCCCGGAGTGCTCCGGGCGCGGCTGCATGACCCACACGCGCCGTGTCGGAGTGCGCTCCACGCGGGCCCAGGGGAAGCTCCATTCCTCGTCCCCGGCCAAGATCACGACGGACCACGAGAGCCGGTCAAGTTGGGTCAGGAACCACGAGACGTCCGCCTCGGAGGCGTGGTGGCGGGCTGGCAGGACGACGACTGCCCCAGCCACATTCGGGAAGGCATCGGCGTCTATGCTTCCCGGTCGCCCCACGTCTACGTAGTGCTCGAAGATGAAGGCCCCAGGCGGGCCCCACACTTCGCCAGCGAGCATCGCCTCGCAAAATCCTTGGTCGGCGTACCCGCGCGAGAGGATGTCGGCGTGGCGGGAAATCCACAGGACGGGAACGTTCATGGCGTCTGCTCCTGGCCTGGACGTAAACTGTCCACGCGGGGCGTGAGTATGCCGATGGCAAGGCGAGGGGCGCTCCGAAAAGCGGGGCTACGGGTTGATGACGGTCTTCCCCCCGCCGGGGTGTCGGATCTACGGTGTGGGCCACGCGCCGGATTGTGCACAGCGACGAGTCGGTACCGACTTCCGCTGGTACGTGCAAGATGGTCCGGCACCCCGTAGGCCGTGGTCATGCCGCACGCTCATAGAGCCAGAACGTCTCCGCTTCTCCGTGTCCTGGCAGGAGCTCCCCGGTGTAGCCGATGCTCGCCATGAGGGCATGGAGGTTGTTCAGCGTGCGCCCATACCAGTCCAGCATCGTGGGCTCATGGACCGACACCCACACCAGGACGTCGCCAGAGGCCAGGACGCGGCGAGCCCCGGAGAGGACGGCATGCTCAGCGCCTTCCACGTCGATCATGAGGGCATCGGGAGGTGCGGTCAGGTCAGCCAGGGCGTCAAGTGTGATGCGGGGTGTCTCCAGATCCTGCGCCAGATGGCGGAAGCCGTAGTCGGCCACAACCAGGCCCTCGGAGCACCACGGCCAGCCGTCCGTCCCGAAGTCACCGGAGCGCCAGCGGGTCGTATCCGCAGCAAACCCGTTGAACCATGCCGAGGGCGGGTCGAAGCCGTTGGCCTCGAAGGTTCTACGAGCGCACGGCCAGTACGGCGGGGACGGCTCCACGAGAACCACATCGGCCCCCCAGGAACGGTAGAGCGCACTGAAATCGCCGTGCTCGGCTCCTATGTCCCAGACCCGCATGCCGGGCTTGAGGCGCTCGTGGGCAGACTCCAGCCGCCCCCGCTCCCAGTCCGGGCGCTCCTGGTGAAAGGCCACCCGGAAGTCGGGTAGCCAGAGTTTCCACAGGTCGCAGATCAGGCCGGGGGCGAAGGTCACCACGAGGCACCGTCCCGCTTGAACCACAGCATTTCCTGATGCCACGACGCCACGGCCGCCTCTACGTCCCCGGTGAGCGGCGTCAGGTCCCGCTCGGGGTCGTCCAGCCGGTGAGGCGGCAGGGCCTTCGGCGGCAACAGGTAGGCGCTGTAGCCAGCCTCCATGACCGACGTGACGAGATGCGGATAGCCGTCAGCGAAGACCGGCGAAACCTCCATGAGAATGTGGTCCACCAAACCCGCCTCGATGGACGGCCGGAGGATCCGGATGCCATCGAACTCCGCGCCCTCCAGATCCAGCTTGGCGAGGCGGTAGTCGGCCACCGGCAGGACAGGCGTCTCGGCGTCGATCCGCATCTGCCAGGGATGCACCATCCCGTGCCAGTCGTTACGCTTCGCGGACTCGGAGAGCAGCCGCAGCGGCTCCGCATCGGCGTCCACGGAGATCGTGTCGAGCCCGGCGCTGGCCGCCAGCAGGGAGAACCAGCCGACCTGTGCGCCGAGGTCGAGGAACACCGATCCGCCCGGGGCGCTCTCGAAGACGGTCAGGGCGAGGATCGTCTCCCGCGGCTCCCAGATGCCTACGAGGTCGATCGTCTCCGAGACGGCGTCGCAGCCGGGGCAGTAGGACTCCCCGACCGGGTAGGAGCGCCAGTTGAAGACCATCATCTCGAAGCGTCGGGCGATGCGGGCCGGGATCGGCGGGTAGTCCCTGTAGCCGCTCTGGCCCGCCAGCATGACCTCAGCCAGCTTCGTCTCGTGCGTCTCGTGCCCCCGCTGGCAGGCGATCTCAGGCCATGCCCGCATGTCGTTGCGGTGCGCAGTCGCCTTCATGTGAGCCCTTCCCCGGAAACCTTCCGAACGTGCGAGGACCGGCTGACATGCTCGCTACACAGTGCTTTGAGGCCAAGCGGCGTTGTCGCAATGCAAAGCGGGTCACGCCCGCACTCGTCGCATTTGAGATAGCCCGCCTGCATTGCCTCCATAAGCGCAGCCCAATCTGCTGATGTCTCCCAGTTGGCGTCGGCCACGAACTCGTTCACGGCTTCACCGCCCTGAGCCATGCCCACGACTCGTCAATCACTCCGGCGTCGATGGCGGTCACGGAGAGCCCAGCGGTGTCGCACCACCCGGCCACCGTGCCGGGGGAGACGCCGTGGGAGAGGAAGTGGTCAACCTCCGTGATGACGAACTGGAGGCAGAGCGCCCCTCCCGGCTCGAGCTTGGCGCTCAGGGCCTTGACGTAGCCCTCCTGCGCCTCAAGCGGGACGTGCTGGAAGGTGAGCACGGAGAACGCCCCGGCGAGCCGTGGCAGCGTCTTGGGCAGCGTCCGACCGTCTCCGGTCAGGAACCGGACGTTGCGCTGACCGTGTTGCTTGGCCGAGGTGCGCGCCGTCGTGACCATGTTCGGCGAGAGGTCAAGACCGATGAAAGTTACGGCCTGGAAGGCCCGGGCCAAGGGGAGCGTGAGCCGGCCGATGCCGCACCCAAGGTCGAGAATGGTGGCCTTGGCTGTCAACAGGATTGGCGCCAAGGCCGGGATGATCTGGTCGAGGCAGGCTTCCACCCCCGCATCCCAGCCCTCGATGCCGGGGACGGAGAACAGCTCCGCTCGCCCATCGCCAGCGGCGGCAGCGTCCCAGTAGGCGCGCTCCGCTTCGACACCGTAGGCAAGGGCGGTGCTCATAGGCTTGGAACCTCCCCGGTTCGTCGCAGCCGATCAGGGACGGGAACACCGGGGGCGGCTTGGGCGTGTACTTTGGCCCCGAGTCTCTTGCCGCAGACACAGTTGCCAGCGCCAGAGTGAACGTCTCGGGCGTAGACGTGGAGCTCGGAATACTGGGCTGGGAACGGTCCTACCGAACCCTCCAGTCCTGGAATCGGCGGGGCGATCTTGATCATGCCGGTACCTCCGTTCGATCCCTCGTGTGCGCCGCGATGGCCATCGGTACAACCCACTCCAGCCGCTGGGCATAGGTGTGATGCTCCAAGACGTGAGCCTGCCCCGCTGCGGCGATCCGTCGCCGTTCGTCGTCGTGCTGGAGGTAGTAGGCGATGAGCCGGTCGAGCTCGGCCCAGTCCCCGAGCGGCCAGTAGCGGAGGTGAACCCCGTCCTGGTAGAGATCCTCGAGCCCCTCGTTGAAGGGGTGCAAAAGGAATGCGCCCCTTCCAAGGGTTTCCGGAATTCTGTCACTGTGGAACGCCCGACTTCCGGAAGTCATGAACGAATCGCCCACGACGACCTTGGCCGACGCGTAGAGGTCGGAGAGTACGCGGCCCCGGATCTGCTGGTGTCCTTTCGGCCAGAAGCCCGTCTCCCGGCCCCAGCGGCGCTGGAGGTGGGAGACGAGATCGGCCCGGTGCGTCCACTCCGGGTGGTAGTGACCCCGCCAGGAGCCGACGAAGGCGATGGGGGTCTGGTACTCGGGACGAAGCGCGCCCGTGACCGCCTCGCCGTGGTAGATGGCCGGCGGGCACCAGACGGCGTTGATGCCGAGCTCCTGCCAGCGCCCTCCGCCCTCGTCGGCGGTACAGAAAAGATCCGTCCGAAAGAAGGCCTCCGTGGGGATGCGATCCGCCCTGCCGTCGGCCACGTCCCACCACTTGTCGAGATGGTAGGAGAGGGTCGGGATGCCCGAGGCGCGGAGGTCCGAGACGAAGCCGTGACGCTCCTCCGAGGTGCCTCCCGTGACCGCCAAGCCGTACGTCTGTACCCAGACCAGCAATTTGGCCCCGAAGTCTCGCGCCCGTTCGGCCACGTCCACGGCCCGCACCTCGCCCTCCTGGAGCCGCTGCACCGTGCAGCCGAGCGACTCCAGGGACAGTGCCAGGTGACTCTCGGTTGACCAAGGCGTGGGGTGCGTCGGCCCGGGCTCGAAACCAGGCTGGAAGTTGCCGAGGAACGAGACACGGAGACCGGCCGCGCCCGGGAGGCCGGGGGGCTTCTCGTCGGGCACGACCGTCTCGCCCACCCCTTGGACGCTCATGCGGCGCTGGCCGTAGGCGCCACGGCGTCGATGAGAAGCGGGACAAGCGTGATGCGGATAGCGCAAGGCGGGGCCTCCGGAATGAACCGGAAACCCCGCCCCAGGCGACTGCTACCGGCTATCAGGAACCCCCGCAGGCAGCCAGCGTTTGTGGCGCCGACGTCCAGCCATTCGGGCAGACTGAGATATCAACCCTGAGCGCCTCAATACCCTTGAACGCGACCCCTTCCAGTGTCTCCACGAATCCTGCAACCTGGTTTTGGCGGTCAAGCGTCCAGTCGCGGATCTCTGTCCCGAGGTTGAGTTCCCCGCCATCGAGGTGGAGGAAGGATCCTGGGGAGAACATGAAGGTCTGCGCCTTGGCCGGATAGCCCTCCAAGGGTCCGACCCCCTGGACGGTGAAGTTCTGGTTGACGCCGGTCGAGGGCGTGTCGAGGTACCACGTCGGCTCGATGTGGTCGGCGGCCAAGTAACCGGCGATCTCCGCATCGGCTTGCTGCACGGCCTCGTCACCGGGTTCCTGCCTGGTGAAGTCTCTCCGCATGGCGCCCTTCACCCAGTGGGGGGCGAGGATCTGCACGATCTCGTCGTCCTCCATGCGGTTCCGGTCCCGGTAGCCGTCGGCTGCGGTGCCGATGTGGACGAGGTAATCCCGGGCGAAGCCGAGATCCTGAGCCGTGGTGGTGGCGGTGCAGGAGGCTGAGATCAGGGACAGAAGGCGGGAGTCGGCGTACCGAGCGAAGTAGATTTGCGCCTTCTCCCACCAGTCGGCGAAGTGCTCGGGGAAGGTCATACGGTCGAAGTTGCCGACGACGATCGCCAGCACGAGCGCGTCAACCTTGACGAGAATCTCGGCACCACAGGTGATCGTGAGGAACGGCTTGGTGGGCATACCCGGCTGCCACGCTGCGTCGGTCGCATTGGTCCACAGGGAGGAGCCTGGGGCCACATCCGAGAGGTGGGCAGGGGTGATGAAACGGATCGCACCCCGCTCGGCGCCGAAGCGAACCAGAGCGTCCCGGACAGGCCGGCGCATGGTTCCGAGCGACATGAACGAGTAGTCCACCGCCGCGGGGGCACAGAGCCCACCAGCAGCCACCAGAGCCTTCGGGGTGCCCTGGTTGACGGTCAGCCCGCGGGTGCGGGCCGCGGAGGCCGTGACGGCGGTCACCCGTTCCTCAACGGATGCGGCTGTGTCCTTGGGGGACAGCTGGCGGTCCTCCGGATACTTGACCTGCATCGACATGACGGAGCCTGACCCATGTCCGTTCAACTGGAGGGCATGGGCCTTCTCAGCGAATGCCTTGCCGATGTCCCGCTCCTCAATCGGCATGCCCGCCGAGAAGCCCGGGATGTCGCCGCCGGCGGTGAGGGTCACCTGGGGCTGGGCAGGGGCGAGGTTCGGGCGGGACTCGGGCCGCACGGCACTGGAGGGGATGTTGGCCACGGAGGGGGCACGGGGACGGGTGCGGATGGGCTCCCGGGGCTCGGCGGCAGCGGCGATGGCTTCGACGGTCGGGGCCTCCGGCTTTTTCTCCGGCTCGGGTTCGGCAGGCGGTTCCTCTTCTTCGGGGGCATTGGGATCGGTTTCTGCTGCGGGGGCAACGGGCTCGAGAGCGGAGAGCAGCTCCTGCTTCTCGGCCTCGTGCTGTGCCGACTCGTCAGCACGGCGGGTGACTTCGGTCCGGACCTTGCCGAGCGCGTCGACCACTTCCCGGAGCTCGGCGACCGTCTCTCCGGATGCGGCCTGGTCCTTGAGGCGGTTGCCACGCTTGAGGAGGTCCGCCTCGGTCTTCGCCAGCGTCTTGGCGTCGAGGGCGGTGAGGTCTTCGGGGATGAGGGGCTGTGTCGTGGTGCCGGTGTCGTCCGGTGGGGCGAAGACGACCTGGAACGGTCGCCAGAGGGGGAAGGTGCCGGGGGGGAACTGGAAACGACCTAAGGAGGCCGCTCGGGGGACTTGCACGGGGAGGGCCTTTCGTAGCGCGCCGACAAGGTCTCCGGGGCCATTCGGGCTCCCAGGTGCTTCGCTTGCCGGACGCCTCACAGACGCCCTCGCCACCTACGCCCGTTCGTGGACGCTGGTCTGGTTGCGGAGAGCATGCCACATAGCGTCGTGTAGGTGCAAGGAATCTTTTCGGTTCAGCCACTTGACATGGCGTAGAACTCTGGCGTAGAATCTAGCTACAGCAAACAACCAAGGGGGAACGAAATGAAGAAGACACTAAGCCCACGAGACGTACTTGCAGGGATCACCAAGGTTCCTGCTGATCGCAAGCCGAAGGCAAAGTGCGCTTGCGGGAACCCAGTCGAGAATCGGTGGGGGACCTGTGACGAGTGCCAGGACGCCGCGTACAACGGTGACGCAAACGGGGTGTGGTGATGATCCCCGTTCACGACACCACCGGCCTCTCCATGCCCCACACGGACGTCCGGCTCCCCGATGGTCGGCTGGTCCGGGTGGGCAGCACCGGAGCCGACTACCTGATCCGCATGGCCCGGGAGCGTTGCGTGCCACGAGGCGATGTCACAGCGTGGGCCTACGGCGGTCAGCGCGGCACGGTCAGCGTCGGCAGCCGGTACGCCTACATCGACAGACTGGTGGAGGCTGGCCTCCTGCGTTACCGCTGGGAGTTGACACCCGAGGAGCGGCAGCGGACACGGTCACAGGCGATGGTGGAGATCACCGATGATGGCGACTACGCCGTCAAGGTGCTGACAGGCGAGGAGACATCGTGAACCGTCCCGAACCAGCGAAGGGCATCTCCGAGAGATGGGAGCTACTGGGCGAGGTTGGTGTGGATGGAGCGTCGATGGGGCTTGTGGATCCGACGTACCTGGCGTGCGAACCTTTTCCGACTGACTGCCAGCCCATCCCGGAGGGATCTCACGGTGCTCCTTGGTCGCAAGGCGGAGTGTGGTTCCATCCGGGCCTTGGCGATGGTGGATACGAAGTGTGGGGACGAATCGTGGACTACGGACCTGATCACGGCCTGGGGGAACGAGTGGCCGAGATTCGGGTTGTCATGGTCTCCGATGCTGACGTGGCCGAGTGGAGGCAATGGTGACCCGCTCCCGCTTTCTCGTCACCATCCTGGTTCCCGTCGCCACCCTCGTTCTCGGGCTCGGCTTAGGAGCGTTGTGGGGCAGAGCGCACCCACCGGCAAACAACGCATCGTCCTCGCTCAGCAGCGCCGAAGCGGACCGCGAGGTCTGCGCCCATGTGTCCCGGGGGCCTCTCGGGGCGTCAGGGGACTGGCAGGATCCCGCGGTGGGGGCGGTAGCCTTCAACTCCGCCTCGCCCTACGTTCGGGACGCCTACGGAGCGGCAGCGGCAGTCTCCCCGCCCCTGGGAGCCACACCGGATCAGATGCAGCGTGTGACGTCGGCATGGGGGCATCTTGCGGACGTGTGTGCGGCAGTGAAGGCACGGCCATGAACCCATTCAGGCCACCTCTCGGTACTACCTGTCCCTCCTGCCATTCGGAAGTGAAGCGAGTGGTACCAAGCCGTTCCAGATTCGAGCCGCACCCGATGAAAATCTTGGTCGCCCTCCCTAGATTCGACTATCTAGAGTTGGAACCGTGCGGGCACCTGATGAAGGGCGGCACTTGGCAGAAGCACGATGACGGTATGTGGACTCTGACCTTTGAGCCCCTGTCCGTGAAGGCGCGGCCATGAGCGAACCCGTGGAGGAAGATAGAACCGAGGACCCTCCGGACTTCGTCTTCCCTGATGGTAAGCGCGCTAAGTATGTTTGCGAATATTGCGGGGAGCCCGTCCATCCGAACCTCTACCACATTCCTGATCCGGATCCAGAGCGTGGGTGTTGGGTAGAAGGTCCCGTCGGTGACTAAGTTCGCACGCGCTGAGGATGCCATCGACTACTACGACTCCCCTACGTACTACTGCCAAGAACCAGGATGCGATTGGTCGCAAGAGTCCGAGTGGAACGTGGATCAAATGGCCGCGGCCAAGCAGGCGGGCATCGACCACTGGAACGCCGTCCACGGAGCAGTCAGCGATGTGCCCGACAGGTCGGTTGCCGCGATTAGCCCCGGTATGGAACTCGTCGGCCGTACCCTCACGGCCCAAGATCCGCAGCCCCCCATCGGGAGCGTCGTGTCCTGCATGGGGAACCTCTGGCGGCGATGGGAACTCAGTTGGGGGCGGTTGGACGGCAAAGACGATCCCGAATCGTGGACCAAGATCGCGGGCAACTACGGCCCGGTGACTGTGGTCGCTCTTCCTCTACCGCACCAGCGTCGCTAGCCGCTCCTTCTCTGCCTGATGCGCTGAGGCCAGCAACGCTGCTTCCTCCCCGAACTTGCGGAGATAGAGATCCCTCCCGATCTCCAGGATGAGACCGTCCGCGGCACTCGGCGTCGAGGCGTCGCTCGGAGCCTCCGGCGTCTCGGCCTCCCCAGCCGCGGTCAGGATCAGAGTCTTGAGCTCGCCGCCGGCCGACAGGGCGCGCAGTGGGGGGAAGCCACCACGGGGGACGACGGGCAGGGCGATGAGGTGCAGCCTGCCGTCCTCCAGCTGCCGGTAGTCCACCGAGACTTCCCCGGCCGCCCGCATCTGCTGTACCTGGCCCTCGGTCGCCGTGTGCTGGATCGCCCCCGCCATCCACGGCGCACCAGCACCATCGTCGGCCTTGGGGTCCCATTCGATGTGGACGTTGCCGATCACCGAATCCGTGTCGTCGTAGTGCTTGCGGGCCGCTGCCGCTCCGAGAGCCGTGTCGGCGTGGCCTCCAGCAAGGGTGATCTGGCCGACCTTGACGAAGTCGCCCTCGGCCGTCTTGATCCCCTGCCCCTTGCCGTCGAGCCCCTTGTGGAATACCCGGAAGTCTCGGTCGAGCATGTCGTTTGACACCCGTAGGCAGGTCCCCGGGATGCCGATGTGGCACGTCCCGCCCGAGGCGTGTCCAAAGACCTGACCCTCGTCGGTGACCGTGAACGGGACGATCTCGCCGTCGCCCGGAGGCGGCTTCTCGAGCCACGAGCGAGGCGGGTACAGCGGGGCGCCGAACGATCCGGCTCCGCAGGCGACGACCGCTGAGGCAGCGACAGGCACCAGCGCGGGCATCTCTTCGGGCATGGCCTCCGGCGGTGTCAGGGCGGTGTCGGGGGCGGAGCGGAACCACGTCAGCCACTCTCCGTCCTCCGTGGAATGCATCGCCTCGTAGGGCAGAACTACGAAGCCGTCGATGGTGCCCTCCAAGAGCGTCTGCTGCGCCTTGCCCTCAGCATCCACGGTGATATCCCAGACGTCGCCCACGAAGGCGATGGAGGGCCCGATCGGTGCCCCGCCGTCCACGGCTGCCTTGAGCGCGGCGCCGGCGACATTGTCCAGATAGGGGCCGCGGGCCATGATCCTGCTGCCCTCCCGGACGATCTCGAGAGCGGAGCAGGCGATGGGAGCCTTGTCGTGCCCGTTGTCGGCGGGGTTGCCCATCGCGTCCATAGCGAAGCCGCCGGGAAGGGGAGGGGTACGCCACTTCGCCACCCCGTCTGGGATGAAGCGCCCTCGCACCTCGGTCTGGTCACCGATAGGAAACACCTCGTCGGTCGGGACGCCCTCCGTGACGAGGCACGCCTCGAACATGCCCAGCGGGCCCGGAACGGGAATGGTGCGCTCCTCATCCTCGGGCATCGGCTCGGCGCTCGGCGCGTCGGGCGGGACGTCGGTAGCCAGTCCCATCGCCGGCGCTGGCTCAGCGGGCACGGCCTCGGGCGCAGGAGCCTCTGCTCCGGCGATGGGGAACATCGTGATATTGGCAGGATCCGTGTAGTCGCCCCAGACGAGCGCCACCTCCGAGAAGGTCGCCTCAAGCATCGGGGGAGCCGGGAACGCAATGGTGTCGGTATCCCCCAGCGCCACCCGGCAGAGCGTGGAGTGGGCTGTGAAGCCGTGGGTGGGCTCGGGCATCCCGGCATCTTCCAGGGCGTCCTCAAGTGCTGCCTGGATCTCGTCAAGGTCGGGGGAGTCGAACAGGGCCACGATGGGCGTCAGGTTGCCTCCCTCGTTCCCGTTGTCGTCCGACTCGGCAGCGAAGCGTCCCCAGCCGCCGAACACACCCGTAACGGTGTCGGTGTCGCCCGGTGAACCCTCGCCGCCTTCTTCCGTGTCCTCTTCCGTGTCGGCCGCGCTGAGGGCGGCGTTGATGGCGGCTTCCACGGTCGGGCGGTCCAGCGCATCGACCGGCCCGAGAAATGCCAAGGTGATGTGTGGCGGCACGGGTATCGACGCTCCCTCCGGTGGCGGGAAGGCAGTCTGTAGCGCCGTAGCCGTGTCGTCGTCCAGCAGCAGGCAGACCATACCCGAGGTAGGCATCGGATCGGCGGGAGCGTCAGTTGGGGCTGGCTCTGGCGGTGCTTCGGGCGGAGGCGTGGCAGCCGTCAGCGTCTTGGCGAGGGCGTCAAGGTCAACCAGGCTCCTACCTTCGCCAGCCTTCGGGGGACGCCGGGTCTTCGTTGTCATGGGTGATCCTCCTCCGGTTTCGTGCCGCGGCGAGCCATGCCCGCGTTGGCCCACATGATGGCCTGTTCGATGCTGGTCAGAGCAAGGGACTTCTCACGGCAGTCGGGTAGGCGCTGGTCGATCCACTCGGCAAGGGTGAACCCTCGGACCCGCATCTCCTCGTAGAAGGGGATCTGCCACGACTGGGGAGGGTGATAGGTGAATCGGGTCTCAAGCTCCGTCAGGACGGGTTTCTGCACGTCGCTCATCGCAGTACCCCTCTCGGCCCGTAACTGCCAGGTGTGGTCGCCATAATGACCCGCTCGCATATCGCACGCGGTCCCGTGCTCGTCCTTCTCCCAGCAGAGGTAGTAGGGACCAACCCGGGCCCGCTCGGGCGTCTCCTGATCCTGATTGCGGATCGGCGGCACGACGAGGTTCACCGCAGCACCCCTCCCCACTCAATGACTCCCGGCATGCCGCCCAACTCGAAGGCTCGCCACGACACCGCCTCGGTCTCCTCCGTGGTCAGCGGGTCGAGAACCGAGCACCCGAGGTACGGGCACGGCATAGGCTCGCATGCCCCCCAGACCCGGCAGAGCGTGGGCCTTGATTCGTACACAGAGCAGCGCCCGTCGACCAGCGCCGGACAGGTCTCCACAGCCAGGATGTCCCGTTCGTGGATGTTCGGGATGTGGCAGCCTGCGGCATCCAAGCGGCGTCCCTCCTCGGTAGAGAAGCCTATGGGACCACAGGAGGCGGCGCATTGCCTGGTGCAGCCTCGTGGGGACGGAATGAGGGCGTACAGCTCCTCGAAGGTGCGCGCCTCCCGGATGGCGTCGAGGCGGCTCATGGCTCAAAGCGCCAGAGCGCCAGCCACGGATTCAGAGTGCGGCGCATCGGATGTAGTAACCGGCTAGGAGGGATCCATGTCGGCTGTAGGAGCAGCAACGGCGAGAGCGGTATGGGCTGCCACCACTCCGCAGCGTCCTCAAAGGTCCGGTAGATCCCGCTCTCAATCATCGGGCGGCCTCGGAGGTCTCAGCAGGAGGAACAGGCCAACCAGCGCGCCTAGGTAGACCCCGGCCAGAGCGAGGTCGATCACGGTTCGCCTCACGTCTCGGCTCCCACCGCTTCCTTGTGGCAGTCGCACCGGCAGCGCTCCTCGCAGAACTTGCATTTGCCCTTGCACTGGTCATGGCATTCATGGAGACACGAAGTGGACAGATAATGCGGGAAAAATGTACATCGGTCACCCGTGGATTCCACGACGACATGGAGGTGGCTGGGGACAGCGCCCTGGCCGATCACGCTTCGACTCCACGTAGGGACTCAGGGTCAGCAGTTTTGAGCGCCTCAGCCATACGTGCCCGCCGCTGATCCCAGGTCTCATTGCCTCGGTAGCCATTCCACCGCTCCCGACCCTTAGCCCACAGGTCGCCAAGGTGGTCGTCGTCCCAGCGGGGCACGAGGTGGAAATGGAGATGAGGCACGGTCTGGCCTGCTGCCGCTCCTGTGGACTGGATGAGGTTCATGCCGTCAGGGTTGAGCGCTCCCCGAAGCCGCGCATCCATCCTCTGCACTGCCGTCAGCACCGCCTCTACTAAGTAGCCAGGGCGGAGTTCCCCTAGTGACTCAACATGGCGCTTTGGGATGACCAGCGTATGGCCCCAAGCAGCGGGAGCGAGTGGGACGAACGCCAGCGCGTGGGGAAAGTCTCCGACGACCAAGGGGACTGGGTCACCCTCAGCGTGTTCGCCGTGAACGATCCGGCAGAAGGCACAGAGGAGGGGAGGATCACCTGGGGCCCGGTAGGTGCGAGGTTCGGTTTGGCTCACGCTTCGGCTCCGATCAGGTCCCCAGAGAGGTCAGCACCATCAAGCGAAGTCACCAGTGGTTCCACTAGGCAGGCGCAGCCGTCATGGTCCCCCGGATACGCGAAATCCCCGATCCATGAGTCCTCAGGCTGCGTAGCCAACTGGTCGTCATCCCACGAGGTGAACTCGATTCCGTCCAGCATCAGATGCCCCGGAAAGGTGGTACGCGCCAGGTCTGTGTAGACCCACGTCCAGCCGTCCACCGCTGCTCCGCCCTCGCCGAGAGCATCCTGAGCCATCGGCCCCCAACCCAACCCCGGGCTCGGCGTCTGGGACGGATCCCCGCCTCCCATGAGCGCCAAGGCATCCCGGATGGCACCCCGTGGGGCCACGAGGCTAGGCATCTCGCCCGGGCCCGTGGGCGACGATGGATCGAACAGGAACCGGCCCGCTTCGGTCAGGAACCCTGCCGTCAGGGCATCCGTGGCCGCGGTGAGCCAGTCGGCGCCGCCATCGGCTACCTGCGCGGCCAGTTCCTCAGGATCCTGGTCCGTGGCCTCAGCGATGCGCTGGATAACGGCGTACTGGGCATCGGAGAGCCACGGCGCTGCCGTCCGGGAGAACGAGCGGGCGGCCTGGTCGATCAGGAGCGTTTCGTCCAGCCCCAGCTGGTGGGCATTGGCCGGCCCGAGCATGCGGGGGACATAGAGCGGCTCCACGCCTCGGATGCTGGCGGCCAGCAGGGGGCGGCCCTGGGCAGCGGAGCGGAGCTTGTTGCCTGCAGTCTTGACGACGGCATGCAGCCTCTCGTCGGCCAGGACGGAGATGCGCTGGAGGAGGGACCGATCCACGGCGCCCAGCCTGCGCCCGAGCGCCTTGAGCTTTGCCCGCTTGCGATCCAGCTTGCCGTTCATGTGCGAGCGCGCGGCGAAGGTTCCCGATCGGGCGTGGCCGTTGCCCGAGGCAGCCACGGCGGGAGTTGCCGGGGTAGGCGTGACGGCTGGCGGGGCAGCAGTAGGCGCCGGTGGGCCCGACTTGGGTGGACCGGGGACAGGTGCTCCGGATGTCGGGCGCTCGGGGGCGTTTTCCGCGACCGGGCCCTCTCCGGGGATGCCCTTCTCCTCTTCGGTCACTCGGGTGGCGATACGGCCTGTTGCCTTGGCCCAGATTTCGGGATCCCCACCGGCGGAGGCCAGGCCGGGGTCGCCCCATCGCTCACCGAACATCCGCGCCCTCTCGGTCTCATCCGGATAATCCGACTCGGGGTCAAACCCATTGGCCCTGAGCCAAGCGTGGGGAGCCACAATGCCCGCCTGCAGCCCGGTTGTGGCCGCTGCCGAGAGGTCCGGCTTTGAGACCACCAGCGATTCGTCGTACCAGAGCACCTGGCGGCGTACTTCTCGTGGATCCATTCCTCCCGTGATAAGCAGCGTCCGGTAGACGCTCATGGTCAAGTTGGCCAGGATCCGCTCCACGATGGGGCGGAGGTGCGGCCAGGTCATGGAGTCCACGATCCAAGCGTTCCAATGTGTCATGTCGCCCAGCCCGGTCAGGAGTTCCGTCGGCAGGGGGTAGTCGTGGGCAAACTGGGAGCGAAGTTCCGTGATCTGGTCCCGGATCTCCTTTGGCATGTCCTTGAAGAGGTCCACCGTCCGCAGGAACTCGGGTTTCAGGTAGTCCGACTTGCCTTTGATGATGAGCGGGAACCAGGCGGCTGGACTATTCGGCGTCTTGATCGCTGTCTTTGCGCCCTGCAGGAGTTCATCCTCAAACTTGGTCGGTTCTCCGTCAGGGCCAATTGTTCCTTCGATATCGAGCTCCGAGGGGAGGGTCATGATCTTTGACGACCACAGGCGGGACTTCGCCGCCGCGATAATCGACTGGGTCAGGAGCCATAACGGCTCAAGCGTGTCGGACTGGCAGAGCATGGGAGACGTGGCGAATTTCTTGAACACCGGATCAGGCGTCCACATCTGCGCCAACAGGGTCCCCTTCTCCAAGATGGGCTCAGGAGGCTCGCCAGGGGTCCTGCGGATCTGAAAACCGCTGGGACCGGGCTCTAGCTCCTCCGTGGAGAGGATTTCGTGGCGGTTCCTGCCGGTCTCGGGGTCCGTGGTGCCGTACCAGAAGCATTCACCGGGGACTAGGTCATGCAGCGTCAGGGAGGCGAGCATGGGGCCGTGGCCGAGCGCGAGACCCGAGAATCCCTCCGCCATGTCGTCCAAGACGACCTGCTGGAGCGAGTTCACGTCGTCTATGGGGTTCGGGGCCTGACGGGGACCGGCGATTTCGGCCGGGAAGATCTTGACTCCGGAGATGGCGTTGGCGGAGAAGACAGCTGCGTACCAGACGATGCCGATGGTGCGGAAGTACTGCCACGCCCTGTGCTGGTATGCCTGCCGGGTCTGCCGTAGGTCCATCGCCGCAGATGTGTTGATCGCCATCGGGGCGGCGCTGGCGATGACCGTCGGGTGGCGAACCACAGGCGTCAGGATGCGGCCGTTCGGGCGCGGTGAGACGAGGGCGTTGCTCGGACGGGAGAGGGCTACGGCAAGAGCGTTGTCGCTCGCCATCAGGAGGTGGACTCGGCAGAGAGACGCAACTCCCGTATTGCTTGTTCGCAACCAGGGAACAAGAACGGCGCCAGAGCTAGGAGCACATCCTTGGAGGCATCCTCAGTCCATCGCCTGTTCGGCTCATAGCCAACCTCGTCCACACCCTGCTTCCGGAACACCTCGGCAACAGCTTGAAACGCTTGGTGGAGATGTAGGTAACGTTCCACTTCGGCTTCGGCACCGGGCAGGGGGCCGTCCTTGGTGCCGCCGCAACAGTACCGAGTGCCCTTGAGGGGACATGCGGCCCAACTCTCGCAGGTAATTGCTGGAGGAACCTGCACCGTAGTCATCAGGAGGGCGGCTCAGGAGCCAGTGCGGACCTCCCAGGCTTGCGCTGTGTCGCCTCCTGCTGGCGCTCCTCGTCGGCTATCCGCTGGCGGTCCGTCTCCAGAATGCCCTCACAGTCAGCCATCATCGCCAGGAGGTGGAGACGGCGGGGAGGGGTCATGACGCGGCCCGAATCGGCTTCGAGGAGGTCCCTGCTGTCGGCCACGGTCGCCAAGAGGGCGATAGCCATCTGAGGGGTGATTACCGCATCCGCCACGCGCTCTCCTGCCCCTCAGTGTTCAAGGAATATGCGAAGTTTAGTGTCGCCTCGCCCCTCGTGTCTACCATCGCGCTCAACCGCTCATGAGAGACGCCAAGTTGGTACTGCCCTTGTGGCTGCTCAGGAGCGAGAGGCACAGGGCGTCGGCGTCGTCGGGCGAGGGCAGGCCACGGCGCTTGAGGGACTCTTTCGACTCGACTTCGATGCGCCCCCCGAGCCGGTAGTCGTACGTGATGGAGCAGACCTGAGCCCGCAGGCGTGCCCGGGTAGGACCGTCCAGACGCGCCAAGTTGATGCGGTTCTCCTCCATGCGCTCCCGTAGCCCCCACCAGAGCTCGTCCCGCCGGCGGACGAACTTCTCGGGGTCCTTGGCCCGTTCCCCGGCGTTGACGTCGTTGACGTGGATCCCCGGCGTCTGGCGCATGACGTCCAGCACGGGCCCGCCGAGGCCCGTGGAGTCGCCGTTGACCCGCCGGCAGCCGTGGCGCCGCATCCGCTCTATGGCCCATGACCCGACCTGCACGCCGTCGAAGCCGTGGATGCGCTCGAGATGGAGCACGACGGGGCCCTGGCGGATGGCGACGGCGCTGTCGTCCCCCCCGAATCTCGCGATGTCGAGGCCGGCCTGCGGCTCGTCGTTGACCGCTGCGAGACTGCTCGCCTTCTCGGCCCGCTCGAACCAGGCCAGGAGGACGACATGCTTGGCGCCGGAGCCCTCTACGAACTGTCCGAGCACCTTCGTCTTCCACAGCGGGCCCGCCTTGGCCGGATCCCCATCCCCGTCCGACCAGTCCCCACCGGCCTGGCGCATCTCCTCCACCCAGCGGCAGGTCACGAGGTTGGGCATCACGTCGTCGCGTCCTGCCACAAGGTTGGGAGTGTCGAAGGCGCTGATGGTGATGTGGTGCCAGAGCGGGGAGCGAGCCGCGCGCTCGAAGCCTCCCCCGATGCCCGACGGGTCGGGGTTTCCGATGGCGAGCACGGCCACGTCCGCTGAGGCGAGCTGGCCCTCCATGATGTCCCAGAGCCCCTCGGGGATACCCTCGGCCTCGTCCAGAACTAGCAAGACGCGGCCACCGTGCCAGCCGGCGAACTTGTTGGGGTCCTTCGTGCTGAACCCGAGGGCGAAGTTGGAGGGCGAGATGTTCCACTCCGCCGCCTTGGGGAGAAGCTGCCCGGGGAGCGATTCGAGGCTGCCTGCATCGTCCACGCCTCCCAGACGGCCGGCGAGGGCGTAGCGGCCGTGAAGCTGGCGGATCTCCCCCCACAGCTGCTTGCGGACGGAGCGGCCCACAGAGGCCGTGGTGATGGCGATCGCCGCGGGGTCGGTCGAGATCCAGTGGGCGACAAGCCTTCCGCCCAGGAAAGTTTTACCGGACGAGAAGCACGACGAGACGACGACGCGGCGGTGCTCGAAGAGGGCGTCTGCGATCTCCTCTTGGAGCCGCCAGAGCTTCTCCCGCAGGACGTCCCGGATCCAGCGCGCCGGGGCCTGGCGGTATTCGCTCCACTTCGAGGCTTCGATGGCGGCAAGGAGCGCCTGTTTCTCGGCACGGAGCCCCGCGACCTCGTCAAGTAGCTGAAGACGTCGTGCCTCCTGCGATTGAGCGGAGATGGACGACCTCCCCCTTGAGCTTCTCCCGCTCGGCTTCGAGAGCCTCATCGGTGATGGTCAGACGTGTGGGGGCATCAAGCCCGAGGAGTTTGGAGCGGCGCTCGCTGATCTTCACGGCACGGTCGATGGCGAAGAGGCTGCCCTTGGCTACCTGGGGGGCGATGGAGGCGAGATAGGAGTCCAGTCGGGCGATCTCGACTGCCCGGTACTCGGCTACGTCCTGCTGGCCCCAGCGCTCCAGACCGGCCGTGAACGCCTGCTGGGCGCTCCAGGCCGTCTTGTAGCCGAGACGCTCCGCGATGGCCTGGAACGTATGGCCGTGGAGACGGAGAGCCACGACCTGGCGCTGGCGCTCGGCTGCCTTGGCGCGGCGCACGCTGGAGGGCGAGGGAGATCCGCCGCGGCCGTCTTCCTTATTGCTTTGGGGCTTGACAACGGAGAGGGGCCGGTCGTTCATGGCGCTGCCGTCAGAAGCTTCGGCGTGAGGCCGAGGTTGGCGAGACGCTCCAGAGATACCGCAACGTACTTCGGCTCGATCTCCATACCGAAGGCCCTGCGCCCTAGCTGCTCGGCGGCCACCAGCGTCGTCCCTGAACCGAGGAAGGGGTCGTAGACGTCGCCTTCGTGGTTTCGGATCGGTCGGGCCATGCACTCCAGCGGCTTCTGGGTGGAGTGGCCTCCCTCCACGTTGTGGTCAAGGTTGATCTCCCAGAGGGTGGTCTGGTCACGGCCACCGATCCATGCTGCCGTCTCGCCTTTCCTCACCGCATACCCAGCAGGGCTCATGCCGAATGTGGTAGTGGCCCCTAGAAATCGGGAAGTTGGATTTGGCCCAGATCATCTGCATGCGGACTTCGAACCCCGCTGCTCCGAGGCTATTGACGAACTCGAAACTGTTGGGCCCCGGCGGGGCCCAACAGTAGATCACCTTGCTCGGAGCCAGCTTGAACGTGTCCGTCCAGTCTGATCGGTCATCGTTGGCCACCTCGCCTACGCGCCGAGCCGCGTAGGCGAGGTGGCCGTTCTTCGCTGCCTCTGAGCGCCATGATGGGTCGTAGTCCACGCCGTAGGGCGGATCGGTTACACACAGTCGAGGCTCGTCACCGTCCAGCAGAAGCTTGACATCTTGTTCGCTCGTGGAGTCCCCGCACAGAATCCGGTGGCGTCCGACCTCCCAGACTTGACCCCTGACGACACCCCACTTCTCCAGTAGCTCAGCGGCCTGATCTACGGGCGCATCGTCGTCCTCCAGCGGCCCGCCCAGCCCGATCCCTGCCCCCTTGGCCAGATCGTCCAGCATGGCGCTCAGCGCCGGGTCTTCGGTCCGCACGTCAGCGAGCAGCGCCTCCAAGGCCTCCCTGTCGCTGGCTGCCATCGCCGCGATGGGGTCGAGCGTCAGGAGCGCCAGCTTCTCCTCGTCCTCGGATAGCTCCACGTAGGACACTGGGACGGTCGGCTGATGGGTGCTCAGGGCCAGTTCGATCCGAAGATGCCCGTCTACGACATGCCCGGTCGTGCGGTTCACCAGTACCCGCTGGATCCAGCCGAGTTCGTTCAGAGCACCGTTGAGCGCCGCCTGCTGAGGCTTGGGATGGACACGGAAGTTGAAGGGGTTCGCGAGGAGGGCCTCAGGATCCTCCTCGCCTTCCCCGACGATACGGGACTGCCAGATGGGCTGTGCCATCGGCCGTTTCCCTTCCTATGGCGTAGCGGGTGGAAGAACGTCGGCCGGGGCTGGAGCGGGTGGGGCGGGTGGTGGCGTGGCCGGGGCGGCTTGGGCTTCCAACGTGTCGGCCATCTTGGACATGAAGGCGGCGGCGGCCTGAACGGCCGGGGAGGCGTTCGGGTCGGCGGCGGCAGCCTCCAGGGCGGTCACGTGCTGACGTAGTTCGTCTCGGTCGATGCCTGCTGCGGCTACGTCGGCGGTCAGGCGAGCCTCTTCCTCTTCGAGCGTTGCCATTCGTTCCTCCAGTCGTTTGATGCGGGCCTCGTGCCCGGTGATGTGCTCCAAGGCGAAGCGCAGGATCTCTAGCGTGTCAGTGCTCCTCTCCGAGTCGGTAGGCGTCTAGTTCCGCCAGCAGGTCCGCTGTGGTATGGCCCCAGACGAGCCAGTCCCGCATGCACCTCCACCAGCGCAGGAACCGGGCGAGCAGCGTCATGGCGAGCCTCACGCCTTGGCCCCCGTCTTCCGGGCGAGGACCGACCTGGCTACCGCAGCTGCGCCGGTAAGGAGCCCGGTGATGATGATCGTCGCCGCTAGCGGGAGATGAACGCCTACGAGCGCGAGGGCACCGACGAGGAGGGCGGCGAGGGAGGCCTCCCACGTCGAATGCACTCCCCGGAGCACCGTATCGACGGCTGGCGGGACGACGACTCCCGTAATTGTCGGGGCCGATGGAGCGTTCGGCGCAGAGGGGGCATCTGGAGCCGAAGGGGCGTCAGGCGCCGACGACGGGGAAGGTGGGACCGGAACCGTCACGGTGACCGGCGTCCCGACCTTCCCCGGAAGCCACTTGAAGTTCATGGACACCGGCCAAAGTCAGAGAGCCATTCCACCCTCCGGGCCACAGCCCGCTTGGCCTGCCATCGGAACCGAAAGTGCCTGATCGGGAAGCCTTCCGGGCCCCATGCCACCCACCGCCTTTTCATCCTCATCAACAAGCCGGGGTCGCCCCAATGACCGCTCCCGCCAGGTGCGGGTCGAGCTCGAGGCCGGCGTTCGCCGAGGCATGGATCGCGACGGGGACGTTCACGCACGCCGACCCGACGTGGCCGAACGTCCCGAAGAGGGAGGCGAGGAACTGCAGAGCGGCGATGGCGAAGGTCAGGAACCCCATGACTACTTCCCTCCGAGGGGCGTCGCGCCAAGCGTCGCGGCGTGGGCGTCGGGAACGGGGAGCATGATCGTGGTCGGCGCGGCCTGCTGGGCGGGGATGAACTTCTCGATCGTCCCCTCGATGGCCTTGGCCTTGTCCAACATGGACTGGTCGATTGCCATGCCTTTGTCGGCCAGTGCCAAGAGGTGAGAGGCGATGTCCTTGGCGTGGCCGAGCAACGTCGTCAGCTTCAAAAAGAATCCCATGTGTTCCCTCCCTGTTTGGTCGGTCCTGCGTGGATGGTGCGGGTCTAGCCGATGATGGGCGGCTTCTCCTTTCAGGGTGGGCACACGGTTCCGTCGAGCTTGAGGATTGTGGGGATGCCAGCCGTGAGCAGGCAGCGGCTGGTGTCCGACGAATGCGGGGGCGGTGTCGTCTGGGAGGCGACCGGCTTGGCTGCAGCGGAGCCGGGAACGCCCGGTGTCGCGCTCATCCCGCCTCCGCTGCGTGAGCCCGGGATCCCCGGCGTAGTCCCGGCCTGCGCCTTCGCTCCCCCTTGCGCCTTCTGGTTCGCCTGGATGCCTGCGGCGATGGCCGAGAGTTGCTCCTGGGTCAGCAGCCCCGTCGCCTTCAAGTTGGAGAGCGTCTGCCCGATGCTCTGGAGCAGCCCCGCGTTGGAGTCCCGCTGGTCGGTCGCCACCTTGAGCGCGGCGTCAGAGGCATCCTTCGCCTTCACTGCATCCTTGCTCACCAGGCCCAGCTTGGCGTTGCCCAAATACGCCACCGCAGCGATGGCAAGGAGGAGCCCGAAGCCGATCAGAGCGCATTGCCAGAAGGTACTTTTGGCCTTCGGAACTGGGCCGACGAGAGGCGTAGCCAGCAGGGAGTGGGCGGGTGCCGGTTGGTCCGGTCTCGGGAAGGTGCTCATTTCTTCGGCCAGAAGTTGTAGGCGGTGGTGGCAATCAGGAGGAGAGTGAGGATTGCCCCGGCGATAGTCACCAACGTCTTTCCGGTGAGCGTGGCCCCGGCGATCTTGGAACGCTGGGCAGTGATGGACTCGTCCAACGCTGCCACCTTCGTATTCAGCACGCCGAACTCATTGCCCCACATTTTCGACTGACTCTCGATGGCAGCCGTCAGACGGGAGATGTCGCCCGAGAACCGGGAGGTCATGCTTGCAACGGCATCAGAAATCTCTGTCTCCGCCCGCGACCCGACTGTCGTCAGCAGCGCCTCCATCTCGCCCCGTGGAACGCTCCCGCCGGCCCGAGTGCTGAGCTGGTCGATCTTGTCGCTCAGGGACTTCATCTCGGCCCCCTGGGTGATCTTGGCCTCGCTCACGGCCTGGTTCACGGTGGTCAGGGCCTGGGCCAGCGCCTCCCCCTGCCCCTGGAACCGTTGCTCGTCCCGCAGGTCCTTCGCCGCCAGCGCCTTCTCAAGCCCGTCGTGCAGCGTGTCCACGTAGACCTTCCAGTCAACAGTCATTCCCTCGGGACTCACAGCGTCACCCGCAGGGCGTAGGTCAGCCCCGCCCAGACCGCAACCGACCAGACCACGCCCTCAACGGTCAGCGCCCACCCGAGACGTCGGCTCATCCGGGTCCCGGTGGACCGGCCAAGACCCCTACCGATGCGCTTCATGCGAACACCCGGCGGCTGGTTACAGCACCCACAGGTACGGGTCCGTGGCGTAGATCAGGACGATGAGGCCAGCGGAGAGCAGCGTCCCGCCGATGAACGTCCAGCCGTTTCGGAAACGCTCGAGTCCTGATCTCTTCGGCCACGAGGCGAACCCCAGCCAGCGCTCCACGAGGTACCGGCCGACGTCCTCGTAGGGATCGGGCGGGGCGCTCGTCCAGAAGCCGAGCCAGATCCAGGCGGCAACGATGGGGACCGAGAAATCCCGGGGAAGCATGAGGGCGGCCAGGATCAAGCAAGCAGCCCTCCTCTCCCCCGAAGGATCAGGAAGATGTACAGGCTGGCGACGGACCCCAGGATGAGTCCCGCGAGGAAATCTCTCACCCGCTTCTCCCCATCGCGGCATCGGCGGTGGCCAGCAGCCCCACAGCCCCGGAGACAGCAGGCACGAGGAGCGCCTTGCGGGCAGCGGGGTAGCGGAGGGCCAGGGCGACAACGGCGAGCGAGACATACCATCCCGAACACCAAGGGCAGGAAATCGCCTTCGCCAGAGCCGAGTCCTTGCCTACCCATTCGATGATCCGGGCACGGGCCAACTCGATCGGCGGGAAGTCATCGGTGGTGACGATTCGGACTAGGCGGAAGGTCCCCAGCGCGGTCACGGCGACCTCAACAGCGGAGAGGCCGGGGTCCTTCGTAGCCATCGCTTGCCTGCCCATGCCGCGCGAAGTGTAACCCGACGCATACCGTCGTGAAAAGATTGGGCTGTGCATCAGATGCTTGCGGCCCTCGCCGTGGTTGGAGCCGTGGATCTCTTCGTCCTCGGCTGGGCGGTATGGCTGGGGAGGTGCCACGAGATTGTCTCAGCGGAGGGGTAGACTCAAACCCGTGCGCTGGGCATACCTGACGGCCACCCCACTTCCTTGGGGGTGGCCGTCAGCGCGTCAGGGGGACCTACCCCTTGGCCAGCGGGGAGCCCGAACGCCACGACGGCGAACATGAGGCCACTGAGCAACCCGAGCCACATGAGCGGATGATCGCTGCCGGCCCACGGCTGCCAAGAGCGCCTGAACCATTACTTGCAGTCGGCCCATGCCGGAATCTTACCGGGCCCCCAAAGTTCTACTGGTCCACTGGTCCACTGCCCCACATCTCTTGACATCCCCCCCCTGGTGCCGTAAGATGTGAGGCACAGTGAACACCGAGCGAGAGGGAGACGAAATGGGCAGAGCACAGAATCAGAGCTATGAGATTGAGACGCTGGTAAACGGGACGCAGGAGTGGCAGGACGAGCCGATCACGGCCGGGGTCAACTACGTGACTGGAGACGAACTAACAGAGGTCGCCAAGGATCTCGCCGAGGTCGCCCTGGAGAACACGTCCTGGCACACAATGCCTCGCACCATCGAAGTACGCATCCTGAGCGACGACGAGTATCGGAGTGAGCTTGCTACCTACGTCCTGCATGTCGACCCGGCCGTGGAATCCGGTCGCCAGTGGGTGCAGTGAAGCCCATCTCGGACCCCGTTGGGGCGGGCGAGATTGCCAGGCGGGCGGGCGTGGTCAAGGCCACGGTCTGGAGCTGGCAGAAGCGCCACAGCGACTTCCCGGCCCCCGTCCAGCTCGAGATGGGGCCGGTGTGGGACTGGGCCGACGTAGAGGCGTGGCTACAGGCCCGGACGGTGCGCAGCAAGGACGGAATTCTGATCGCGGCAGCACTCGAACAGGAGGCGTGAGGATGCTGCGGGAATCGGCCCTCACCGGCTCCTGACGGTCGGCACGGAGCCACAATTCCCAGATGTCGGACTTGATGGCAACGGGGCGAGCCATCAGTGCTTCCACCAATGAACGCCCCGCTCGCCCCAGATGATCGCAATGAGAAAGATTTCCATCTCCACCACGCCCACGAGAATGTAGATGACAGGAGTTAGCCTCACCGCCCAAGCCTCGGGAACAGACCGTTCGACTTCGCCTTCCCCTCCCAGCAGGGCATCCCGGCAGCGCCGCACTGGCAGCCAGCGGGGAGCAGCCCACCCCAAGGCAGGTGCGGGTGATCCTCGCAGACCGATCCCGAGCCGAGGCAACGTGGGCAACTTGGCTCAATCTCCGAGACGCCATCAACGGGCGGAACGCAGCCGAACCCGTCAATGATGAATCTCACGGACTGGCCACCGGGATCTTCTCACTGACCGACATGGACGCACCAGGCTTCCAGCGGGCAAGGTGCTCCATCTGCATCTGGAACCAGCCGACAAACACCTCCGCCTTGTCAGGATGGTCAACTGGGATCTCCACGCTGGAGCGATAGCCCGGAGCGTCGATGGTCACGATAATCAGATCCGTCACTCCCAGCTCCACTTCGCCAGCCCGAGGTCGTGAGCCTCCTGGGGATGGGTGGTTACCCAAAAATGATGGTTGGCTCCGAGGAACCCACAGAGGCCGATGCACTTCTCAGGATCAAGGTAGGTGGACGCGCGCATCTGCCCACGCTGCAACTCGTGGGCCTCCGTCGAAGCGAAGGTGCAGCCGGGATAGCAGCAGAGCACGTCTCGAGCCAGTACCTCCGCCTCGCAGGCGTCGCGTGCCGGCTGCTCGCTTAGGCGCTTTTCGCTGAACGGCTTGAGGGCGGAGCGGGAGCGTGGGAGGCCCGTGGTGCGCCGCAGGGGCTTGCCGGAGGGCTTGAGGCCGGTGCGGCGCTGGAGGGGAGCGGAGTGCTTCACGAATCGGCCACAGCCTCGTCGGTGACCTCGAAACCGGCTGCATGCTGGTGTCCACCGCCACCATGAGCCTTGGCGATCTCGGAGACGTCGACTCCGTTGCCCCGAGAGCGGAGGCTGTACTGACGTACTCCGTTGTCCCTCTCGAACCAGACCATGCCAAAGGCACGACCCTCGGCCAGTCTGCCTGCGATCTCGGAGAAGAGGGAGGTGGCATTGACCGACAGGATCTTGTGCCTATCGAACTCGATCTCTCGAGCCCGGTTGACGTGGTCCTGGATCGTGACCTCTTCGGCCCGAAGAATTGCCGTCCCGTCTCGCCTCAGCGTCTCGGGGGACTCCTCAGCCCACAGCCGATCCCAGACCTCAAAGTCCAGCGGGTAGGACCGGAGGGCGGCGTTGACCTCCTTGGAGTTGGGCAGGAGCCATTCCCATAGATCCCGGTCGGCCGTATAGGCGACGAGCCACGGATCTGGTGGGACATCCGGCTTGAGCATCCGCCACGTCAGTTGGGCACCGGACAGAGTCATGTCGAACGTGCAGAACGTGAGCCCTTCAAGGGCGGCCTGCGCCGTTTTGTGGTGGTCAAGCACGACGAGCGACTTGGCGTCCCGATGCATCTGCTCAAGGACTGGGCGAGGGTAGGAGAAATCCAGCACGAAGACCTCGCGCCCGATGACATCCGGAGGCGGTTCGTCATATTGGGCGGGATGGTGGTCGGCGTCGATCCCGCTGAAGTGGTGCATCAGCCATGCAGCACAGAACCCGTCCCAGCAGGTTGGGCCGTGGTAGATCACGAGAGGCTTCACGGGAAGATCCCCGCCTCGGCGGCACGGCGGACGAAGTCAGCCAACTTCGGGAGGTCAGGCATCGCTCGATGGCCGAACGCTCCCGCCGGGCCCAGGAACGCCTTCGACGCTCTCACCAGCCACCGGACCTCTTCAACCATCTCGGGAGTCCATGCACGCTGGTAGCCGCAGCCCACCTTCAGTGGCATCCCCAGGATCCAGCCCCTGCGGCTCCAGTGATCGACCTGTCGGTAGGTGGCCCCGGTCATCTCCATGACCTCGTACGACGAGAAGGTGCGCTCATCGGCGGCTGGGGCTTCGACAAGAGCAGAGAGGGTCATTCCTCGTCACGTCCCGAGGGGAACCGGACACCTCCCGGCATGGCGTCAACGTTGAGGCTGAGCTGCAGGGCCTCAGCGAACTCGGCCAGGTCGGGCTTCCAAGCGCCGTGGCGCTCGGCGATGGCCGAAAACTCTTCTACGTCGTGTCCGCGGATCCCCCGCACAAGCCCGGCGTTGTCGTCCATCTCGATCGTGAAGTGCATCAGCTCGTGATCGACCAGCGCCTCTTGCTGCTTGGGCGTCAGCTTCGCCCAGATATCGGCGGCGATCTCCATGACGAACATATCCGCTGGCGGAGGTGGAACGTCGTCGAAGGCGTTCAAGTCGCCCGGAGCGTTCGTGGCGAGGTAGCAGGGGAGGCCGGCGATTTTGTGGGCCTTCCCCCAGACGGTCCGCCCCTTGCTGACCTGCGCCTCGTTGCGGAACACGTAGCGAATCTCTTCGGCCCACGACCGCAGGTGGGCGTGGTACTTGGGGATCAGCCTGTCCGCGATGTCCTTGACCTCGGGTGCCTCAATCCAGCGGGTGGGATCCTTGGGCAACTTCCTCACCATCCTTTCGGGTTAGGGACGCACTCCCGCCTCGGCAGCCCTCTTGACGAAGGCAGCCAGCTTGGGGAGGTCGGGCATCGCTCGATGGCCGAACGCTCCGGCCGGGCCCAGGAACGCCTTCGACGCTCTCAACAGCCATCGGACTTCTTCAACCATCTCGGGAGTCCATGCACGCTGGTAGCCGCAGCCCATCTTCCGTGGCATCCCCTGTATCCATCCGCTCCGTGACCAGTGGTCAACCTGTCGGTAGCTGGCCCCAGTCATCTCCATGACCTCGTATGAGGAGTAGGTACGCGGCTCCGCATCGGCAGGAGGCGACGGGACCACGGCGAGAACTTGCATGAGTGAAATTCTAGCCCGACACGACGCTTAGCGCCACCATTCGGGAGTCACGTAGTGGACGCTAAGCGGCGTCTGTGCTTGACTCTCCGCCAATGCTCCGCGCGGCCCTCTTGACATCCTCCCCCGGCTGATACCGAAGGATTCCAGCCCGAGGGCTGAGGTTCACGGTTCGACCGGGCGTCTTGCTGACCATCCCGTCCCCGCGCAGTCACCGCGTGCCCCGCGGCGATGTTCCTGGCTGCATTCAGGTCAGCGTTGGCCGTGTGCCCGCAGGCGACGCACCGGAACCGAGATTGGCTCTCTCTCGACTCTCGTGCGACATGGCCGCAGGCAGCGCAACACTGACTGGTGAAC